ACAAGCACAACAAGCACAACAAGCACAACAAGCACAACAAGCACAACAAGCACAACAAGCACAACAAGCACAACAAGCACAACAAGCACAACAAGCACAACAAGCACAACAAGCACTACAAGCACAACAAGCACTACAAGCACAATCGGTTGCTGCTGCTGTTCCTGCTGCTGTTCCTGTTCCTGTTCCCAGGAGTTGGTTAGAGAGTTTAAATCCAAGGTCTTGGTCTTGGTTTAACAAAAAAAAAGGCGGCACTCGCAAACAGCACAAACAGCGCAAATATGTTACAAAACGGAGACACAATTGAATCCATCTTATGAAATATAAAAACACACCGCAATGTAAAAGAAAGGTTGTATGCCAATCGTTCATGTCATTTTCATCATCATGGGGGTGGTGTTTGGAATCAGCGTGGTTGCGCGGTGTTACCTCATGTGCTGTCGCTCAACAAGTGAAGTTGTTGCAAAATAAATCAATTCCCCCATAAACATCTAAATACAAAAATTTAATGCGTGTATTATATAATACGTGAATAATACATACACATTCTCTCGTCATGGTCCGTTCTAAACTGAATCCAGACATCAATTATCGGGAGTACAAGCAGCTGGAGCGGGATGACGCCGACTATGATGCAACCATGTATGAAATTGAGCTTTTAGGCAAAGAGGTGCGCATCGCAATCGGCCGCGGCAAAACCGACAAAAAGGGCATCATCTATTACCCCGTGTACTTGATCAACACGGACGACCGGGTCGTAAAACAGATCGGCGTGTTTGAAATCCGCGCGGATCAAGCCAGCGACATGCTGGACGATGACGACGACTTGGACATTGACAAACTGCCGCACCCGCTAATTTACACGTTCGTCACGGCTGGAATGCTGGAGGCCGACAGCCGCGGCAAGAAGGCACCGATTGTATTAGAAAAAGAAGAAGAAGAAAAAGAAGAAGAAGAAGAAAAAACAGAAGAAGAAAAAGAAGAAGAAAAAGAAGAAGAAAAAGAAGAAGAAGTCATCGCTGCGCCCGCCGTTCAAACGGGTGATGACGACGCGCTGCGTTCCAAAATGAAGGCGCTGACCCTTCCCCCCCAAACCAAGGAAACTGCGGAAGCCGAGCACGCGGAATACAAGAAGCAGCCCGACCAGCCGTGGATCCAGACGCACATGCAGAACAACAATTTTGGCATCACCGACAATGAGGGCGGCGGCGAGTGCTTGTTCGCCGTGATTCGCGACGCGTACCGCAGCCGCGGCAAGTACGTGGAGGTGCCGGAGCTCCGGCGCAAGTTGGCGGCGGAAGCCACCGAAGACGTGTTTCAAAACTACAAGGAGAAGCACACCATGACCGCGGACTCCATTGCCACCACGACGGCCGAGATGCGCGTACTGGTGGATGCGAACGCGAAATTAAAGCAGCGCCTGGAGCGCACCACGGAGGCCAAGGAGCAGCAGGCCGTCATTGCCGAGTCGCGCCGCAACGCCGCAAAGTTCAAGCGGCTGAAGGCCGAAGTGGCTCTCAGCAAGGAGCTGCTGCAGGATTTTCACTTCATGAAGAACGTGAACACGCTGGAGGATTTCCGCGAGATGCTGAAGTCGTGCGCGTTTTGGGCCGACACGTGGGCCATTTCCACGCTGGAGCGCGTGCTGCGCATCAAGCTCGTCATTCTCTCGTCCGAGCGGTTCCACGCGGGGGAAACGGGCGGCGTGCTGCAGTGCGGCCAGCTGAACGACCGCGTCCTGGAAGACCAGGGCTCGTTTGAGCCCGAGTTTTACGCGATGGCGGAACACACGGGCTCGCACTACAAGCTCATCACGTATCGGGGGGAAGCCCTGTTAACGTTCCGAGAGATTCCGTACGACATTAAAATCATGGTGGTGGAAAAGTGCATGGAGCGCAACGCGGGGCCGTATTACTTGATCCCGCAATTCCGCGCGTTTCGCGAGGAGGAGCTGGGACTCAAGGGCTTGGAAGAGGACCAAGCCGTTCGCACCAGCATTCCATCCGCTGCATCCGCTGCATCCGCTGCATCCGCTCATCATGCCCCGTTGTACGACGACGCCACGGTGTTCCAGTTTTACAGCAAGAGCATGGACAAGCCGCTGCCGGGCACGGGGTCGGGCGAAACCATTGAGCGCGCCGACATCCCCAAGTACGCCGAGCTGGCAAAGGAGACGCCGCAGTGGCGCAAGATGTTGTCCAACGTGTGGGAGCCGCCGGGCGACGACCGGGTCAAGGCGCTGTTTACACTGGATGACCACGCGTGGCGCACGCTGGAGCACTACTTGCAGGGCAGCAAATTCCGCAAGGAGAACCCCAAGCACTACCTGCAATTCTCTCTGGATTCGGATTCGGATTTGTCCAAGAGCGCGGCCTTCAAGGACAAGGACGACAAACCCAAGGACGTGCAAATGGATGCGGACTACGGCGCGCGCGAAGAAAAGGAGCGCGAGGACGCGCAGTACGCCAAATACAGCCAGAACTCGTATTTGGCAGACATGCTGCTGCACACGCGGAACGCCAAGCTGGTGCAGTTTAGGCGCGGCAAGCCGCCCATTGTGTGCGACGAACTCATGCGCGTACGGCACCGGCTGCAACAAGAGAAGGGGAAGAAATGAAGCATTGCCCATTTCTTTGGTGAAATCAAACACATTGGTTCATGCAAAATAAAAGTGTTGAAAAAAAAACAATATATGTGAAATGTATAAATTAAAACGCAAAATGCAAGCACAAGCAAGCGTGTGCCTATCCACTTTGGGAAGCATTGACTGAAACTCAACAACGACACATCAAAACTTATAATGATAAAAGAGCTAAAAATTTGCACAAAGTAAAACCTATGCAACGTAATTTTGTAATTGAATCATTGATTAATGCATTTTTCAATGTGCATGATGGTATTATACCTGCTGATAACATTGCATGTTCTCATGCAGCATATCATATTACCCAAAATTGGGAAGATTTTTTAGCTGCAGCTCGCGGTCATCCAACCGGTGCAGCAGTATTGGCTGCACTGAGGTGTCCCGTCACGGCGGATTGGTTCGTCCGCCCAATGCTTTTTCCATCTGGAAATTCATATAATGAGAGTATAATTCCCCCGTTAACAAGTCCGCAGGGAACCATAGTAGACCCGATAACGCGTGGCGTCGTAGTAGCGGCGACGATAAAAGAGAATTCTCCTTTGCATGAAATATTGGCCGGATGGAGCATACCCCATCAAGACGATAAGGGAGAAGAATTCGGAGGTGGAAAATACCGCAAAATCACTCGTCGTTGCCGTCGTCATAAACGCACTAAAAAAAGACATTCATCAAAAAAATCAAAACGGATGTAAAAACAATCAACATTTATGCAATAATTAAATTTCAAATATAATGAAATCACAATGTATCCATTATATTCGTAATAACAAAATCTCTCGGATGGATTCGCACAATGCCAAGAAATGTTACAAGGTGTTAAGCGTGCTGCATTCCGATATGCAGCGCGCCCACGATGGGTGTGATTCATTGGAACCCACTGTGAAGCCGATTGACTCGTGGAGAAAGTTGCCGCTGCCGTCCGACATGCGAGAGCAGCTTAGCTCTTCGCATTCGCACGCAGGAAAATACTTCCCCGCAGAAATTCAGGACTACATCTTGAACGAACCAAGCGTGGCCGTAACATACCAATTTAGCACCACCGCGGATGGTGGTAGTCGCAGCGTGGTCCTGCACTTCGTCGTGTTCAATAAACGCAGCGACAAATTAAACATGAATAAAATGGCGAAAAAGGCAAGGCGGGTGTGTGCGCTCATGCGCTTGGTTTCAATGCACGCCTCCCGAAGCACGTGCTCGGCCACGCTGAACATTTACATTTACATGACGCATTTTAAGAAGCTGTTTCCGGGCGAGAAGGGCGAGGCGTTTGATGCCGAACACGCCAACACCGGCATGGCGTATCACTGCTCAAAGGACAACGACATCGTGGTGTACCGCGAGGAAGAATGGTTCAAGGTGCTCATTCACGAATCGTTTCACGCGTTCGGGCTCTCGTTCATTGAGAGCGACATGCCGGATGGCGTGAACGCCGCGATGCAGGCCATGCTGCAACGCACGTATGCCATTTCGCACCCGGTGCTCGTGTATGAAACGTATTGCGAAATATGGGCGCGCATGTTAAACGTGGCGTTTGCGTGTTTTTCGCCGGACAACAACACCCGTCGCAGCAGTCAACCCAGTCGCGACCCCGTTTTAAATCTGAAGCTCAACGACTTTGCGGAGTGCGTCATGCAAGGGCTGCGCAAGGATGCCGAGCATGCGCTGCAGCAATCCGCCAAGGTCGCGCACCACATGGGCATTCCGTATCGCGTGTTGATGGATCCGACCAAGGAGAACCGGGCAATTGTCGCCGAGAAATATCGCGAAAACACCAACGTGTTTGCGTATTACGTGATGACGTGCGCATTGCAGCATTCGCCCGACGTGTTCCTGGCGTGGTGCCATAAAAACAACCCGAAGGGACAACTGATGCAGTTTCGCACCATTCCGTCCAATTTCAACGGGTTCATGGAAATGCTGTTCCATTGCAAGGGCCGATGTCCCGTGCCGCCGGACATGGGCGCGCTGTCGTCGTCGGGTTCCAGCATGCGCATGTCGGTTACGTCCAACGAATGAATTTGTGCACATTTTTACTGAAAAAATTGATTTGAATGGTTTCACTATAATACAACGACAACGACACGAATCCGCCCACCCACACCCCATGGGCATTAAACACTTGAACCAGTTTGTCCGGCGGGAGTGCCCCGGAGCAATCAAAACTGTCACATTTGCCGACCTGTCAGGAAAAACGGTGGCCGTGGATGCCAGCATCTACATGTATCGGTTCGCGGCCGACCAAGCGCTGCTTGAAAACATGTACAGCATGATCGCGCGGTTTCAAATGCACGGCATTGTGCCCGTCTTCATATTTGACGGCAAACCGCCGGACGAAAAGCGCCACCTACTGAATCGGCGCACCCGTTTGAAACGGATTGCGGAAACGCATTACAATCAAGTAAAAACGAGCATGGAGTTGTCGTGCTCCCGCCGAACGCATAACGACGAGCATTTGTTGAGGACGCTGAAGCGCCGGTTCATTCGCTTGCATGACGCCGATTTTGAACGGGTCAAGTCCTTGATGCAGGCGCTCGGGGTCAATTACATCGTGGCTCCCGGCGAAGCAGATGCGCTGTGCGCGCAAATGGTTTTGAAGCACAAGGCGCATGCGTGCATGTCGGACGACACCGACATGTTTGTGTATGGATGTCCGCGCGTGCTGCGGCACATCAACTTGTTTGACGAAACCATGACCATGTACAACATGACCCAAATTCTGGCTTTGCTGGGAATGACCATGACCGAGTTCCGCCAAATTTGCGTGGTTTCGGGAACCGATTACACGCACAACACGCACAACACGCACAGCACGCACAACACGCACAACACGCACAGCACGCACAACACGCACAACACGCACAACACGCACAGCACGCACAACACGCACACCAACATCAGTTGCACCCCCCATGCGAAATCATTCCATATGCATTTTAAACTCACCCTGCAAATGTTTAAACAGTACAAGAAATGCGCCCAAGACGCGAGTGAAACCAACGACGTCGTGGCCGCCGACTTTTACACTTGGCTGCATCATAATTGCAGCGCGTTCTATCCGCATCCGCATCTAAAGTTTGATTACAATGCAATGACGGCGATCAACGACATGTTTGACACGACCAATGTCAAATTGCCATTGCTTAACATCCGGATGAAGGCGAACCGCGACTTACTTCGCAACGTCATGGCGCATGAAAATTTCATATTCGTGGATTAGACGTGACATGACGTGACGTGACATGACGTGACGTGACATTTATTTAATGTTTCATTGCATTTTTTGAAAAAAATTGAATGCTTTTTTTTTTCAAACAGCAACAACAGCAACAATACAACAACAGCAACAAACATGGTTCGCCGACAACAACAACAACAACAACAACGACAACAACAACGAGAACGACACGCGGAAATCCCCATTCGCGTGCAAGGAGCCAATGAACTCAAGGCTTTCCTCCAAATGTTCGGCACCCTCTGCCAAAACGTCCGTGACGAATTTGCAACTGATCTGCAGAACCCCCTCGCGCAGGTTGCATTCAACAAATCGTCGGTTGGGTCGTTTGAATTCCATGCGACAATGTGCCGCGTTTCGCACAATGGCTTCATTCACCACCTGCGACTTCATGGCGAATTCACTGCTGGCGATTCGGCGCTCACCTCCTGCTGTGCGCAACTCGCAATCATTCGCAGGATGCTCGTCGCCAACAAACAGGACAAAACCACAAACACAAACCAACTGCAGCGCACCATTCGCGCTGTTCGCGCCGCTCTTCGCTCGGATGATTGCAGCCTTGAACCAGAACAAGAACACGATTGCATCATTCAACTGCAACTGCAAAAAGAAAAGGTGAAGCAACACCACAAAACGGTTTCGCGCAACCTACTGGAACATGCGCACTTGATCATTGGTTCGTGTTGGCGCCACATTCATGCGCAAAAAATCGCAGCACAAGACACAATCGGCGCAATCATTCATCATGCTGAAAAATGCCGCGCGTTCATCACAAAATGCCAACACCTCGCGTCCATTGAAAAATCCACCGCCGAATGGTGGTTTGAAGCGCACCCCGACCACGCCAAGGACCATCGTGTTTCAATTTCACCAGGCGAAACGTTCAACTCACTCAACCTGAAATTCAAGGCATCCGACCCGTTTCAATTCACCGCCACCCTCCCCCTACACATCATCGTGCACGATCCTCAATGCAATCAAGTGTTCAACGGCACCATGGATCCCGCACTCGCAGATGCAATCTTCTGATCAAACAAAAGTATTTGAATATGATTAATAAAATAAAAATCAAGAAAAATTTGTTTTTTATTTGTTTTTTAATGGTTTTGTATTTGGTTTTGTATTTGGTTTTGTATTTGTTTTTTAATGGTTTTGTATTTGGGTTTGGGTTTGTATTTGGGTTTGGTTTTGTATTTGGGTTTGGTTTTGTATTTGGGTTTGGTTTTGTATTTGGGTTTGGTTTTGTATTTGGGGTTGGTTTTGTATTTGGGGTTGGTTACAGCAAATTAAACAATTAAACAAGGCCGGCAACGGCAGCGGCGGCAGCAGACTTTGCAGCGGTGGCAAAGTGGGGGGACATGTAACGCTGCAGGTTGAAGTAAGTGAGTTCCTCGCCCTTCTTCAACTTGAGCAAGGACTTCAGCTTGGAATCGGGGTTGATGCGACGACCGTTCTCCTTGTCCTGCAAGTTGTTGGTGCGAATGTAGGTGTTGATCTCGCGGGTGACCTCGGTTCTGGCCATCTCGGCGCCATCGGCCTTGCCGAGAAACTCGGACAGCTCCTTGGAAATGAGGGTGGGCTTCACAAAGCCGGAGGGCGCGCGGTTGCCGACCTTGCGACGCTTCTTGGCGCTGGCCTTCTGAGCGATGCGAATCTCCCTGACGGCGTGGCGCTCAAGGGCGCGAAGCTCGGAGCGAAGGGTGGCAGCAAAAGCAACCACCTGCTGCAACTTGGAGGAAATGGATGCAAACTGGGAGGCAATCACGGACTCAGTGGAAGGAACCGCGATGACGTCGGTGACAACGTCGGTGGAGGCAACGTCGGAGGCAACGACGTCAGGAACAGGAGCGGCAGCGGCCTTGGGCTCCTTGGGCGCCTTGGGTGCCTTTGCAACCTTCACGGAGGGAGCAGGAGCGGCAACAGGGGCAGCAACAGCGGCAGGAGAAGCGGCGGTGGCGGTGGTGGTGGTGGTCGCCGAAGCGGTGGTTGTCTTTGTCTTGGCCATTGGATTCGTTTATACCCTCTATAGAGATGTCTTTTTAAGCTTTTTTACGAATAATATCTTATAAGAGCATTTCAAATGCGCTAAATGATTCAACCGTGTTGCAAAATGCGAACGGGTGGTTGTTTCTTTTGCATTGCGCACAAAAAATCAATTGGGGGCCACGTACATGACCGATTCATACAGCCACGGCATGGCGTTTCGTGCGGACTGGCTCACTAAAGTGAGAGCCGACAGCACGTAGTATGCCCCCAGTCCTCGGCTGTCTTGGGTTGTGCCCGACGTAACAAAGGTGTTCATGAGTTGAATCCCCGCGTGCTTAACAATGGCGGGGTCGGGGTGCATGTATCGCAAATCTATGTAGCGAAACGGGTCTCCGTTGGGGGGGCAAATTTCTAGTTTCAGTTGCGGTATGATTTGCGCCCGATAGTTCCAAATGTCGGCCAGCTCGCGCATGAATCGCAGGATTTGCACCCCGGTGAGCTCGCCAAACCACGCTGAATCGGCGTAGTGCCCGTGCGCGTTTATTTGTTGAAACACGATGAACAGCAGCTGGTCGGCTTGCTGCTCGGCCGACTGCACGGGTTCGGGTTCCAATTCAATGATGCAGTCCACGCCCAACACGCGGGTCAAAAAAATCTTTCGGATCATTTGGTGGCACAGCATCAGGGGGAGCTGCATTCGGGTGTACGGATTGATCAGAGACCCGTCATGTTTTATGCGTCCGCTCTTCAATTCGGCTGCGTGATACGTGTGCAGAGACATGATGTCAAACCCGTACACCATGCCCGAATCATCCTTCACGCTTATGAATTGATTGTGCGGAATGTCGCTCATGGGCTCCATGCTGTAAAAATCGGTGTCGTTCACGCACAGCGAACGATCGTTGTATGCCGGCCCGCTCGCACGAGCGTGCATTTTAATAAAATTGCGGCGAACCAGGCGTTGAATTCGGGTTATGAAATGCGATTCATACAAATACGCGTGTATCCGCAGCTTCAGCTCTTGCTTGGTTCCGCCGCATTTAATGCCGTGGTGCTTGCATATGTCCTTAAGTTCGGACACCTTGTGTTCGTGGGTCATAAATGTCGTGTGGTCCGCAAATGCAGGCATGCGCACCTTGGTTAAATCCTTTTTTTTTAACACGCGATTTTTAACAACGGCAGTCTTCTTATTTATGGGGACGTCCGCAAAAATGAACGTGTTTATGAATTCAGCCGGGGGGGCGATTACTTCATTGAAATAATCGGTATTGTAGATGTTCACGGTGTGCAGGTTGTGCAGGTTGTTGTGAACAATCTCGTTTTGAATTTGGTCGGGATGAGACATGCGAACGTGTCGGGTTTTATTATACTACTTATATTTTTTTATATCTTTTATCAAATGATTGATTGAACATTTGAACATTTGAACCTTTAGGCAGCGTGCGGATAATAATTACAAACCATATACTCAAAGAACTTAAACTTATTTTATTATCTCAATACATAACCCATCCATCTAAAATGAAGCTTGTTCCGTGCATGTTGCTGCTGTGCGCTCTCTCCATGACGAGCAGCGTTCCCGTCGTTGTTACCCATGAACTCAATGCGTCCTCTCATGATGCGCATGTATTCAATGCGTCCGCCCATGTTCATGAGCTTAATGCGTCGGCTCATGATGCGCATGTATTCAATGCGTCCGCTCATGAACTCGGGATCCATGAACAAGAACAAGGCCAAGGACGCACTTTGCTGGTCTCCATTCGTTCTAGGCCTGCACCCAAGCCTGCACCCAAGCCTGTAGTGGTTGCGACCAAGCCTGCACCCAAGCCTGTAGTGGTTGCGACCAAGCCTGCAGTAGTTGCGCCCAAGGTTGCACCCAAGCCTGCACCCAAGCCTGTTGCACCCAAGCCTGTTGCACCCAAGTCTGTTGCACCCAAGCCTGTTGCACCCAAGCCTGTTGCACCCAAGCCTGTAGTGGTTGCGACCAAGGTTGCACCCAAGCCTGCAGTGGTTGCGCCTAAAATCACAATCAAGCTTGCATCCAATCCTACTCCTGTAGCCAAGCCCAAGGTTGCATCTCCGGTAGCCATGTCTGTAGCATTAAGCGACTGGCTTAAAACCCCCAGCGGCGCATCCGCTGCCACTTTCTGCACTTCGCTCGGCATTCAAACCAATGCCGACGTGTACGGCGGGTGCTTGGAAGACATGCGCGTCACCAAAAGCGAAGCGATTGCCAAGGAAAGCGCCGTGAGCGCAATGGAGTTTGCGGCCAAGGACAACACGCCGTCTCCTAGCACCCGGTTCTGCGTGGCAGCGGGCGATCCCCACTGCACCAATTACGACGGTGATTTCTTTCACATTCAGGAGCCCGGCGTTTACACCATCGCCACGTCGCGCGACGGCGTGTTTGAGGTGCAGGAAAAGATGCGCAAGAACGGCGCCAACAATGTCGGCGTGCCGTCCTGCATGACCGGTGCCTTGGTGCGCTACAAACAGCTCTCAATTGAAGTGGATGTGGAAAATTACAAGAAGATTCGTGTGAACGGTGCTGAAATTGAGTTGAAGCGGGACGAAACCGTCAAATTCGGAGGCGTCACCATTCGCCACGGAAAACAAAACGTGGAATGGCGCGGTGCAACGGATGTGACCGATGGACTCAAGATGACCACGCCCGAAGGGTTTGGAGCACTCATCATTGGGGGATACTGCGGTGTTCTGGAAACCAGCGTGCCCAAAACTCATTACGGCAGAATGGGCGGCATTTGCGGCAACGCCGACGGCGCCAAAAATGCGGCCGACTACTTTTCACCCAGCGGCGAACTCATGGATGTGAACCGCGGCGCAAAGCAGTGGGAAATGTCCGGATACAACGGTCCCGCTTCCCCGTTATCCAAATGGCAGCTGGCGTGGAAGCCCGTCGGCTCGCGCTGCTACTTTGCGGCAGGATGCGAGGCCGGACCCAACGTTCCCATTCAAGTCAAGGCTGTTCCAAAGGTGGCGGTTGCTGAACCCAAGGTTGTTGCCAAGGTGGCGGTTGCTGAACCCAAGGTTGTTGCCAAGGTTGTGGTTGCTGAACCCAAGGTTGTTGCCAAGGTTGTGGTTGCTGAACCAAAGGTTGTGGTTGCTGTTCCAAAGGTGGCGGTTGCTGAACCCAAGGTTGTTGCCAAGGTTGTGGTTGCTGAACCAAAGGTTGTTGCCAAGGTTGTGGTTGCTGAACCAAAGGTTGTGGTTGCTGAACCAAAGGTTGTGGTTGCTGTTCCAAAGGTTGTGGTTGCTGTTCCAAAGGTTGCTCTTGCTGAGCCCATGTTCAAGTTTTATGGAAATTATTGCGGGCCAAACTATTGCGGTGGGCAAAAATTCAAAGGCGCGGAAGGGCCAGCCTGTCAGTGGGGTGTCAGTCCCACAGATTCGCTTGACGCGTGTTGCAGAGCGCACGACCAGTGCTGCGGATTGAATCGCAGCATCAATTGCAATAAGGAAATTTTGTCCTGCCTCAATACCGTCAAGTGTCAAGACACAAAGTGTAATCTTGCACAGGCTGCCATGAAGCTCACGTTTACCGCGCTGCAGAATAAAGTGTGCGGTGACTTGATTGCACCCAAACCTAACGCCGCTCAAACGTTTGCGGCATCCAAAGACGACGTCATTGGCAACGTGAACAACATGAACACCCGGATTGTTGCCATCATTCATGAAACCCAAACTCTTCAAACGAGAGAAATTGAACAGAATAAAAAGAATGTGAATATCTCTCAAACCGATTTGGACAATCTCATAATGAAGCAGGATGACGAGCAGAAGCAGCTGCAGCGGCTGCAGGCCAGCATCCATCAGGTGAATGCCAGCATTCTCGTGCACTACGCCCAAATGCACTCGGATTCCCTCTACTTGCAGAAGCTGGATTTGATCAAGCCGCAGTTCCTGCAAACGCTGGACGCCACCAACGCCAACTTTGCCGCGCTTTCCAACCACGTGTCCAAACTGCAGAACGATGAGCACAAGAAGTTCATGGAAGACATTTTAGCCCGAGCCCGTAATGCCACCGTGTACGACACGCGCGACTTGGCGCAAGCCTTTCTGGCGCACTACGAAAAATACAAGCACGTGCTGCGCACCGATTCCACCGATTATGATCGCGATGTGTCCAATTTGAAGAATCTGCACCAGCGCTACGCATCCGGACAAACCGTGTATTTCGGTTTGAAGGCCGAAGTGGCCAAGCTGCGTGAGCTTTTGGCAGCCTTGAAGAAGTCCATGAGCGCCAGCGAAGCCGACGCCGCTCTGTTTGCGCAACTGGAACAAATCATTTCGGCCATTCTCTCGGCCAAGAAGACCCGGTTTGCGGTTGACGGTGCCGAAAAAGAGTGCGCCGTGTCCGTTCTTAAGTCCCACGTTGCAAACGGGCTGGTTTAAGGGTAATGCATCATGCAAAATAAACATAAATATAATGTTGTAAACATCTAATAACACTTTCGCGTGATTATTACATGTCTTTCCCAAAAGCAAAAAGGTTTCCCCTACTCACGAGCATAAACGGATGCAGTTGCTGCGCCGTGTTGGCCAGGCAGGGGTGTTCAAACACCATTATTAAAAACGGCAATAAGATATGGTACGTGCTCCACAATTTGGTGGAAATGATGCCGGCTGACCCGACGGAATTAGAGTGCGACAACATGCGCATCACAATGCGCACCATCCTTAACTCCATACCTTGCACTGAATGCAAATTGCATTCTTTGAAATGGTTTGACGAGAGAATATCTAAGCATAATTCAAGCCGAATTAAATTGTATAAACGAGAAGAATGGATATACGAATTGTGGCATCATCACGACATGGTGAACAAAAAAGTAGTGTCATTAAATCCGCACAAGGGCATCTCGTGGCCAGAATACAGAAAACAATTAGAAATAAATCGCATAACATGCATTAACTATCACAACAAGAAAAATTAGTTTAAAGTTGATTTTCATGATTTCATTTGGTGCTCTTTAAGTATTTTCCGCGAATTAAAAAAAAAATTGATTTAAAGGTTTGGGCATAGGAAGTGTAGGCAGTTTACCAACAACAACAACAACCCCACACCAACCCCAACGACGACAATGGCCACTGCATCCGCACAAGCAATCATTTCAGGCACCTCTTTCAATCCCAACACAGATTACAAGTACGCAAAAGCGAAGGTCAACAATTCCGGCGGCAAGAGTGTCGGCATTCTCAATGCTGCGACCAATTCCGTGCTCAACATCCAGACGCCCCTCATGCTCACCTGGGGCGTGAACGAGAACACGGACAAGAAGTCCGGCGAGGTGCAGTCCTACAGCATGGCGCTCCAATTCCCCAGCGACGAGTACAAGACCCCCGGCATCGGCAAATTCTTTGCGGCCTTGCAGGGGTTTGAATCCAGGATCAAGCAGGACGCCATCGCCAATTCCAAGGAGTGGTTCGGCAAGGCCATGTCTGCTGAAGTCATCGGCGCCATCTTCCATCCCGTGCTTTCCTACTCCAAGAACCCTCAAACTGGCGAGCCCGACCACACCAAGAACCCCACCCTCCGAATCAAGCTGCCATTCTACGACGGCGAGTGGAAGGGCGTTGAAATCTACGACTCCAACAGCAACGCCTTGTTCCCCAACAGCGACGGCAAGTCGCCCAAGGACCTCATCGTCAAGGGTTCCGACGCTGCGCTCATCATCACATGCGGCGGTCTGTGGTTCGCGGGCGGCAGTTTCGGCGTGACTTGGCGCTTGGTGCAGGCCGTCTTGAAGCCCAAGCCCTCCCTTCGCGGCAAGTGCCACATCACCCTTGACGACGACGAGCAGCGCCGCATTGCAGCTCCATCCAAATTCCAGTCGCATGACGACGACTGCGTGCCATCCGCTGGTGGCGGCGGCGCTTCTGCCGCACACGAAGTGGACGTGGAAGACTCCGACGAAGAGGAGGAGGAGGATGACGCTGCTCTTGTGCAACGATCTGTGTCTTCCGTTCCTGTGCCCGCTGCTGCTGCCGTTGCGACCAAGAAGATCATCGCCAAGAAGAAGTAAAAGGCGATACGCATAACAAGCACGCACGCACAAACACGCACGCACAAACACGCACGCACAAACACGCACGCACAAACACGCACGCACGCACAAACACGCACGCACAAACACGCACGCACAAAAAAGAACAAAAAAATGATAAAACAATAAAAAATATTTTTTTCATTGTTTCATTTTGTGCGTTAGTTTCATTCAAATACTAATGCACGCGCGGCTTACTGCATGGCTTAAAAAAAGGCACCACTTTCAATCGCTCAAACGAGCTGCACGTGCACGCAAATCGGAGCCTTGCTATTCACATCATAAATGTTGTCAGAACAAATGAGAGAAATTCCATGTTTATTATTTCGCAAAACGAGGGTTTGCTTGGACACAATGTGCAGTTCTTTCACCAGCAGTTCAAGGCATTCCGAATCATACAGCGGGATGCGCAACACGCCACTGATCAGCAGATCTTTGATGTCGGCGCGCACATCCACGTGCAGCTCGTTGTTGGCATCAATTGACATGTGCTCCGGCAGATCGGGCATGCACTTCACAACGAGCTGCTTCTCTCCAATGCGGTAGTGCAACTCGCTGTGCCAAAGCGGCACATAAAAGGTTTGCCCCTCCACCTTCACTACTGAAATGTTATTCTGAATGATGTCTTTGAGAGACGGTTTCAAAATGATGATATTATTGTTCTGCATTTTCTCTCGGAGGATGCGAGTGATTTCCTCAAAGATGCGGGCATCCATGCTCACTGCCGAATTGTACTGCTCCAACGTTTCATACAGTTGAAACAGCACGGATGGGTCCAGCGAATCCAGCGCGGCGTTCACCGACGCCGACGCATAGTCGTGCACGATTCGGTGCAGCAAATCCAGCAACACCTCATTAACACAAGCTGATTCCTCTCTGTCCTTCCTCTTGAAGAGAGATTTCATGAAATTCATAAACATAATAGAGTAAGTATCATTGTCTGCATTGGCTTCGTCGTTTGAATCATTTGTTTTGTTTATATCGGGGGGTGCCCCTGGCAACAGCATGCGATAAGCCTCATTCAGCCGTTGAAATGCAACAGTGGCGTCCGGCGCATCCCCGTTTTTGTCGGGATGCAGCTTCAGCGCCATAATGCGATACCGTTTGTTCAATTCCGTCAACGAACAGTCCCGCGACACTCCGAGCATTGTGCGCGCATCCTTGATGTTCATTGTTTTATTTGTTTTATTACGATGGGTGGATTCGTTCCAGTTGGTTTGATTTTGCGTCATGCGTTTATATGAAAACTAAATTAAATCATTTGCGATGGGCATTTGGGATCCTACGCCTTTATTTCGTTTAAATTTGGTTGAGCGCATGTCATGTTGGGTCTATTAACGCACACGACGTTGATGAGCATGAACACAAAGTTTTCCAAATGGGAAATGGGGCGGTAGTTGTTGTTGTAATACTGCAGAAATTTGTAGGTGTTGATTAATATGTCGGACATGTCGGCGTCGCGCAACAACCCTTTGCGCTTTAATTCGGTGATCAAATGCCACGCGCATTCGGTTATGTCAAAATCGTAAATCAGGATGTCATACAGCAATTCTCTCAGTTGCGCGAACCGAACTTGATCCACGTTTATAATGTAATCACACAAATTGTTGAACAGTTCTTGGTGCGGGGGGGTTTCCAGCACGTTTTCGCAATTTTGCAACGTTTTTATGTTGGTTATGTTCTCGGGAATTATTTTCAACGCCGCGGACGGGGCGACGATCTTTTTATACATGACCGCCGTAGGACGCGACACCGGCACAATTTCGCAGCTGTTCAAAATGTTGATCGGGATGAACCCGACATGCTCGGTTATTATAATGTAGTTCAAACGAATGTGGTTGTGATGCGGCATGTGCATGTAGCTGTAAAACGTTTCCAGCAATTCGCTGTGGATGTTGTGAAAGTTTTTGCACAGCACGATTCCCACCGGGTCGGCCCGCGCGCTGATCACGTCCACAATTTGACCGTGGATCTCGTTCCACAGCAGCTTGGACGTGCATCCCAGCAAGGACATGTCCACCTCAAAATGAACGTCGCTGATTTTTACAAAATACGTGTCCTTGTTGCACATCACCGTCAACCGTTTTTCATATTTAAGACGGGTGGGACTGTACCGGCTTATGCACGCAAGGGCTTGGCTGTATTTTCCCGTTCCTTGCGGACCGTAAAATATCAAATTTCTCAACCGGTGGATGTTGGAAGGGAAGGCGGTTGCGAACAGGGTTTTCAATTTGGGATGCAGCGGAGTGGTTGTGGCAGATTCCACGTATGCTTCAAAATGGTTGTCGCTGAATTTCATTGGGTTGTTTGAGCGAGGTATTAATTATAACCCAGCGGTATTTATTTAAACACATTGCGTGCACATACATTAAAAATATATTTTGCAAATGAGTCTTCTTATTTACCCGCGCAACTTCAACGCGTGCCACCTGCATTTTGGAACCGCGGTTCAAAACAATGACGCCGCCGACAGCAAATTCTCTCGCATCGTGTATTCCACAAAGCACATTTCGTTCATCGGGGTTGGGATCCTCGTGGATTTAGCGGGGACACAGCACGATCCCCATTACAACAAAGTGTTCATGCGGTTTGACCCCGGACACCCCGACAACAAACCCCTCGTCTCGCGCCTGCACGACATTGAATGCGGCATTGTGGGTAACTACGTGAACTCGGTTCTGGGAGGCACGCGCCGGGGCGTGCATTCGCTGCGCGACCAATTGAACAGCGGTTGCATTAAAGCGTACGTGAACGATCACCCCGGCACAATTGGTCGCGCAGCGAATGCGCCGCCGTCGGAATTCATGCTCAAAATATGCGGCATTTGGGAAACCAAGGACGAATGCGGCATGACGTATAAATTCATTCAATGTTAAATATATGCCAAATGTTATGCAAATTATAAAATAACGCGCATACTATATCGGCGACCATGAATTTCAATGTGTTGGGCTACATTTTGATTGCGCTCATTGCCGTCATTTGCCTCCGGGTGTACCAAAGCTCCGACTCCTTCCAACTCAAATGCGTGGTGTCCGACGTGGACGGCAACAAGTACTGCGTGCGCGAACGCACCAAACTGGTTCTGGCTGCCGACCTGCTGGCGCAGTGCACCGTGAACATGAAGAAACTGGTGGCGCACATGGAAACAACGTACCCCGACCAGGACAACGTGCGGCGCTTGGTCGCAAAATTTGACCCGCAGCAAGTGTGCGAAACGCTGCCCACCAGCGAATTCACCGCCTACAGCGAAAACAAGGGCGAAAAACTGGCGTTCTGCCTGAACACCACGAAGGAGGGCGGCAAGCTCATTGACGCCAACACGCTCATGTTCATCGCGCTGCACGAAATGGCGCACATCATGACGGAGAGCATCGGGCACAAGGACGAGTTCTGGAAGAACTTCAAGTTCTTGCTGCAAAACGCCGCGGAAATCAAGATTTACGAGCCCGTGGATTACAAGGCGAAGCCGAAGCAGTACTGCGGCATTGAAATCAACGACAACCCCTACTTTGACGCGTGAAGGGCGTGAAGGTAGTTTTTCAGGTTGTATGTTATCGTCGTGGCTCCGAAAAATGTGAGCAAGATTGAAAAAATGGAGGCCTCGGCACGGTGCCCGAAATAGATCATGATCGGCCCAATCAAAAACACGTCCAACAATCGGATGGTTTGCGTTTTTGTTCCCGAGGTTGAAATGTGGCCTAGATACAGGCCAATTGCCACCACGACGAAAGAGACGGTTTTGGGAATGTCCATGAAAATCGTGAATTTATATTTTTGATATAAAGTATAAATTTATAATTTATAAATTTATAAATTTATTGTATTGTTGTATTATTGTATTATTGTATTAGTCGCCGGGGCTCGTAGTGGCCGCCGCTCCACTCCAGTTCAAACGTCTTATCGGGTGAATTAGTTGCATCATTTGAAACCGGCAAGAACTCAATTGTTTGGCCATGGCCTGAGCGGATGTCGTGCACCACGATGCGCGCGTTCCAAATGGCGCACGCGGCCTGAATCTCAATGGCGCCGCCCCACGTTGACGGGCTGCGCATGGCGCCGATGTATTGATCCGGCGACGACCCAGAATCCAGCTGCAGCACGTCGTGCGTGGCCATGCCGTCAATGATCGGCAAATTGGCCTGCAAGTAGTCGCATATGCGTGCGCGAATGGCCTGCGGATCGGTTTGCGGGATGAAATGCGCGAGACTGTTGAACAAACAACTCATTAAATTGGCAATGTTATATTTATTTATTTGAGGTGATATAAAAAATGAATGTATTTTATTTTTTATACTGATTTTTGAGTTTAATGAATCAGGGTTAGTGGCGACTTGTATGAGACCTGCGGTGTTTTCGGCGCGACACTCTTCTGCTTTTATTGCCTTTATTGCCTTTCTTGCCTTTCCTGTGTTTGCGAGTTTTTCGGCCTCCTCCTTCCACTGCTCCTGCACCTGCTGCTCCTGCACCTGCTGCTGCTGCTGCCATTGTATCATTTCCAGTAGAGTCTGAAACAGTTTCTTCCGTTTGATCTGCCGGCTTATATTCGTACGAAATGCAGAATAGTTTAGGAGTAGCAGCAGGTGTAGGAGTAGCAGCAGGTGTAGGAGTAGCAGCAGCAGCAGCATCAGAAGCAGTAGTAGGAGCAGCAGCAGTAGGAGCAGCAGCAGTAGGAGCAGCAGCATCAGGAGCAGGAGCAGGATACACTCTACCCACAAATGTATTCCCCTTGTAACCCGGATTTTTCATGCCTAGCATGCGAAATCCTCCCAAGTAGGTCATGTCCCAATATTCCGCATGTGGAAATCCTTGACTCTTTGGGTCTGTCGCATAAATCATAATCTTTGTGGGCATGTGCGTTTTCGTTTCCGCTTCGTACTTGGTCTTTTCCGGTCCAGAAAAGAATCCACCACCCTTTTTTGTCCGTTTGTTGCCTCCTGCTTGCTTTTTAAAAACCCCTTCTATATTTTTAAGTTGATATGCCCGCCCTGTTTTCTCTTCTACAAAAAACTCGGTTTTTAATGGCTGATATCCGGGATGTGTAAACCCGGCTGGAATACTGGGTATGGCATCAATTACGAGAGTTTTTGCTTGAGATACCACTCGGTCCAGTGTTAAAAATCCATTATCAAGATACTTGTTGAAAGTGTTTCGTGCCGTATCCGAAAGCAGCGTTGGCGCTCCAAACGTGATTAAATGGGCGGTTTGAATGGATGGAAATTGTGCTTGGTGGCATTCCGCAACAATGAACGCAAACAGGGAAGCGTACGCACCTCCCAATGAATGTCCGGTTATAAATAATCTTTTTGGGTTTTTTGATGCAATTTCTCTCCTCAATGTTGCCCAAATTTTAATCAATGGTTTTACAAACGCACCTGTCACTTTGCCAACTGGGTTATCCGTCAACGTCAAACCGGCGGGTTGCACCAACTCATTCAATTCAGTTGCATTGAATTGGGAATACAAATCATGCTTGAAATTTTTCATTGTGCTTGAACCCTTGAAACAAATGACCAAATCGTCATCTTTGAAAAAAACAAGGCCTGATTTATCTCGTAGATGTTTTCCACCTATAATGAGAAACGTAACATCGCTTGGAGATGACACATATGTCAAAATTTCGGAGCCGGCGGGTTGCGGAGTTGTGGTGCACGCGGGAGTTGCATATGATTGCATTGGACGACCTTCATTTAGGGCTGGATTATATGGAGTTTTTCTCATATTCACACCATTCATATTAGAATACTCCTTGTCTAGTCGTGTGATTTCTTGGTTTACTGCAGGATTAAAATCTTTTCCAAATTTATCCCCCGTCACAACCTCGCCTATCACGCTTAAATCACAATACACAATGCGAGCAAGTTGAGCCATTATTTTCAACACGTGGGTATAATCATTGAATTGGTCCTGAGAAACTTGGGTTGATATGACCTTTCCTTTTCCGGTTAGAGTTGGATTCATTGTTAGCTCCTTTATTATGCCGAACACAACCGGTCGCAGTGTTACATCCTTGATCGTTGTACCAGTTGTTGAAGGTGCAGCAGTTGAAGGCGCAGCAGTTACGGGTGCCGTAGTTGAAGGCGCAGCAGTTACGGGTGCCGTAGTTGAAGGCGCAGCAGTTACGGGCGCAGCAGTTGCAGCTACAGGTGCCGCAGTTACAGGTGCCGCAGTTACGGGCGCAGCAGTTGCAGCAGTTGCAGCAGTTGCAGCAGTTGCAGCAGTTGCAGCAGTTGCAGCAGTTGCAGCAGTTGCAGTAGTTGCAGCAGACTTCTTACCAAATAACCCTTTAAGCATGGATCGTTTAATGTAAGGTTAGATAATTTAATTTTTTTGCAATTTCAGTTGAAGGAATACATGAGAATGCGATTTATTTTATTAACGAATCCGAGGTTGCACGCCACGGTGCGCGCCTGCAGCTGCACAAACAGTTCCAAGTTTTTGGAGTAGCTAAATGTTTTGGATGCGTCGTGCATGCGTTGCATTTGCGTGTAGTATCGCGTCATTTCGTGCTCGTCCTCGGAATACAGCCCATTCTTGACTAAAAGCCGCTTGGTCACGTAAAAGCAATGGTGCTTAAAGTCCCACTGAAACCAGTGCTCGTCCTTGACGCGCCGCTTCCCCGCATCCAGAAAAGCGCCTAAAGTCATTTTTGCATCTTTGTTTTTGAGAGAAATGTCCTTAATTACCGCGTTTTTGATGTGCGGCTCCTTCATTTTCAACAGCGTTATGGTGGACGTCTTGTCCAGCATCAAGTGCACCCCGTCCTCCATTTCAAATATGAGCCCGCAATGAAACGGCAGCGCTTCTGCGTTCGCGCGCAAATAGTCGGTCATGGACCCAGTGCAATGCTCCGATTTCACGTATTCCGTCATCATTTCACTGATCAAATGGTCCATCCGACACAGAGATATTTTATTATACACGTTCAGAAGCTTTTTGGGAACCCGGCGGTAGTACAGGCGAACCGATTTAATGGTCTTGTTTTTGTAGTGGCGCAGGTTGTCGCGCGTGTCGTTCAAATACTCGCAAGAGGGCTGCAGCGCAAAATACAGGAACCCGCGATTTACACAAGAAGATGTAACGCGTTTTACAATGTGCACCATTTTGTCGGACAGCACCGTGCTCAAAAGGTTGCACGCCGCGAGAGTGCACGCCATCAGGATCATGTACGAGATGAGCAGCGTCATGGCGTACGCGAATGACGCCAGGCCGATCGCATGCTGGAATATGTTGGTCATATGATTTTTGTGGTTATGTTAATTGCACACTATTATTGTATGAAATTAACCCATTGCGTTATCGAACGAGAAAACACTTTTGCACGTATTTACCGGTGTGTCGGTTGGCCAACAACAGCATGCCGCCATTATTGGTCGGGTTTACTTTGTATAGACGGTCAAATGCGTCAGGGTCGTCGTGTGAGAGCGCGTTCATCTGTTCCGCACACCTATGGAGACGGGTTCGTTTTGTTTTCATCGTCATCATGCATGCATATATTAATTTATTTTAATCTTGGGTGCATTAATGGGAAAAACGTGTCGCATTCGTATGCGCCTTCCATCGTGGTAACACACATTTCATCAATGTTGATTTCGCCGATTGCATGCATGGCCAAAAACTGCTCGTAAATGCTGGCGCCGCCGATGATCCACACCTCGTCGTATTTGGCGGCTTCTAAATGCGCGAACAAGTCCGGCACGGTTCTAAACCAGTGTTCCGGTTCTGGATGGGTTGGATGGGTTGGATGGGGTTGAGACGAGAGAATCAAGTTGGCGCGTCGGCGCAAAGGGCGCGCCGGGATGCTGTCCCACGTTTTTTTGCCCATGACGACCGCGTTGTTGCCCGCACCCGTTGTTCGCTTGGCAAAATGGGCCATGTCGGCCTTGCAGTGCGGCCACGGCAGCTGGCCGTTGCAGCCAATGCCGCCATCCGAGCACACGGCCGCAATCAGTTTGAACGCAATCATGGGATTCCGGCTTGAATTCATTTGTGGAAAATTGTTTATATTTAAAATCATCAAAAATCATTTAATGCCACCATTGCACACATTATATAATATCAATAATTATATAATTACACAATTTGTGCTGAACATGGACCCGGTGTACGTTGCAACAATTGAGGGGCAAAATCAAACCATCGTGTTTGGACCCGCAGAAGCCGGATCCGTTGGGGGGGTCAACGGTGTCAAGTACTCCAGCCAGCGCATCCACCCCGACGACACCATAGAAACCATTAAGCGCAAATTGCTGGTGGAACTGCCGTCCGTGTCGTACGACGAGCTCTATCTGTATGCCAACGTGCAGCCGTTTTTGACGGTGGAGCGCACGATTAACATTTTAACGTGCGGACGCCGGTTCCCCATCTCGCGCGACCGGCTCATCACCCTGTGCCAAAATTTGAACAGCCCGCACCTCGCCGAACAGCTGTGCGCAAGCATTGGGGGGTCCCATTCGGACAAGGACACCTACACCACCGACGAGCTGTCCGAATTTATGCTGGCCATTCAGCAGAACGAGGAAGACCTGCACATGTGCGTGCCGCTGGGGGAAACGCTGCAGTACGACTACCCCTTGCCTGCCGATCCGTTCCAAAAAATGCGGGACCCCTTTCTGAAAAAGGCGCACCCGGATTTAGTGAAAACCAATAACAAAACCGTGCTGCTGGAATACGGGGCCACGGCACTGCAAATCCACGTGTGCTGCGCGGAGGACGTTTTGTCGGGTGACGCCGACGCGGAGGACACCGACGCCACCAAGATCAAGCTGTATTACCCGTATTTGCACGAACGGGGCATTGCGTCGCTTAAACAGCTGGCCGAACGCCGGCAGGAACTGCTGGAGGAGACGCGCCCGCACATTGACGCGGCGTTCGTTCAGCACAACGAAGCGGTTGACGTGCTGTATCGGGTGCACAATGAACGGCAAACCCCCGCCGAACTGCGGTACGCCGAGCGCGGAATCAAATCGGTGCACTTCATCATGCGCCCCGTGTCCCGATTCACCATGCCGCTTGACAGCCTGTTCAAAGTGCTGCACAGCGCGCAGCAAACCCCGCTCATCAAATACAACCCGCACGGGCAGCGGGAAAGGGTGTACCGCTTGTACGCTCCCAACGTTGATAAAAACGGGCGCCGCGTTCCGGCGCTGACCAAGGCCAAGATTGTGCGTTTGGACGGCGAGATCGGCAAGCGCCGGCGGGTGGCGGCCTACATGGAACACCGGCTGGACGACGGCTTCGTGTGCGAAGTGGTGTGCGAATTTGACGCGGAAGCCAACGTGCACGTGAAGGCGCATTTTCGCCGGGCGGTGCCGTACGGGGACGCCGAAAATGATTACGACAACGACGCCAACCGCGTGCTGCGCGCGTGCTTGAACCCCCTTTTGGACGAAACACGCCGGTTTCTGCAGAGCACCGGCGGCAACAGCATTGACCGGTTCTGCAGCATTGCCGTGCCGACGGTGGAAATTGTGGACATTGGGTACTCCTCGTATTTGACGGACACGCCGATGATACGGGCGCAGGGCATCATGGGGTGCGTGTCGGCCGTGTTCACGGTGATTAACGAAACCGACGGCGAAATCAGCATGCGCTACAAGCGCGTCTCCAATTACGACGAGCGCTTCGGGGCGGAAGCGTACATCGCGGAACGCATGCGCAAAGACGCCACGGTGGGCAGCATTGTGGCCGGGCTCGTCAAAAACCGGCTGGTCAAGACCGACGAAGCGGCCATGCAGCGCATTGCGGATTATCGCTTGGCGGAGCAAGTCATGGAGAGCGCGCACCGACGCAGCCGGACGCGCATCAAGCAACCCGGATTTTTAACCGTTGTGCGCCGTGAAAACACGGAACTGCACATTGAAATCAGCGACATCACCAGCGTGAGGTACATCCGCCTGCTGGAGATTTATTTGGATGCCGTTTTGCGGATTGCCGCGTATGAAAAAAACAAACGAACCACCCGCGTGCCGATGTCCATCCTGGAAAATTTGTGCTCCAAGCGTTCCGGACGCAAGGTGACCGAAGTGAAAGAGGTGAATGAAGGGAATGAAGGGGGCGACGTTCCCGCATTTGTGGCCGACCTGTCGTTTGACGACCGCATCGCACTGGAACGAGCGCTGGAACGCGAAGCCGAGGGGGCGGGGGGTGCATTGGAAGACGTGTCCGAAGCGGACGTGCTCGGCATGATGGATCTCATGATGGAAGAAGACGAAGAAGGCGACGAAGGCGAAGAAGGCGAAGGTGAAGAAGCCGTCGGTAAAATAGGTGGCGCTCCCAAAAAAACGGGTGCTCCCAAAAAGACTGGTGCTCCCAAAAAGACTGGTGCCGCCGATGTTATGTCCGAATCCGAGTCCGAGTCCGAGTCCGAGTCCGAGTCCGAGCCCGAGTCTGGTTCTTATGCGCCCCAGTCCTTGAAAAATCCGAACCCGTTTGAGCACAAGCTGCAAAAAAGCGAGCCCATCCTGTTTCTCTCTAAAAAAACGGGGAATTATGACACGTATTCCACGAACTGCCAGTCCAACATCAAGCGGCAGCCGGTGGTGCTGTCCAAACGGGAATACGACGAGTTGCACGCCGACCCGGAAACGCGTCCGCTTCTGAAGGACGCGCTGGAATACGGTTCCGACCCCAACAACAAGTACTATTACATGTGCCCGAGATACTGGAGCTTTAAAGACCGGCGACCCATGACGGAGCAAGAAGTGAACGACAAGCGCTTGGAACGGCACGTCATCGGCAAAAAAGATAAGGAAGTCACGCTTGATAAATACATTTTTGAATTCAACGACTACGGCAAGGAGCACATGGGCGCCAAAGGGTACATTCCACATTACCCCGGATTTTTGAATGCCAGCGTGCACCCCAATGGCCTCTGCGTCCCTTGCTGCTTTAAAAAAAAACAACAGTTTGCCGATTTAAAAGTGTGTGAAGACAAACTGCGCACGGCAAAGGCATCCGTCGGACAAGCGCAAGACGTAGCGCAAGACGTAGCGCAAGACGTAGCGCAAGACGTAGCGCAAGACGTCGCAATGGCACCAGTCGCACCAGTCGCAGCAATGGCACCAGTCGCACCAGTCGCAGCAGCAGCCCCGCCCCAAAAGGGCATGGACGATTACATCGTGGGTCCGGACAAATTTCCGATTCCGCTGGGTCGGCGCGGGTATTTGCCCCAGCCCGTGCAACGATTTTTAAACTACGACAACAGCACGTGCCAAGTGAGTCAAACCAACAAAACATTGAAGAAGAACGTGGCGTGCTTGCTGCGGCACGGGGTGCAGGACGGGGGGAGTCTAAGCGAACGGCAGTCGTTCATTGCGTGCATGGCCGCCATGCGACAAGACGACCGTCCCAAAACCATTCCCGAAATGAAACAAATTATTTTGGACGGCATCACGCTGGACTCGTTTCTAACGTACCAAAACGGCGCGCTAATTGACGCGTTCAAACCCGCCCCCGGCCAGGAGAAGGAAGTCCACGCGTCCGCGTCCACGCACAAGAGCAGCAACTACGTCTCAAAAATGACCGCAAACATGAAGGGCAAGGGCGCGGCGGCGCAGAGGGCGGCGATGAGCAACACCATCAATGCGTACGAAAATTTCCGGCGGTTCATTGCAAGCAACGACGCCGTCATTGACCACACCTACATGTGGGACATTTTCACCACGTTCAACCCCGCCATATTCAACACGCAGCAACAGCGGTTTGAAAAGGCACAAGAAAAAGGGGTCATCAGCAAAGAACAAGTTGCACAATTCGCGCGCAACATCGGGTTCAACCTCGTCATTCTGGAAATTCCCAAGGACGACAACAGCGACGCGCTCAACATTGTGTGTCCGTCCAATCACTATTCCAACAACCAGTTCAATACGCACAAACCAACCGTCATACTGATCAAACAATACAACTACTACGAACCCATATATCAATTCACGGACAATGACAATGCCAAAAAATCCGACATCAAAAAAACGTTCAGCTTGCTGAATGCCGCCACGCTCATGCCCAACCTGAAAGTCATGATTGAGCTCATCCGAGACCAAATTCTGCCGGGATGTGCTCCGATCAAGGTTCCAACCGTTAAACCGTACACCTTCAAATACAACATTTCGGCCGAGGACGCCATTTCCATTTTAAAGAAGGACAAATTTACGGTCAATCGGCTGGTGCTGAATTACGATTCCAAGGTCATTGGACTGGAAGTTGAAAAACGGGACTCCGCCGGATTGCACTCGGGCATCGTGATGACGGCGGCATCGCCGTTGGACCCGCAGCTCACGGACCTGGTCATGATGGACGATCCCGACATTTGGAGCTCGTACGAGGACACGATGCGGTTCCTCGCGTTTGTGAGCAAAGAAACCAAGACCCGAATTCCGTGCCTGCCGCGCATCAACGTCATTGACGACGGCCTTCTCATTGGCGTCATGACGGAAACCAACCAGTTCGTGGAAATTCGGCCGTACATTCCAAAAACGGAACTGCCGCGTGTTCCCGGCGAAGTGTTCACCGAATACAACACGACCAACCCCAATGCCGCCGACGCGGAAGTGCAAACGGCGGGGTCCAAAGAAGACGCCGAGCGGGTGAAATACGTGCGACGCATTCAGCTGGAAACCGAACTGTACTCGCTGTTTCGCAATTCCATGCGCATCATGATCAACAAAATAAAGAACATGCACCGAAAGAAACAGTTGGAAGACATTGTCGCGCACAATGATGGGACCCACCAAGACAAGCTTCGCGAAATCATGCGGATCTGCAGAGAGATGGGGGACCCGTCCATCCAATTCACGCAAATGTCGGACGCCGTCCTGAACGCGTTCAAATCCAAGTCCGCCGAATTCATGCAGTGCCTTTCGGCCGAGAATCGCATTGAGTATGGCCCAAACACGTGCATGCGCGCGGTCAACGCAGACGCAAAGGAATGCATCATATTTTTGCCGCACAAAAACTTGATCAACGGAATAGACAACCGCACATTTTATTACGGCAAATTGGCCGACGAACTGGTGCGATACACGCGCATTCGGCGGTTCATTCTGTCGTCCGCGTCCTCGTTCTCCTCGCTCACTCCGGTTGCATATGAGTTGCATTCCAATGAAATCATTTTGTTGCATTCGCAGTTGGAGCCCCATTTTGAACACCTGGCGCCACTCGGAGCTGGGTCCTTTGCGCGATACAACTCGTTCACAACTGCAAACCCCGGCCTGAATCCGGGCGAAGTGCCGTCCAGCAACTATGTTGGTGTTGGCGCCGCGGTTGTTGGCGCCGCGGTTGTTGGCGCCGCAGTTGGTGAAATGCGGCCCGAATCTCCCGCTGCTGTTGCGGTTGGTGCTGGTGCCGTGTGCAAACCGTTTGCCCTTAAACCGCTGACAGGCGCCGCATCGCATTATTTCCCCAAAACGATGCAATTGCTCGCGTTTGACAATGCCGGAGGGGGGGAGTGCACGTTTGAAGCCTTCCTCGCCATCATGAAAGAGGAGCGCGCCGACTATCACGACGTGGATGTGCGCGAATTAAAAGACATTCTGGTGGGCAAATACGCCGAGCTCGCGCGCACGCACAAGGTGCAGCTGATGAATTATTACAAACACTTGACCGCCAACCGCCGAGTGCTGGCCACCAATGTGCAAGACTTCATCGTGAACTCGTTTCATTACATGACGCACTTGGACATGTGGCTTCTGGCACAGCATTTTCGCATCCCGGTCGTGCTGTTTGCCGGGCACGTGCAACACCCCTTGGTTGAAAATCAACAGCCCGCGCTGGTGCTGTATCATGCGCCCACCGACGACGACACAAATGAGACAAATGCCGCGTTTTATTACGTCATGTCAACCGGACGCACCCGAGATGTTGCCCCCAATTACAGCATTGTTCGCACGCACGCAACCAACATGAAGTTCCCCCTCAGTCAATGCACCCAGTCGGCCGGCTTTGTGGCCGACATCATGCGCCAACTTGTCGTTGGTGTGGGTTCGGTCGCACAATTTGTCGCGGAATACGTGCCACTTGTTAAAAAGCGGATTGCACTAAAGGATGCTGCGGATGAATGAAAAATTCATAATTCATACCCGTGTGCTTCAGCCCAAAATTTAAAAAATGAATACGTCATTTTTTGAATCGGGTTCAATGATGCGCTTCATCTACGAAAACGCCTTTGTGTTTTACGGGTTCCTCCCGCCTTCGGTGACCTAGATGGTTTCGGTGGTGACCTAGATGGTTTCGGTGGTGACCTAGATGTTTTCGGCGGTGACTGCGCCTTCGGTGACTGCGCCTTCGGTGACTGCGCCTTCGGTGACTGCGCCTTCGGTGACTGCGCCGAATGCCGCGGAACCACGTTCGCCAATTCAAACGCCGTGTGTTTGCACAATTCAACCGGCATCTTGCACCGAGGCGATCGGCGCGATGCGGTGCAATCGCACGTGCGCACTAAACGTCTTGGAATCGGTTTCGGTTGATCCGTGAATTTCATCACGGCGAGCTGGCTCATTCCAGTTAAACCGGAACTCATGGTTCGCATCGTCATGCGGATCGCGCCGTTCACCTTTGCTTCCAATCTTAGCGCAGTTGTACGTTCGGCGTCGGTTTCAAGCGACCGCATGTGAATTCCGGAAAGTTGATACGGACAGCGAAACTGGATTGCAAAATCAATTGCTAAAGGCATCAACCCGGCTTCGCTGCACCTTTGCGGATTCAATGCGCACTCAATAATGATTCCATCTATCTCTCGGGATAGTAGCGCCTTTTTTTGTTTGTCCATGACGCGTTTATATTTGCATTTATATCATATTGCAAATATTATTTATTGTTGCATGAATATTTGTTGCATGAATTGCGGCGGCGTTTGCATGTTTTGCTTCTAGCCCGTTGCTTGCTTCTTTTTGTGCCACCCACGCTGCGTTCGCTGTCGCTGCTGTTGCCCGGGCTCTTCGCTCCGAGCGGCAGGATTTCGTCGGGAACTCTGCACGACAGAACCACCACAAAATCGGTTTCTGGGTCAATTAATTTGCGGTCAATTCCAATCTTAATAAGACGAGATAGCCGTATTTTGTCACTGCCGCGTTCATCCGAAAATTCAAAATGCGAATAACGATCCATGCCTCGTAACGTGGTCTCATAATTTTTAATAGTCTCCCTGAGCGAATGCATTATGAACCCTTTTCTTTTAAAGTTTGCCGGGTTCGCACGCAGTTCTGCGAGCTCTTGTTCGGCCTTTGTTTTTGCTTTTACAATCGCATCAATTTGGTCATGATTCCATTTCTTAAACTTTTCATATTCTTCAACGGGCTTACCGAGGCTTCGTTTATCCACCAGGCCAAACTCTTCTGTAATGTAGTCCACCTCGCCAGTTTGCGCATCAAACCTCGCAATTCCTTCAACAAATGCCGCCCCTTCGCAAAATAACGTTACGTCTGCAATTTTTTTTCCAACCCGATGGCAACGAAACCGGCAGTCGTGTTGTTCACTTGCTGGAACAACCGCCGCTCGCGTCTCGCAAAGCGCCCGTTTAATTACTTGTCGGAAGGCGTTCTTTGTTTTAGGTGGCTGCGGGGATTGCAGAAGAGTCGTCAGCGCATTCACGAGCATCACTTGGGGCGGGTCATCCGTTACTGTCAACCACATCGGTTTTCCGAACTTGGCGGACGTAAACGTGTCAACCTTGGACGTCTTTGTGATGACGCGGTTTCTCCGATAACTGCGGGAGCTCACCGCCTCTCCGGATGGGCCGAGTGGATACCCCATCACTTGATGCTCGAATACTGGGAGGGCAGGGTCATCGCCTTCACCTTGCACCACTGGAATCATTCCGTGTGCGTGGATAATAAAAATGCGAGGCGCACGTTTCATATCGGGAGACGATGGTCTTGGCGACGACGGCACGTGTCTTGCCGCCGCCAGTTGCCACGGCGGTTGTTGCAAAGAAAAAAGCTCTTGTTCCTCAATCCTTTTCAGAATTACATTCGACAAAAATAACAGGCCATCCGTCGTTACGTTTTGGCACACCATTTCATCATTGATCTTGAATGGCGCATTGGGCGTGGCATTGTATGCACGAATCGCGAGGATTAACAAGTTCATTGATGCGGGTTGGATGGGAAAGCCGTCGCCGAATCGTCTAGCAAGTTCACAAATTCCGTCATTAATAATATCCGCCAGGTCTTCGGTTAGGTCATCATTCAAATCACCGGCATCACTCCTCAAACGGTTGAATGCTTCCACTAGATGCGGATACTCGGCGTCATATTCTCCCCTAAAAATGGCCTTGCGCTGGTTCATTATATGCCGCACAATCATTTTGAGAGACAGGCCCGCCAGTTTGCTGTTAATGCTATCCATCAAAAACAATACAAGCAAATGGTTATATACTTAATTTGAGTATAAAAATATTTTATACTAAAATGATTTTACAATGCGTGTAATGCAATAACGTGCAATGCAATAATACAATACCGCAATGCATCTTAAAACCCGACGTTGTAGTTGTCCGCGCCATGACCCAGATCCGCCTTCTGGATGCTGCCCACATTGGACTCAATGGTCAGATTATCAAACGCGCACGCGCTCGTGTCCATGGCAGCCGCACCCATGGCCTCCGCAATCTCCGCCTGCTCGTTCTTCGCCTGGAACGCCACGTCCTCCATCTTGGCAATCATCTGCGGCAGATCCAGCATGACCTGGAAGCTGCTGGTGCCATAGTACCCCTCCTGACCGCACATGACGTTGGCCGAAATGCCGCGCATTTGATCCAGCTCCGCATGGCGCGCGGCCTTCAAGAACATCTCCGGCGTCTCCTCAAACGACGCCTTGGCAATGGGGCCAATGTTGTCGTTGTTGATGCCGTGCCGGAAAATGGACACCATGCCGGCACTCGCCGTCATGCGGTCGCACAGCAGGCTCAGGTGATGGTAATTGATGTACGTGCCGTCGTTCTCAAACACGCCCGTCATCTCGGTCAGCAGCGCCTCGCGCGCGGCCTCAATACCCAGCACGCTGCGAATCTCCTGAATGTCGTCGCTGATCGTGCGACTGACGTCAATGTAGTCCAGCGCCAGCACGTCCATCAAGTTGGTTCCCTTCGTGTCTAGAACCCACGTCTCCTTCTTCACGTACGCGCCGTCCTCCTTGTGCAACGTGTCCATGAGCTTGCGCAGCGTGACCTTGCTGATGTTTTTCAGGCCGCGCAGCACAATGTTGTTCAGCAGCTGGTCCTGGAACGCCTTCAGCAAGTAAATCTTGTCCGACTGATCCAGCGGGTTCTCCTTCGGCTTCAGCGGCTTCTTGCCGTTGATGTTGTTCATGCGCAGACGGAACACCAGCTTGTCGGCGTTGTAGTCGGCGTATATGCAGCTCACGTCGTCGCCGTGGCTGTTCTTGATCGCAAAGTGCACGTCGTCCATGGTGATGCGCTTGTCCAACATGGCCTCGCGGCTCATCACCATGCGGATGATCCACTTGGAACGCCCCGAATCATTCGCGTCGGCATCGTCGGCCTCAGGAATGCCCGCGCACTCGTTCAGCATGCGCTGGTACTCGTAATACTGCAACATCGTGCTGCGGTCCTCCTGAATCAGCGTGTTCAAGTCGTCGGGGTCAAAGCAAATGGACACGCTTTCCACCAGCTCGCTCAGCTGCGTGAGCTCAATCTGCGCAATCAGCTCCTTGGCGCGCTCGCAATCCGTCTCCTCGTCCTTCTTCAGGCAAATGGTGAGCGACGAGTTCTTCGGGTTCTCGGTGATGGACAACAACTCCTCAATGCGGGGCACACCGCGCGTCACGTTCGCCTTCATGGCAACACCGCTGCCCGCTGTGTGAAATGTGTTTAAGGTGAGCTGCGTTGTGGGCTCACCAATGCTCTGGGCGCTGATCATGCCCACCATTTCGCCTGGCGCGATGAGCGAGTTCTTGTATTTCAGCACGATCATTTCCAGCAGCACGGTCAGCGCCTTCTTGTTGAAGCGCTTCACCATGAGCAGGTCCTTCGGCGACAGGTAGTAGAAGAACATGACCTTGAACAGCTGGGTGGGCGCGCAATAGTGCATGCTTTCCAGGCGCTTGTAGGCCGCCTCAATCATGGCAAACGCTTCAAGCGGCGTGATGTCCACGATGGAGTTGTTGTTGATTTGCTGCAGGCCCTTGACATTGTTGATGGTGTGGGCGAATGCCACTGGCAGATAGACGCGGTCGTTGTTCTTGTTGCGGAACACGCGCTGAATCACCTTTTCGCGCTCCTCAATCATGAAGTCAATCCACTCCTTGCACTTGGCGTCATTCTCGTCCTTCTGCTTCTTCATGCGCGAAATGACGCCCTTGGTGAATGCCGCCGTGAACACCACGTCCTTCGGGTCGCTGCTCGGCATGTGGTAGTGCGCGTAAATCTCGTCCAGACCCAGGTTCACCAGCGGCACGATCTGGCTCTCCACTTTCACGGGGTCAATGCCGTCCTCGCCGTAGCTGAACTGAACGACGCGGCCCTTGTTGTTGCGCACCGTCATGTCGTACTCAATCTTCAAATCCTCCATGCCCTTGATGAGTCGGCGCTGGATATATCCAGTGGAAGAAGTGTCGCGCACTTGGAGTCCATTCGCCAAGCCAAAGTTGAGCGTGGTGGGAATGGTCAAATCATACATCTTGGGGTGATTCACGGGGTCAACGTATTCAATGCTGACAATTGCATCCAGAATCACGTCGTTGAGAACACTTTGACCATCACGACCATCATCCGTCCATGTTGTGATGGATTTCAAAACCTGGTCCTTCTCTGCATCGTCAAAGGTAATTTGCTGTGCAAATTGGCTTGCATTTTGACCACGAATCGTGAGTTGTGAATACCAGCCAGCGCAACCAGGTTGATCACCCACGATGGAAATCTCTGCGTGAATGCCTAAACGAGAACAGAGAAACGCAAAGTCTTCCACGAGGCGATGTTCGCCAAACGTGAATTCAATGGTGGATAATGCAGATGAAACAAACGCATGTTTTGAAAAGTACGACCCAATGAGACCCTTGATGTATTCCTTTCCTGCGACATACGATTCCGCTGGAATATGTTTTTCAATGGAACTGGCAGCATCTTTGCCGCGTTCAAATTCAGCCTCTGAATCTTCATCTGCACGGTAATTGCAAACATGCTTTGCCACTGGCACGAAATCGCCAACCTTGATTTCGTCCGTGTATTTCTCGCGAAACTCACCCAGTTCCGCATTCCAAACCAGCAGTGATTTGTTGGCGGTGACGGTGACATAGCGCCCAGCATGAGTCGTGATCTTGTACAATTTTTCTCCAGGGTCGTGTCTCGTGACTGCGCTCACGGTTTCCCAAGACACGTGGCCGTCGTAGTCCATTGTGACGATCTTGACGGGATGATCCAGCTCCAAATATTCCATGTTTTGCTCCGTCATGCGCTGCACTGATGAGGACGACGAAATGTGCGCATCAATCCATTCGCCAATTTTGACATACTTGGGCTCATCGTTTTCAACGACGACCACGGGGGTTTCCCATGTCACGGATTTGACCGCGGTGTCAATGAGACCCACGCGACCACCCATGGCGTGGAAGAAGAGCTCCTCCGGCGTGAGCCCCGAAATGAAGGAGTTCTCCACGAAGCCGCGCGCGCCCGGGGAGTCGTCGTATTTCGTGAAGTGCGGCAGCGTGCGGTTCTCAAACCCGTAGGGGATGCGCTTGCCGTCAATGAGCTGCTGCCCGAGGCACGCAATCATCTGCGAAATGTTCAAATCGCTGCCCTTGGAACCCGCCTTGACCATGGTCACGAAGCGGTTGTCCTTGTCCAAGCTCTTCAACCCGATTTTGCCCGAGTCGTTTGTGGCCTTGTTCAAAATGTTGGTGACCTGGAACTCAAACTCGTCCTCGTTGGTGTTGCCCGTCGCGTTCTCAAAGATGCCGAGATACGTCTGATCAATCAAGTTCTTCACCTCCTTCTTTTTCGCCGTGATGGACTGCGCAATTTGCTCGTTCGTGCTGCGATTGGCAATGAGGTCGCTGATGCCGACGCTATAAGCGCTGCCCTTCATGTACTCCGTGACAATGTTCTGCAGGTTGTCAATGAAGTCGGACGCCGCCATGTTGCCGAAGTCGTTGCAGGTGCGCGTGATGAGGCCGTTGCTGCCCCCGCCGAGCACGTCCTTGTCCAGCTGCCCGCGCAAATACTTGCCGTCCATGATCTCCAGCACGCCGGGCGACGTCGCAAAGTCGTCGTTTTCGCCGAAGCCCTTGGTCTTGTATTTCATGGTGAATGCGGGCATGATCTGCGACAGGATTTGGAAACTGGTGATGCGCTCCGCGTGAGAAGCGAATAGTCCCTCGTTGACGCCGCCGTACGCCATGAGCAGGTTCATGGCATCGCGCGGCGTAAACGACACGCCCGGGCGGGTCAACCGATAGGAACCGAGCAGCGAGTCCTGGAAGATGCCGATGATGGACTGATTTTTCGCCGGACTGATGATTTGGTACGGCACGGCTGCCAGGTTCTTCAGCTCCGCCTCGGCTTCCTCATCCTGCGGCATGTGCATGTTCATTTCGTCGCCGTCAAAATCGGCATTGTACGGCTTGGTGTCGCCGACGTTCATGCGGAACGTGTCGCCCTGGCGCATGATGCGCGCAATGTGACACATCATACTCATGCGGTGCAGCGTGGGCTGACGGTTGAACAGCACGCCGTCGCCGTCCATCATGTGGCGGTGCACAATGTCGCCGTTGTAAAGCACGATGTTATCGCGGTCGGCGTATCGCAGCGAAATGTTCTCGCCGCCCTTGCGCTCCAGAATCTTCGCGCCCGGGTACTCCTCCGGCCCGTTGCGCACCAGTTTGGTTAAAAAGCGGCGGTTCATGTCGTTCACCACCACCGGCTTCGTGATGTTCTTCGCAATCTTGAGCGGCACGCCGAGCTCCCGAATGGACAGGTTGGGGTCGGGCGTGATGACGGAACGCGCCGAAAAGTCCACGCGCTTGCCCATGAGGTTGCCGCGCACGCGACCGCCCTTGCCGTTCAAGCGCTCCTTGATGGATTTGAGCGGGCGGCCGGAACGCTGCGCCACGGGTGCCGCGCCCGGAATGTTGTTGTCCACCAGCGTGGCGCAGTAGTACTGCAGGACCGTGTGCCAGTCGGCGATGATGTTGGCCTGCGCGCCGTCGCGTATTTTCTCCTGCAGCGTCTTGTTTGCCTTGACGATGTTGACGATGATGTGCGTGAGGTCGTCCTCGCTGCGCTGCTGGCCGTCCATTTTGATGGAAGGGCGCACCGCCGGCGGGGGAACCGCCAACACCTGGCAAATCATCCAGTCCGGACGCGAAAACGCGGGACTGAACCCCATGAACGACACGTCGTCGTCGCTGATTCTGCGAAAGATTTTGAGCACAATGTCCGGGGTGAGCAGCATGTTCATTTTTTTGGCGTCTTCCTCGGATATGCCCTTGATGCCGTCGCTTTCCCACTCGGCGATCAGCGTGGCCAAATTTTCCTTCTTTATTTTTTTGGGCATGAGACAGCCGCAGCCGTCTTCATTGTCGTCGCCGCAGCGCTTGATCTTGCTCGCCACGCCGAACACGTACGACCAGCGCTCATCCGGCAGCATTTTCAGCGCTTGCTTGTGCGCATCCTTGCTGATGAGCAGTCGGCTGCATTTGATGCAAACGCATCGCAGAATCTTGTGCACGGTGGCCAAATGCTGGTAATAAAACACCGGGGCGGCCAATTCAATGCGGCCGAAATACCCGGGCGTGGTCATGTAGTCCAGCCCATCGGTGGGACAAAGCATGCCCGGCTCGGACACGCCCATGTACGGGCAAAACAATCCGCCGATGACGGGCTTGTTCCCCACATACGTGTCGCGACTCGTAATTTCCGTGACCGATCCTTTTCTGATTTCTTCGGGGGACAGCATACTAAATTGAATGCCAACGATTTTGGATACTCGGGGTTTGATTGAGGATGAGGACGCCATTGTTACGTTGAGCGTGTGTGGCGTGTGTGTGTCTTAAAAATGATAGAATCCTCCTTATACTTACTAAATAATATTTAGATTGTTTTTGCAATCAATTTTTATTAAAACCCGCCAGAGCGTATGATTTGAGCGTATGATTTGAGCGTATGATTTAATAATTGATTTATGAAAAAATTGAAAACAAAAATTGAAATATAAACACAATGCACTGATTACTTACAAAGAACAAAGAAGCCATGCCCGTCTACATTTCAACCGTGCCGAAGAAGCGAGTTACCAAATCAAAGAAACAAGAAGATGCTGCCCGCGTTTACAAGAACGGCAGTTTCGGTCCGGATCCCAATGCACCGCCCCAACCCCCGTCACCCGACAGCGATGCCACCACCGACAATGACCTTGATGACGCTTCCATTGCGCCAACAACCGAACCAGTGGTAACCACCGAACCAGTGGTAACCACCGAACCAGTGGTACCCACCGAACCGGTGTCATCAACCAAACTTCAAAAAGAACCAAAAACCAAATCTAAAAAAACAGCAGAGAAGGCAGAGAAGGCAGAGAAGGACAACTCATATGACCGTTTGGAAGTGAATCGTCTGTTGTCTGATTTGTTCCCTTCAACTTACATGACCGAAAAACTGAAACGGCTTGCATCTGCTGCCGCGTCTACGTCTACGACAAACATTCAAAATGGATCCAATCCCGATGATGCAATCGTGAACGCAATCCTTGAAAATGCATTCTCGGGAACGGACTCCCCAATATTGCCACCACCGGCAACAACATCAACAAAGGCAAATGCAGCAAAGGCAACCACAGCCACAGCCACAGCCACACCCACAGCCACATCCACATCCACAGCCACGGCCATAAAGGCAAATGCAACCGCGCCATCAACCCCAGCGCCATCAACCCCAGTGCCATCATCAAAGGCTACAAAAAAGGCACCAGCCGCCCCTGAAAAACAGAAACAGAATTTCAACATCATCATCCACGTTGAGCCAAAGCCAAAAAGATCGGATGACGCCATTTCTAGGCGTCTAGATTTCGGCAATAAAAAGACAACGCATGCCGACGACGAACCCGAGAACCACGACGACGACAGCGACGAAGACTACGTTCCCGACGACAGCGAATACGATGAAGACGACGATGAAGACGACGATGAAGAGTACGAGGACGACGATGAATATGAGGATGACGACAGTTATTCTTCGTCATCCGACGATGAAGACGAAGAAGAGGATTGCGAAGCATTGGAAGCCTTGCAGCAAAAATACATGGATGAATTGACCATGATGCAATCGTTGCGCGCAACCTACGAAGGAATGCTGGTCAAGGACAAAACAAACCGCGTCGTGTCGAATCAGCTGAAAACTCTCAAGGAATCCGAGGAAAAAATCAAGAAGGAACTGGACGAACTTACGCACAAGCAGAAACGCAAAAATTCAAAGAAGTTTCGCAAGCTGCTGCGCAGAAAGAGTTCCACGAACGACTTGGATTACTTCAAGAAGCACCTCACCATCCAGGAGCAGCGCGCACTCATTGACGAATTGAACGAAGTCACCAAAGTGACTGCAATTGAAAAGCCGTACAAGTTGACACTGCTGGAGTCCGACATTCCGCGCGACATGAAGGCCGTCGCCCTGCGCAAGGTTGGCATGCTGCAATACATGGAGCCGGGCTGCGGCGAGTACTGCAAGTTGAAGAACTGGGTGGATGCCTTCATGCAGATCCCCTTCAACCGAAACAAAAATCTCCCCATCACCATTGCGGACGGCGTGGATAAATGCCACGAGTTCATGACCGCCGCCAAAACCCATCTGGACACCGCAGTCTACGGCCTCAACGACGCCAAAATGCAGATCATGCAGATGGTGGGACAGTGGATCGCGAATCCCGCCGCCATCGGCACCGCCGTTGCCATCCACGGCCCCCCCGGCACGGGAAAGACGTCGCTGGTCAAGGAAGGCATCAGCAAAATTCTGGGGCGCGATTTTGCGTTCATTGCGCTGGGAGGCGCCACCGACAGCAGCTTCCTGGAGGGGCACTCCTACACGTATGAGGGCAGCATGTGGGGCAAAATCGTGGACATTCTCATCCGATGCAAATCCAGCAACCCGGTCATCTACTTTGACGAGCTGGACAAGATCAGCGAGACGTCCAAGGGCGAGGAAATCGTCGGCATCCTCACGCACTTGACCGACACGTCGCAGAATTCGCAGTTTCACGACAAGTACTTTTCGGAGGTGGCGTTTGACTTGAGCAAGTGCCTCTTCATCTTCAGCTACAACGACGAGAGCCGCGTCAACCCCGTGCTGCTGGATCGCATGTACAAGATTCGGACCACGGGCTACAGCACCAAGGACAAGACGTTCATTGCGCAGAACTACTTGATTCCGCGCATTCGCGCCGAGGTTGCGTTCGTAGAGGGCGACATCGTCATTCCCGACACCGTCGTGGAATACATGGTGGAACAGCACACGCTGAAGGAGGCGGGTGTGCGCAATTTGAAGCGCTGCTTGGAAACCGTTTACACAAAGTTGAACCTGCACCGGCTCATGCGCCCCGGCACGCAGCTGTTTGACAACAAGGAAACCTCGCTGGAGGTGTCGTTTCCTTACGGTGTGAGCCGAGAAGTGGTGGACAAGCTCATCAAAAAGAACGACTCCGACCGCCCCAACATGAACCTGTATTTATAGTAGGGAACCACGGTTCACAAGGCACATCGCAGTGCCTTTGGTGTCATGCATTTGCAAATTAAAATAAAAATATAACATTTTTTATTTTATGTGTTTTTTAATTACTTATTGATGCGGCTGTTGTGGTTGTTGTGGCTGCTGTGGCTGAACCAGCCCCTTGGACTCGCGATCCAAATAATTGGCGCGGTTGTCCAAGTTGGCGTCATAACTGGCATAACTGGAATACTGCGCGTTGGTTTGGTTTGGATAAAACGCGACCTTGTCGGCATTGTTTCCCTTGTTTCCCTTGTTTCCATTGTTACCATAAACGTACTCATTTGCGTTTGGCTGCTGGGTAGCGGCCTGGCGGTGACGAGGCGCGGATGGCGCCACGGGTGACGGCGCCACGGGTGACGGCGAACCGCGCACCATCATGTTTGCCAATCCAAACATGATCGTAAAAAACACCAAAAACGGGATGGCCACTAGCACCCATGCCACGGTTTTATACCCTTTGTTGCACAGCGTGTTCAAAATCCAGGTCCAAAACAGGAACCACATTATTTTCAAAACGAACACGTAGGTCGTGTTTTGAACCGGAGCCGACACGTGCCCCGCGGAATACACTTGAGTGTTTCCAGCGTTTTGAATCCAGGACACGACGACTGCCAAGAGGGAGATGACGAGGTACGTTAATGCGGGCGCGCACAACATGGCTGCTCCCCCCGAAGCCGCCGTTGATGACAGAGCCACAGAAGTGGTGGAAGAACTCATTGGATCGTGTTGCGTGTTGCGTGTTGCGTGTTGCGTGTTGCGTGTTGCGTGTTGTTGCGTTATGAAATTTCACTATATTATTATTATTCAGTCGCTTTCGTTTAAAACTCGGTGTTCAGCGTGCGGTTTCCGCCGCGCTGGTTCAAATAGTCCCACTGCTTTTGACTGGTGCACACGCACCCGGTGCTGGACGAGTAGTAGCTGGGGCAGCACTCCGGCTTGACCTCGTTCTGGGCAAAAATGAGGAGTTCGCCGGGGGGCAGGGGGATGGGGCCGCCCTTGTAATACTGTCCCGACTTGGTGTTGTCTTGGTTGCCCACCTGTTTCGCATAGTTGCGAGCCGCGTTTTCCCAACCGCCGTTCGGAGTGCCGGTATCCATGCTGTAATTCAGGGGGGCGCCATAATCGTCCGACCCCAGCATGGTTTGCTGCGTAAACGCTTCCTTAATCACGCTGCCCACGTCGGACGGCATGCCGCCGATGGAAAAAGAGGTGCAGCTGCAGAACAAATGGGATCCTAAAACGATCCCAATCACCACAAACAGCGCGATGAGTTCAACGCGCGCATGATATCCGAGAATCTTCAATTCCATGAGAAATAATAAGATAATAAGTTGAAATGACGATTATATATAATAAAAATATTAATATTTTTTATTATTGCAATAAAAAGCGGGCTTAACCACGAGAAGGTGGAGACGGAACCAGCGACAGACCCTGGATGTGCATGGTTTCCGCCAAAAAATGCGCAATGATGCCCATTGGAATGGCAATGGCAACAAATACGGCCGTCATGGCAATTGCAGCGGCAATGCCAAAAAACGGAATCAACCACAGCAAAACAGTCGCCGCACCCATTGCAATCAAAATGATCACTATAATTTCAAAAATTGAGTTCAACCCCGACTGAATGGTGTCGTACGTGCCATACAGGGTGTACAAGGACGCGGTCATGATGCCTTGAATTTTTCCCATCAGGTCGCGCGCATTCAATAGGAGGCCGACCACCGGCTGCATCACGTTCAGCACGCGCCCCATTATGTCTGCAATGATGGACGACAGCGCGTCCCGTATGCTGTTGATCAGCGTGCGCATCGCATCCAGCGCGGTTGCAATGCCGTGCAACGTGCTCATTGCAACCGATTGCGCGTAATACAGCGGGTCCATGAACGTGGACGAAATGGACTTCAACTCGTTTTGCACGCAGTACTCAAAATTTTCGTTTGTGAACTGGATTTGATCGTGGAACGAACCGCCCGGTTTCATAATGATTCCCGCAAACGGAATGTATGCGGGATTGCACCGGTAATCAAGCCAATTGACGCGGATCATTTTCGCGTTGGCGCGTATTTTTAAATACGCGTTCGCGCAACAAAATGCAAAAACGATGAGCACGGCCCACAGCAAATCGTGCACGTAATCGTCCTGCACTTTGTTCTTGTATAAAAACGACACCCAGGATGCTGCGTCTTCCATATTTTCTTATTAATAAATATCGTTATTTGTTTTTTCTGTTCCGCGTCGCGTCGCGTCTAAAGGGCGCGCACCGTGTCGCGTCTAAAGGGCGCGCACCGTTTGGCCGATGGGCCCGCCCCACGTGTTTTGCATGGTTTGCACGCTGGTGTCCAGCGTGTACATCATCGTGGTCATGATGCCGATGTTTTTGGCCATCATGTCCTTGATTTTAATCACCATGACTTGAATCTGGGTCAGCATGTTCAGGAACACCCCGAAAATGTTTTGGATGCTGCCCGTTAAATTCGTTCTAAAATCGTTCATAAAGCCGCGAACGTCGTTCAAGCTGGACGACAGGCCGCCAATGGTGCTGGTGGTGGCCGACATTAAATAATTCGCGGGTTCCATCAACACCGTCATGTACCCCGACTGCATCGTTTGCATGCACTGCTGAAAGTTCGTTTCGGCGTCGAACCCAAAAAACGATGCGGTCATCATGTAATTGGTGCTGCACTTGTACGCCGGCCAGTTGTCCTTGACATGCTTAATCATAATCAGCATGGCCAACCCAACGTCCAACCCCACATAATACGCTATGATCAACAGCGCTTGCGCGTACGTTGATATTTTGGATGGCGGGTTGGACTTGAACACAACCGGTGGCGCGACTGGTGGCGCAACTGGTGGCGCGACTGTTTCATTGCCTGACATTTTAATTTATTTATCACTATAAAATCCAAATATAATTTTATTTTGAAGTTGGATGCATTATGACAACTTGGTGTAGGATGCAGGAGCAGCCGGGTTGTCGAATGCGCGCTGCGCTGCAGCATTTGTCAACACGCGATTGCTAGCCAAGCTGTTTGCGTTTGCGCCAGCATTATGCGCTCCTGCAAATTGCGGCACGGGCATAACCGATGGAGTGGGACTCGCACTCGGAAACCCCCCACGCCTGGACATGGACCGCTTGCACTTGCGCTTGGACTTGGACTTGCGCTTGGACTTGCACTTGCGCTTGGACTTGCACTTGCACTTGCACTTGCACTTGCGCTTGGACCCTCCACTCACTTTTCTGCCCGATTGTCCCAAAACAACCGCATTGTGCGCAGCGCTTCGTTCTTGACCGGCAGCAATCACGCTGCTACCCGTGACAGTGGAAACGGTTGCAGGCATGGCGGTGCCTCCGGTTGAAGAATGAACCGTGGGGGTGGCAATTACCGCCGCATATGGATTTGCAGTTGCAGTTGGTGCTGGAGTCATTTACACGATACGATATGATATGTAATATAGAACTATATATTTTAAAAAGCATTTAAAACTGGCGCATTGTAATAATATATATTGTGCAATTACAAAATGAACAGCATGACCAGCATGGACCGCCTCCAGTTGGAAAAAATGATTCAGGCAAACGATGCCGCCGACAACACCTCTCAAATACGCGAACTGCGGCACAGCATGCTCATTCACGCCGATGTTGCCACCCTGATCAATTTGAAACACAATTACGCGCGCTTGGCTAAAACCAATCCCGAGCAGTTTGACATGATGTGCGTGAACCGGTGCACCTTTCTGTTCAACAACTACACCGACATTTTCAACAAGGTGAAAAAGGATGAAATTGATTTGGACATTTTAGGGCGACTGCTGGGCGTCCTAAAAATGATTGAAGACGGCAAAGTGGGGCAGCATGAAGCGTCGGTTGAAGTCGGCAGCCTGCTCAAACAAATTTACATTGACAGCGCACTAAAGAAATCGGAAAAACTGGACAAACAGCATGCGGGGTCTTCGGCTTCTTCGGATTCGTCGGCTTCTTTGCCCGCTCCAAAAAAGGTGTCGTGGAAGCAGTTCAAGGCGACGCATCCACCACCAAATTAAAAACTTTGCTAATATGTGCAAAATCAATATAAAATATACAATGCATTGCATTGTATGTATTCGTAAAATGTCATCCTCCCGAAACAGAAATAAAATATTGCTCATCGTGGAATCTCCCGCCAAATGCAGCACCATTGTGGGCCATTTGGGCGCGGACAAGTACGTGTGCGCGGCCACGTTCGGGCACCTCCGGGAGCTCGTCGGCTTGGCCGACATTGACACCGCGTTTGCCGCCGTGCCCCAGTTCCACGCGGTGGACTCCAAGAAAGCCCAGATTGACAAAATACGGGCGCTCGTTGCGGAGTGCAAGGAAACGTACCTCATGACGGACAACGACCGCGAAGGCGCCGGCATTGCGTACCACGCGTGCTGCTTGTTCGGCCTCCCCGTTGCCACCACCAAGCGCGTCGTGTTCAACGAAATCACCCAGCCCGCGCTGGAGCGCGCCATTCAGTCGCCGCAGCTGCTCAACATGGACGCCGTGCACGCGCAAATCGCCCGCCAAGCGCTGGACATGCTGGTCGGGTTCAAAATCACGCCCACGCTGTGGTCCCATGTTCGCGTGGTCAGTTCGGGTTCAGCGCTGTCCGCCGGCCGATGTCAGACGCCCGCCCTGCGCCTACTATACGACAACCAGTGCGCCATTGACGCGGCTCAAGGCCGGGCGGTGTATGACACCGTGGGCTACTTCACCAAGCTGAATTTGAAGTACGAGCTGATCAAGGGGCACGATGACGCCGAAGCCTGCGCCGCATTCTTGCACGCGTCCGCCGAGTTTCAGCACGTCATTCGCGCGCCGAAAATGCACCCGTTTTCTAAAGCCGCGCCGCTGCCGTTCACCACGTGCGCGCTGCAGCAGCAGGCCAGCAACGAGCTGCACTTTTCACCCGCCGACACCATGCTGGCGTGCCAGCACTTGTACGAGGGCGGCTACATCACGTATCCGCGCACCGACAGCCGCGCGTATTCGGCGCCGTTCTTGGAGCACGCCCGCGCCTACATCGCCGAAAAATGGGGCGACAAATACAACAAGCGAGAGGAGGAGGAGGAGGAGGAGGTCGACGGTGCGGTTATTCCTAAACCCGATAAAAAGAAACGCATTGTGGTGAAAAAGAAAAAGGCGACGGCCATGAATGCAGTCATTGCCGTGGACCCGGCGGAAGATGTCGTGGAAGCAGTGAAACCGCAGGAAGCCCACGAAGCGGTGCACGTCACGTCGCTGCACTGCCTTGAAGTGCCCGGCACGCTCACCCCAAAAGAGCAGCGCCTGTATCGCATGATTTGGCGGCACTCGGCAGAAACGTGCATGGCGCCGTGCACGGGAAGCACGCTGACTTCCTGCATCACCGCGCCCGAAGAGCGCGAGTACCGGCACTCGGTGGAACGCACCGAATTTGCGGGCTGGCGCATCGTTTCGCCGGCCAAAACGGATGAAAACAACGCAACCAACGGCTGGTCTTTTTTGCAGGCCGTTGTCCCCGACTCCGGCATAAAATACAACAAGCTGCAGTCCCGCATGCACCTGCACGACCTGAAGTCGCACTACTCGGAGGCGTCCCTCGTCAGCATGCTGGAAGAGCGCGGCATCGGCCGCCCCTCCACCTTTGCCAGCCTCGTGCACAAAATTCAGGAGCGCGGCTACGTTGCGAAACAGGACGTGCCCGGGCGGCGCGTTCGCGGCATTCATTATGAACTGGACGGCGGCGTTCTCAGCCAGTCAGCGGAAGAGCGCGAATTCGGCGCCGAAAAAAACCGGCTGGTCATTCAACCCCTCGGTCGCACAGTGATCGCCTTCCTGTGCGCCCATTTTGCCGAGCTGTTTGACTACGATTACACCAAGCGCATGGAACAACAACTGGACCAAGTGGCGTCCGGCCACAAACCGTGGAGCGACGTGTGCGCCGACTGCCTTTCATGCGTGGATCGCCTGCTGACTGCATTGCCTCCAAGCGCGAAGGATAAACCAGAGAAGGAAACCGCGGGCACATCGGGCACAGCGGGCACATCGGGCTTGTGCAGACTTCTCGGAAAATACAACGGCGCCGACCTCTTCCTGCGCACCGGAAAATACGGGCCGTATTTGACATGGGGAGATCAAAAAAAATCTCTCTCCCATCTTAAAAACAAAACAGGGGATGTGGACGAGGTGCCGTGCTCTTACGACGATGCAGTGCGCCACATTGAATCGTCCGCTACTACGACCCCGACTACTACGACGAATCCGACTACTACTACGAACCCGTCCATTTTGCGCGAAATCAACGCACACACCAGCGTGCGCACCGGACAATACGGCACCTACATTTATTACAAAAATCAAAAAATGACGACCCCCGCATTTGTTTCCCTGCGCGGATTCAAAGAAGACTGGAAAACGTGCGATCTGCGTTTGCTAGAGGCGTGGTCCGCCACCGTACCGGTGAAAAAGAAATAACGCGGGGATCCGCAAATAAATTTCTCATTGTGTTACATACCACGCACCACGCACCACATACCACACACCACATAAATGCGTAGCACATTTAACATACTTGCGCTGGTTCTGGCGCTAACCGCCGCTGACGACGTCCACATTCTCTCCGTGGGGGATTGGGGGTCCGCCGCGCTGGGCGGGTACCATTTGAAAAATGCGCAGAACACCGCCGCCGCAATGCAGTCCTATGTTAAGGCGAACACCCCCCGGCTCGTCTTGAACACGGGGGACAATTTTTATTATTGCGGGATTCAAAACGGCAGCGACCCGCAAATCAACGAAGATTTTGTCGGCCTGTTTGGATCCATTCAGTTGCCTTGGTACAGCATATTGGGAAACCACGACTACGGCTTCAATCCCGATGCGCAGCTGTGGCTGAACCAAACCATTCCTAACTGGGTCATGGACGGCCGCTACTATCACCGGCGCGCGGTCTTACGCGACAGTGGAAGCAACAACGGACTCGTGTTGAACGTCATTGCGCTGGACACCAACCCGTGCGTGGCCGATTACCGAGGCGAGGACCGCGCGAAATGGGATCCGTGCGGCATTCAATACCCCACCTGCGAACCCGTTCCGGATGTGTGCCGCTTCCATGAAAACATCGTGCAGCAAAACTGCACGGCGCAGCTCGCCTGGTTCCGCGCCACGCTGGATTCCATTGATGCCGACAATGAATGGGTGTTTGTGCTGGGGCACCACAAGGCGAACGAAATTAATGTGGAAAACTTTCAGGCGCTGATAAGCGACCCTCGGGTGCATTTATACCTGAACGGACACACGCACAATTTAGAACACTATTCCATTGGCCGCGATTCCATTGGCCGCGATTCCATTGGCCGCGATTCCATTGGCCGCGATTCCATGGATCCGAAATACATCACCACCGGTGCCGGTGGCATGGTGATCATAGGGCAAGAAGGGCACGAAGGGCAAGAAGGGCAAGAAGGGCAAGAAGGGCAAACCGCACACAGCATATGGTCAAAAGTCGTTACCGGTTTCACGTCGCACACGTTTACCGCAAACAACAACAACAACAACTATTCTAGCGTCGTCACCGAATTTTGGGACACTGAACAGAACGTGATCTACAATTTCACGACACAGCATCCCCGCTTGCAATTATAGACGACGACTGCGATGAGCCCTGCGATGAGCAGTGCGATGGTTGCCACCACTGCTGCTCCTGCTGCTCCTGCTGCTCCTGCTGCTCTTCCTGCTGCTTATCTTTGCTACTAATTCTTCTAATTCTAATTTTTTGGCCGCTACATCAGGTCCCAATCTTTCCATAAACTCAATGATCGTTGCTATGCGCGATTTGTTACGTTTACATTCTGGCATGTCGATGAAAATTTGTTCAATACGCTTATTCAAAACACTATCCGGGTTAGATTCATAGTCATAGCATGCCATAAGCTGTATCTGCACATCATGCAAATTATCCGGATAATGTTTCAATCGTGCGAACCAATCGTTGCACTTGGGTGCTACTTGTAATAGTTCTTCAGCTTCTCCATGCATCGCGTTGATACTTGCGCGCAGTCGTCTATCTACGTCCTTAATCATAGCCTTAATTTCATAGCAGGTAAGCACTGGCTTTTCAAAATGATCTATCAACAATATCACTTCTTTCATCGTATAGTGCGATTTGAAGCGGACTCTCTCATCCGTGATTCCCGCCATATTTATAAGATCTCTGAATACCGTGCTTTTTGTTTGTTGTTCTGAGTTTAAAATTTTCAAAACGGCGGGGGTCTTAAAGGCTTGGATTTTATTGAACGACCCTATTACCATCTGCGCATTTCTTAAAAACAAGGTGACACTTTCCTCATTTAATGTGACATGTATCCCGTTACTATAAAATTTTCCATAACCAATATCAACCATAAATCTTTCGAATTCAATTATCGCCGGCATAGCGGCTGCAATGTCCCTCTCGCATCTTTCAATTAATTCTGCGCATTTTACATTTTTAGCATGTTGACCCGTCAATCTGTCAAGAACTTTAGAGGATAGTAGCTGACGCAAAGATTGCATTTTTGTGTTTATACAATAATGTAATATTTATTTTAATATTTTATTGCAAATGAATTACTTCATTTATGATTTATATTTATGATTTACGATGAAAGCACAAACGGCGCGCGCAGCTGCTTGGATCGCGCAATCTCGTCGCGGTACGTGTACAGCGCCACCGTGAAACTGAAGTTCTGCCCGCCGAAATTCACCAATGCGCCGTCGTGGTACCGGAATTTGAACTTGAGTTTGCTCAGCTTGTCCAGCGGCGGGAAAAACGTGGCGAACCCCTGCGTGGTGTCCCGCGGTTCGTCCCCGTACATGTACTCCAACGAGGACACAATCTTGGTCGGCTTGGTCCGCAGCGGGATTTTGGCAAACGCCGCATTCACCACGCCGTTGTAATCGTTGTTCCGGCTGCTGCTCGTGTGCGCCGAATACGGCTGCATTTCGTCCAAGTAGTTGTACTTGTCAATCTCCACGTACATGTCCGAGGCTCCGTTCAGGCTGGGCGGGTTCGGCGGCACCAGCACGTAGCCCGTCGCCCCCGGTGCAACCGTGAGCCACTCGTACCCGGTCCCGGCCGGAACGTAGTACACGCGCTGACTGCTCGGCACCGCGGCTGCGATCGCGTTGTTGGGCGAGGGATTACTGCCGCACTCGTTCGGCAAGCACTTCACGAACCCCAGGTTGTATCCCAGCCCCCAGTTCGTGTACTGGTTCCAGCGAATGGTGGCGCTTGGACTCGGCGCAGGCGCCTGCACGGAAGCGCACGGCGCATAACACGGCTCCTCGTCGTAGCTTTCGGACGCGCTGTAAACGAACGTGAACGCGTCCGACGTGTTGCCGAACAGCAGCCGTTGGCGCACCTCGTCGTAAAACACCCGGAAATTGTCATACGCGGACAAGGACGGTAACAATGCACGAACCGCCAAATTCAGCTGGTTCTGCATCTCGGCGGCCAGCTGCGTCGGACTGTAAAACCCCGGCGATATTGTGACAACGATGGGATTTGTCTGGCCGTATCCTGCCATTGAAATGTTTGCCGTGAACGTGATTTTGGTGTTTTGGGCTTCATTTGAAATCGTGTAGTAGTACGTGGGAAAACTGTACTCCACCAGCGCAATCGTTTCCACGCTGGTGTAGGTTTGCGGCAGCTGCAGCTCAAAGTGGTTGGCGTTCGGCCACTTGTTGATGTCGCGGTCTTCCGAATGCACGGTGATCAGCTTGCGATTCACGGAAAACGTTTGCTCCCTCGGAATGAGCGGGTGGTCGTTTTTTAGCACGTACTTGCTCATGTGTATGGGTCTATATATTACATGCGCATGTTTATTTTTAATACTTTATCGCACGCCTTTTTTAAAAATATATAATCATTATAATACTGAAATGAACGCTAATCGCCCGGCGCTGTTGAAAACGCTGAATTATTTTCCGGTTGCCGGATTCTTCATCAAAATGATCATGGACGGTGCAACCGGGGGCAGCATGACCGCCGCTTCTTCCATCATTCGCGATTCATGCATCGCGCTGTATTTAGCGTGCATGATTTGGTTTTTAGTTTCATCACCGGACGCCCCGCCTAAATTCGGAATTTTTGTCGTTTTTACAACGTTGATGGTCTATACGGCATCCATCGTCATGAATGCATCCCGCATCACGCTCATTGACAGCAACAAGATTGACCTCACGTCCGACTCTTTCTGGGTGTTTGCCGAAATCATCATTTTGTTTTCGTACATGTCGGGATATGTTTTAAATCAGGCGTCGGGCTCCACGTGGCTCACGGGTCTGCTGTTGGTCGCAAGCATTCACGCCATCATAGTTGGTTTAAACTTTCGGTACCTGACAGATGGACCCACCGACGATGCCACCCTCAGTTGACGTTGACACGACCATACACGTGCATGCGCATCAGCAGCACGAAGATGCCGAGCGTGAGAAAAAAACTGATCAGCACGAATATGACCGAGAGATAAATGTAGGGATAAATTTCTTGCATAATCACGTCAATTACGGGATGGAACAGCTGTTTCAATTCGTGCTTCACATCGTCGCGCTTCATCACTTGCAGGCACTGCTCAATGATCTTCTCTCGCATCATTTTTTTGGAAGGGGGGAGGGGGGGGGGGTAGGCTGAAGTCTGAAGGTGGAGTTGAAGTTGGAAGTTTGTTTTTATATTTTTTATATCATTGTGCTAAAAAATATACGTCATTCCTGCGTGTTTATTTTCTCTAAATGCTCCAACAGCAACCCCCCAAATACTTCGCAATACATTACATGTCAGACCAAGTGCATTTGCCCGATGCCGCATTTGAACACAGCCGGCTGCATTTAGCCCCCCCGAACGGTCTGCAGGGCGGCGCTTACTTTGCCATGCTGTACTACAAGGACTCCCCCCTCTACATTCAAACACCAAAATGCACGTCGCGCCAAGCCGTGGTTCCCGGAAAGCGACCCTACATTGACCTCATGTTCAGCAGCAACGACGTGACGTTTTTGGAATGGCTGGAGGCGCTGGAAGCAGACGCCGTTCGCCTCATTTACGAAAAACGCAACGCGTGGATTAGCGCCGACCTAGAAAAATCGGACATTGAAGCAGGGTTCACGTCCCCGGTTCGCCCGTACAAGGGCGGCAAGCACTACTTGATACGAGCCCACATCCAACCCGCCAAAACCCAGTCCTGCTCCTGCTCCGTGTTTGACGAAAACGAGCGCCCCGTGTCGGTGGATCACATTAAGGCGGAACATCAAATGTACACCGTGCTTGAATTCCAGGGCATCAAGTTCACGTCGCGCAGTTTTCAGCTGGAAGTGGCGCTCAAGCAAGTGCTGCTCGTGTCCAACGTGCCCATTTTTCAAGCGTGCGTCATCCGTAAACCCAATGCCGCGCCTGTTACTACTGATATTGTTACTACTGATCTTGTTAGCACTACTGATCTTGTTAACACTCCTCTTGACGCTGCGCTTAGTACTGCTGCGCTTAGCACTACTGCTCTTGTCGCTCCACTTGACGCTGCGCTTAGTACTGCGCTTAGTACTGCGCTTAGCACTAATGATCTTGTCGCTCCGCTTGGTACTGCGCTTAGCACTACTGCTCTTGTTAATACTCCGATTAGTACTGCGCTTAGTGATGCCGATGTGTTGCAAGATGTAACTGCAACCAGTTCAACCAATGTAAATGTAAATTCGGACTATGTAACTGCAACCAGTTCATCCAATGCAACGTCATCCAATGATTCCAATGTGCTTCAAGAAATAAATTTGGATGTTTTAGAAGAACTGGAACACATGCACCTCAAACTAAAAAAGCCAACCGAAGTGTATTACAACATGTACCGCAACGCAAAACAAAAGGCCAAGGATCTTAAGAAGGGTGCGATTGCCGCATATTTAGAAGCCAAACAAATCAAATCGGCGCACATGCTGGAAGACAGCGACAGCGATGACAACAGCGATAACAGCGATTACAGCGATAACAACAGCGAATTCATGCAATAAATAATAAAAGTTAAAACAAAAAAATATTTTATCATCAATTTTATATAACAAACAAAACACAATGAACAATTTATTATACATGCTCAAAAATCACTTTGCTGTGATAATTTTAGGAGCGATCGTTTTGTATTGGGGGTTGTCTCAGTATAAGGCTTCGTCCGAAGGCATGGCGCTGGTTAACCCCAACCAAATGTCCGCCCAGAAGCGCAAGCAGTACTACCAACAGGCCGCCGGCCAACACACCGCCGACATCGGCAACGTGCATCCCGCAACTGGTTTAGAAAACATTCAGTACGCACCCTCCAACGGTGCCGGCACCACCATGCACGGGCTGCCCCCCAGCTGCACCCCCCAGCAAACCGTGGACCCCATGGAGCTCCTGCCCAAGGACGTCAACAGCCAGTGGGCTCAGCTCAACCCCACCGGCGCCGGCGATCTTAAGGGAGTCAACCTGCTCAGCGCCGGCGCCCTCATCGGCATTGACACCATCGGCAACACCCTGCGCAACGCCAACCTCCAGGTTCGCTCCGAGCCCCCCAACCCCCAGCTCAACGTCGGTCCTTGGAACAACACCACCATCGCCCCCGACCTGATGCGCGTGCCGCTGGAGATCGGCTGCGGCGGTCAGTAAGCATTTAACGCGCGCACGCAAAAAAAAACATAACTAAATAAATAAATCATCAAATCCATTACAATGATTTATTTTATCAATTTATGCCACGCCGCGCATAAATTCAGTTTTTGAATTATTATGTGACATGTGTATATGTAATTAATTACAAGCATCAAATTAAATAATGAGCAGCAACCGCATGCAAAAATTCACTTATGATAATGGAGATAAATATCATGGCCATTTGAATGCTAGGGGAGAACGGCACGGAGCTGCAAAGCGCTACTTCAATGCGGCAAACGGTTCAGAATACGTAGGCAATTTCCGAAATGACATGAGGGATGGGACCGGCAAGTGTAACTGGTCAGATGGGACGTGGTACGAGGGTGAATGGCAGAATGACAACCCGCACGGGAATGGAAGAGGCATCATGCTCCATGGTCAATATTTCGTGGGTCGGGTAGAAGGAAACAGACCAATTGGAAATATCCTCATGCAGGTCCAATGCGTGGTTGATGATTGTCATCATGCTCCACCGCTTACAGTGAGCCAGCGGCTCATTTCGCGCGAGCTCGCGACAATGCTGGGCCGCCCGGCTGGAGATTGCGCCTTATTTTTTGCAACTTTCAGGACGCCAAACTACGATGGTTCGGGTATGATTGATGGCATAGGAACACTTGCCGACGAAGAGAATGGTGGTCCAATAATTAGTGGTATGTTCCGCGAGGTCGGTCATGAACTTGGCATAGTTGAAATTGATGCTGATTTCGGTGTCATGCCACCTCTTGTTCCTATCCCGCAAGAGGAACTAGCACTTGCAGTAGAGAGCCGAGCAGCATTAAAAAAACAAGACCAGCTTGCACGATTAGCTGCAAGGAAAGCTGAGATTGCTGCACAACGTCAACATAAACTTGATGAATTTAGGAAAAGCAAAAGCAAACCCGACGGCGGTCGTCGTAAATCTAGACGCAAAATGCGTCGCCACCGCACCCAAAAATCCAAATAACAATTTCATTTTCATTTTATATCAATTAAATTATTGCATAATATAAATGAAACTGAATAAAACAAAACGTCGTGCAAAGCGATTTAAGCGACGGTCACTAAGGCGCGTTGGAGGTGGGATATTAACAAAAACGTACCCTGACAAATCAATAACTGGTGATTTTGAAAAACCAACAAGAATTAAAGGAGATGCTAGAATTAAGTATACTGATGGACACACTTATGTGGGCCCTTGCAATTCTAACTTGAACCCGCACGGGAGAGGCACAATGACCTTTCAAGATGGAACCGTATTTGTTGGGGAGTTCAATGACGGCAATAAATCTGGAGTCGGTACAATTAACTACGCAAATGGAGCCGTTTATGAAGGCGAATTCGCGGAGGATGCTCCACATGGACGGGGAAAATACACTACGCCTAAAGGCGTATATGATGGCCATATACATTATGGCCATAAGCATGGGAGAGGCAAAATGACGTTTCCAAACGGAGACGTTTATGAGGGAGTTTTCAATAAAGATAAAATTACAGGACCAGGTATTCTCACCAAACCTGATGGGACCGTGGTGCATGAAGGCAAATTTAGAGATACGGACCATGGGTTATTTGGCGTGAGTGAAATAGAAGACGAAATGCCTCCAATGGAGATTGTTGCAAGTCATTCAGGTTTTACCCCAGCCCAAGCGGCCGCACTTCACGCCCAATCGTCGGCAGATGTGAAAGCTCACAATCTAGCTGTAAAAAGAGCACAGATTGCAGCAAATGTTGCAGCAGCACGTCTAAAACAATTAGATAAAAAAAAAACACTCGCTCGCATTCTCAGTGGCGAATACGCCGACGCACCGGCTTCTGTCATAGCTGCTGCCCTCAGCCTCGACTAAATAATCAAATAACTATATAAATATTTATTATTTATCACAATAATAGATTCATAATAATAATAATAACAACTAATGTCTCAATCAGAATCGGTTTCATCAGGACTGACGTTATCTAGTCTCACGTTAGAACAGCGCATTCAGCGCTGGGTGCATCTTGACAACACCGTCAAGCAGCTCAACGACCAAGTGCGCGAGTTGCGCGAGTCCCGCAACGACGTGGAATCCAGCATATTAAGGCACGTGACCGACCATAATCTGTCGCACGCCACCGTTCGCCTAAAGGACGGCACGCTCAAATTCGCATTCAACGTGAAACAACCACCCGCACTCACGCTCGCATTCTTGGGCGAGGCGCTGGGCGAGTGCTGCCCTCCGCAGCAAGCTGCCGCCATCATGCAGCACATTCGCGCCAAACGCGACGCCGCCGCAAAGCTGGTGCCCGAAATCCGCCGCGCGGGCACCTCCTAATGTTCCCGTATATATGATGAATTATAACATCATATATATATTAGCATATATTAGCATATATTATTAGCATTTAAAATGAAGTCCATTTTGCACTCGTCGCTGCTGTTTTCCATCGTGGTGCAAGTAATAACCGGCGTCATTGAAGTGCTGGCGCTCTTCGTCAAAACCCCGCCCGGCATGGCGCTCTTGATTATAGCGATAGTAATTATAATATTGCACAAAAACATCAATTTTGAATTTGTGAAATATTTTGCATATGATAATCGTAAAGATAAACATAAATTAAGACTTGTGCAGTATAACACAAGATTTTTGTTTTCAAAATCAAATAATTGCCCAGGAAAGGGGTGTGATTGGAAAAATGAAATTCAACAAAATAGTCATTTCGTTAAAATTTCAAATATAATAAAAACAATAAACCCCGATATTATTAATTTATGTGAAGTTAACTCTAGTAAAATTTTGAATAAATTGGTAATGTCGTTGCACGATACTCGCTATAAATATTATTGGTCGGAGTCAGACCCAAATTTTATTGATCACCACATGGGAATTGTTACACGCATTGAACCATTAAAAATGTATAGAACAACCGATGAACACAAATACCCACTACAACATTCAAACTGTAATTTTTTAGGGGATGGCGGCATTGCAGATTTACCCAGGCATTATATCGCAAAATTTTTTATTAATAATATGAATATTATTATAATTGGCGTGCACTTAAAATCACAACCGTTTGTGCCTGAAAGATGTGCTATAAGAGAAGCGCAGGCAATGATAATACAGCAACAAATATTAAAATATTATCACAATCATGAAATAATAGTAATCGGTGATTTGAATGATTACGATGATGACATCATTGACTATGCAAATAGTATTCCCAAATCGGATGTTCTATCTATAATAAAGGGCGAGTCGGGCCACAATCCTATAAATTATAAGTTATACAATACATCCACTTTTTTACACAAACGCGAAAGAATTACAGCGTCATACATGGTTAGCCCAAGAAGCAAACGAGCTTCGGCAATGATAGATTTTGTTTTAGTAACAGAAAAACTTAAAAAGTATGTAACCGATGTTGATATCTTTACACAATATGAAGGAACCATCGGTGAAGACAATAATTCAGATCATTACCCTATAATAGTAGATTTTGATTTCACGTAACTATCCCTATCTATAATAATTGTGTGACTCGTGTACTGCATTAATGCGTTCGTCCTCAACCCATTAATGACACAATGGCCTGCTTGCACACCGGGCACTCGCGCGGCTTCATCAACTTCAGGTAGCACTCGCTGCACGCAATGTTGTGCGCGCACGGACTGAACCGAATGTTCTTCGCGTTTTCATAGCACAGGATGCACTGGTCCTCCTCCACACTGGTCTGCACTGTGCTGATTCCGGGCGGCAGCTGCAGCTGCAGCTGCAATGAGGACGACGCGTATGAAGGCATTGGCAAAATTGGCTGCGCTGCTTGTGCTAATTGCGCCACCGCTTGCGGTGGCGTGACAATCATGCCCGGATCCATGGTGATGCGAGTGTAAAACCCGCGGAAGCCGGCGCGCGCGCCCTCGTGGTCACAGATCCGCACCCGCGTGCCGTGCGCGTCATTTCTCTCGTAATACACGCTCCCGTTCTCGTTCCGAGAGATGGAGAAAATAATGTTGGGCGGCAGGCCGTCCAAATCAATGTCGGTCACGGTTCGGTTGGACGACCCTCGCTGGAAAAACAGGTGCGACGAGTACTTGGACGCGTAAAACTTGCGCTCGGGGCGCGCCGGATCGTATATGAAGTCGCGAAACGCCCACATCTGGTAGTTGCGCGCGGGGTACCAATTCACCGGCTCCGCATCCTGCAAAAAAACCTTCACGTCGGCGCAGTCCACGATGGGATACACGTCCCCCGTGTCCGAGCACTGGATGCGGGTCGGCATGTAGTGGTTGTTTTCCTCGCGATACACGAGGAACCGGTTTTCGTAATTGGAGGGAACCTCGGGGGCGTACATGGGACGGGCTTTGTAATGCAGATACGCCGCCGCCCATTCGGGGGGCGCAGGCACCCACTGCGTGGACCCAGCCATCTGAACGCGAATGTCCGAATAGCGATTCATTGTTTGCATTGTGCTTACATAATGCATTGCATTTATATAGGTTTAAAAATTATAATAGTATATTAATACACCGTACAACATGACCAGCATTAAGCACCTGATTTCCCCCTTTGCATTGTGGCTGCCGCACACACCACCCCCCATTGCATATAAAGCGCTGTCTAGACCCATGTGCAACTGCGACTCCGACGACGAGAACGACTTTGGAATGGCACCGGAATGCGCGTTCGTTTGTGACCCGTTTAACAAGTTTACGAAGGCCCCAATTAAGCGCACAACCAAAAAACGGCACCCACACTCGCGCGCGAAAAAAACACACACTAAACGCATTGCACCACGGGAATAATGGTTAAAATTATTATATGCATTGAGTATTTCAATTTAAAAATAAAATATTGTCTGATATTATATACTAAACCCAATCACAATGATAGCACCAAGCGCAGCACCAAGCGCAGCACCAAGCGCAGCACCAAGCGCAGCACCAAGAGCAGCAGCAGCACCCGGATCGTCTTTTTCGTCGGGTTTGATTTGGAATTGTTCGGCTCCATGCAACACCAATTGCAAGGCGGTTCAACCCTGCACTGGATTCGTCGGAACGCGCCCCACAACCTCCACGATTGGGTTGATACGCCCCATGTAACTACCCAATCCGGCCGGCGTGATTATATTGCAATTAAGTTTCAATCCAATTGCAATATGGTTTATTGTTTATTGTTTATTGTGTATTGTTTATTGTTTATTGTTTATTGTGTATTGTTTATTGTTTATTGTTTATTGTTTATTGTTTATTGTGTATTGTTTATTGTGTATTGTTTTAAGCGCTCCACACGTCGTTGTTGAACGGCGACACCAGGATGTCGCTCAGCTTCGTCTGCCAATACGCCACTCGTTGCTGCTTCTCCACGTCCTTCAGCGTCTTGGGATAAATGGAGGCGGTTTTCATGTCGTCCGCCTCCGCGGCCGTGATTTGCGGCTTGAACCCGTAGCAGTTGATGCCGAACCGCACGTCCGGGTTCGCAATGAAGCCGCCGTTGATGCCCGGACGCCCGCAATCGTTTTCGTGCCCCTTAATCTTCTGCAGCCGGCTCCACGTGTTTTTCTGCGTGGGAAACAGCGCCATCTGGTTGGCCGACCAGCCGTAGCTGCACCATTGTGCGCCGTTGCCGTACGCCTTCTCCACTTCGTCGTACGACGCCAGCCGCGCGTCAAACGCCTTGCACACGTCCTTCGCATCGTCGTACGTGTACTCGTTGCCCGGCACATGAAACACTTGCTTGAAGTACCGCAGTTCGGGCACGGTGGTTTCGGAGTCGCCCTCCGGCTGCTGCACCACGATGTCCACTTTCGGCTTGTCGCTGAACAAGTCCTGCACGCTGGCGACAATGTTCACGTTGAAAAAGTACTGGTACCCGTTGACCATCAGCAGCACAATGAACGTGCCCCACATGATGACTTCCAGCAGCTTGGCGCCGCTGCTGACGGTGCCGACGGGACCGCTGGTTCCCGTTCCGCCCGGCATGGTGGAAAACACCATGTAATAAAGGAATATGGTGACGGTCAGCACCGCAATCATTATGAGCTTCCCGTTGGTGCTGGTGCTCGTGGCCGCGTTAATATATTCCAGCGGGTTTTGACCAATGCCGGTCACCGAATCATACGACACGTTCATTGGAAGCACAAATGCGGTTGAAGGGTTGGCGATTATGTATAAAATTATGAAATATTATTATTATTGCGGTTGTTGTTTTTGACCTTGCGATAAAACAAACAGTACGGCAAATTGCTGATAATGGATTCGTTTGACGCCAACGGCACCTCCTTCACATGGGTGTCGTTGCAGCCGTACCATTTGCCGTTTGCGTTTCGGATCGTGGCGGTGTAGTGCCCGCCCATCGGCGACGCACCGTGATGGTTGCACACCCCGAACAATTCGTACACGTAGCTCGCCCGATTGTACCCGTGCACGTACTTGGAAAAATCGGCGCGGTCGCACGGCACTTCTATCGGCACTTGTATTTTCCGCGCGTGCCCCCGCGCATTCATTTCAAAGCGTTTCAACACGACGATGAACACGTTCGGCAAGCTCCAAAACGACAGCCGCTTTTGCACGTCCTGCTTCTTGCCCGTGGCTTCGTTAAACCACGCGTTGTCCCCGCTCAACACCTCGGACGCGCAATGGTGATCCAGGCAATCAAACAGCGACACCGCCCTAAATGCATTCGCATTCGCATGGTGGCTCGGAAACGACAGGTTCAAAATGCAGAAGGGCTCCGGCTTCGTGCTCAACGCCGCATCGCATGACCCCGCCGCGGGCGTTTCGGCCGCTTCAATCAGCGACACCTGCACCCCGTAAAAAATATTCAGCACTTCCGAGTACTGCTTTTTGTACATGTCCGACATCATGTCGTAGCACTCCTTGGCCGCGCGGTCGGTGGCGTTGCGCGCAACCCCGCGCACCTTCATCTCCACCTCGCGGGACAGCGCGGTGTGGAAGCAGTCCATTAAAAACATCAGGAACTCGGCCACGTCGTTCTGCTGAAACCCGGAAAACAGGTCCATGTGCTTGATCCGGGCAATCTTCTGCATCGCCGACACAAAGCCGCCCGGCGCGATGATGCAGTTGGTGGACCACAGCATCGCGCGCAGCTTGTCCCACTCGTGCAGCAGCACGGAATCCACCTTGCGGTTCAGGCGCGCCTTGTACTCGCCGCCGTTCTTCGAGAGAAACTCATTGAACTCGTACGTGTGCGACAGAATTTGCAGGCACGCGTTCACGTAGCACGTGTTGCCCATGTTGCCCAGACCGCTCAGGCCCTTGCCCTTGTACGCCTCAAATGCTTCGGTCATATCGGATGGTAATCAATGGTTTAATTCAACGACTTGTGTTTATGCACCTTTTTTAAATGAATATATGCGTTAGGATGCGATGAGATGCGATGCGATGCGATATAATGGGTTTCATTATATCCCATGAATATAACATGAATATCTCTCTTCATCCACATTACATGATGGTTCCAAATGCATTGGGGGAATGCCGTCATCCGGCAGATGCACCACATGCGTTGCATCTCTTTACATCTTTCAGGAATCTTATCCGAGAGAAATTCACATTAAAATGAACAATGAACACACGCATACACACACCACCACACATATACATCCCAGTTATTTTTGATAAATTTGGAGTTGCAGTTTAAGGTTGTCTTCTTTTAGAGCGCTCATTTCGTTCTGCATCGTCAGCCGTTGAATCACCATGTCCTTTTCCAACAGGGCGTGCTTGTGCTGCATCTGCATGTCCTTGATTTCGGAACGCAACACTGCAATCGTTTCATTCAGCTCCGCAGTCGCCCCTGCATACTCCTTCCCAATGCGACGGTACGATTTTTGCATGTGCTCAAATTGTTTGTCGTTCAACACAATCAACTCATTGTAGCCCGGGACGCACAGCCGCGTTCCGTACGCGCTGCATTCCTCTTCCACTTCATTTTCCGCTTCCGACAAGTACTTGATGTCTATGTTTTGAAACCACTTCACGTCCACCGTCACGCCCGGCAGCTTGGAATACGCTTGTTGATGCTCTCCGATGCGACGAGCAAAGTCCCGGGTGAATCCGTATTTGTAAACCACCGAGTCGTCCGGAATGGGGTCGCTGATTCCAAATGTCGCGCGCACATCGCGCACCTTGCCAAGCGACAACAAATAAATGGACGGGAAATTGGACGTGTGACTTTTAAATATAGCCTTGTATGTTTTGAGCGAAATGTTGCAAAGGTCGGTGCCCAGCTTCACTTTTTGCTCCTTTGAACCCATCTGGGTTGTGAAGAGCATCTGAGTTGCCCATTTTCTGAAAAGGGTTGCATTTTTGTTTCGGGACACGAATAAAACACGCAACAACCCTTCATATGTTAGATACAATGTCGTGCTTGATAGTTTATTCGTGTTTTTCGATACATTTTGTGTGTATCGATTAAACGTGATGTAATCAATCCCGCGATTGTATCCTCCCTCCATGTTAACCAAAACATGATTCAAACTTGGCATTTCAAACCCAATGCTGACATGTTTCACCTTGAAATAAATATTGTCTTCGTGTCTTTCTCCTCTTGTTTCAATCTCAATGACGCGTCCATCCACATCATGGAATTTTTCAGCATCACTTAGGTATAGGATCGGTGGAGCGTCCTCTGCCACTTCATTCATGATTTTGTTTTCTGCTTCTACTTCATTCATCACTTTGTTTTCTGCGCTTGCGCTCATCACTTCGTTTACGGCTACACTCGGTGCGCCTGTTATGCCAAAAAACCGGTTCGCGTTTATCCAATTCGTGGATATCAACAGTTGCGCCTTTTTGCATTTGTCGGTGGAAAGGTTCCACCCCTTTCCCTTTTCCATGGTTGCGTACAAATAATCGGTCGCAGGAATCTTCTTTCGGTCTATGATTCGGCGCGGGGTGGTGGTGAACCCCTTGAAAAACCCGGGATTCAGGGTCAGCATGTCCTTTGAATTGTGGTAGCTTGCACCCTCAATGTGTATCACGGGAAGGATTGAAAGAGTGACGTTGCTCATGGGGTTGTTTTCGGGGATCATGCATACACTACGCGCATTCCTTTATATGCCTATTTTTATACCATTTTCTCTCTAGATCAAATTGAGACAATGGCGACATTGCAAGATTATCGCACCATCATGGTGCCATTATTCCCCGCCCGAAAAAGTTCCGCAAATCACCTAGCGCCGCGCGTTTTTGTGCAAAAAGGTTTTGACATATCGATTTTAGGACATTTTTTTTGTCCATTTCCTGGAAATTTTTTCGAGTCTTGAACAAAGTAAATCGAAATATAACAAAATTAAATCATGTATATATATGTGGTAATTCGGAGAGCATAATGGTCACGCGAAATTGGAGGACCCCAACGGTGCATTTTTCGGCCCAAAAAAAGCTTAAAAAAAGGCACCAGGCGTTGAAAAAAACGTTCTATGTATTTTTGAGTTTTTAGAACAAAACCTTCAACGCTAGAACGTTTTTTTCAACCCGATTAGAACAAATTATTCAACGCATTCAACGTTTTGATGGGTTATGTAGGCATATGTCCACTCGTATTGATCGCATATGACATGGCATATCATGTGGCATTTGATTGTGTAAAATGATAGAATATCATAGAACAACTTATTCAATGCAGTGAAAATAATATAAATATAATGTGCATGAACAATATATTGCATTGGATTACATTGTGTGATGGAGAAAGAATCTTTTGCATGCAACAATTGTGGAAAAGTGTATGCATTAAAGAACAGCTTGTGGCATCACATGAAGGCATGCACGGTTCCCCCTGTTGCCAACTACAAATGTGGCCACTGTCCCAAAACTTTTACAACCCGATCCGGCAAATGGTATCATGAGAAAAAATGCGAAATTATGGATCCAAAAAAAGCATTTGAATGTCCACATTGTGGAAAGGGATACGACGCCCGAAACAGTTTGTGGTACCATGAGCAGAAGTGCGCGCAAAAAGCAACCGCTTTAAAAACAATGGAACCGACAAGCAGCCTTGCAATCATGTGTGAAATGGAAGAACAAATCACCACCAAGCGCATAAAAAAACTGAATAATCCAGCCAGTGCATCCACTACTGCATCAACTACTGCATCAACTACTGCATCCACTACTGCATCCACTACTGCATCCACTTCAACACCCCCAACTACAACCAGCGATTTCATGATGAAGATGGTGGAGCAACTCATGGATCAGAACAAAACGCTGCAATCACAGATCATAGAGTTGAGCAAAGAGAGAAATACGGTGATAAATAACACGAATAACACCACCAACAATCAACAATTCAACCTGCAAGTGTTTTTAAACACGGAGTGCAAGGACGCCATTAAACTCAGTGATTTTGTGAAATCTCTCAACATAACATTGGAAGATCTGGAATTTACAAAGACCAACGGCATCATTGAAGGGGTCAGCTCCATCATCGTGAACAACCTGCGGGGCATGGACGTGCACAAGCGGCCCATTCACTGCACGGACGCCAAGCGCGAAACCATGTACGTGAAGGCGGATGAATGGATCAAGGACGACGACGGCGCCAACATCAAGAAATTCATTTACCTGACGTCGTGCTATCAAATCAAGCGCATTCAAGACTGGATACATGCGCACCCGGGGTGGGAAACCAAAGAGAAGCTGCAGACCGAGTACTTGGCGCTGTGCAAGGAGCTGTACAAAAACATTGAGAATGATGATGCGGCGCAAAAAAAAATAATAAAAGGGTTCATCAAAAACATTCAAATTGAGAAACACAAATGAAACCACCGCTTGTTTTTTTTATTACACAATGAATGAACTGTGTAATAACACAATAAAATAATAACGATATAGTATTAAACCCCACAAATCACCAATGCTAGCTGGAATCCAATACATATACGTTTTAATTATTGGCATTGTATCGGGAATCGTGGGGGGGAGTTTAGGAACATCGGGTTCAAATGTAATCATTCCCGGATTGTTACTGTCGGGGGTCGCATCCAGTTATAAAACCGCGGCAGGAACAACGCTGTTGGCGATTTTACCACCCCTGTCATTGGGCGCGGTCTACGCTTATTGGAAATCCGGCAACGTCCAATTGGATTCGGCCATAATTATTGTGATTAGTTACTTTATATTTGCCACCATTGCCGCGAATTATTCGGTTAAATACGTGTCAAATAAATCTTTAATTTTATTTTATGCCATTTATTTGCTACTAATTTGTGTATATTTCTTTTACAAATTCTTCACATACAGTTCCACCACCGAAAATTTCCATTAGGCGTCATCTTACTATACCCATTCCGCTGCGTGGGTTTCAAGCAGGTCGTCATGGCTCAGTGGTTCCAAGCAAGAACAAGAACATGTTCTAACGTTCCATGTTGAGAGGGTGCGGGTTCAAACCCTGCAAACCCCCCTGCGAATTTTCAGCACCCCCAGTTCCCCAGTTCCCGCCGTCAAGCTGGACGTAAAACGGAGCCTTTCACCGGCATGGCGCAGAGGTTAGCGCGCGGGGCTCATAACTCCGAGGTCACTCGATCGAAACGGGTTGCCGGTATTCATCACACATCGCATCGGTGCATCAAGGCACTGGAGCATCTTATCCACCGCTTTAGCTTAACGGAAGAGCGCAGTGGTTCATAACCCTGAGGTCACAGGATCAACACCTGTAGGCGGTATCTTACTCATTCGTGTGCTTTACAGAAGCGCACAATGTGCACAAAGGCACGGCTCAGACCACCCACTCACACTCCCCTCCCTTCTCAGACCGTCAAGCTGGACGTAAAACGGAGCAATCTCATAATTCCGGTGTAGCTCAGCGGCAGAGCATCTACAACATCGTCGGTCGTATCCTTCGTCCTTGCATAAAGGTCCGAAAGACTGATGGTTATCGCCTTATAAGCGGAAGGTCACAGGATCGAAACCTGTCGCCGGAATATCTTACTCATTCATGTGCTTTACAGAAGCGCACAAGGTGCACAAAGGCACCTCACCCACTCACACTTCCCTCACTTCCCAGTTCCCTGGCGTCAAGCTGGACGTAAAACGGAGCATTCATAATACCGGTGTGGCGCAGAGGAAGCGCGTCTTAAAACATCGTCGGTTACATACTTCGTCCTTGTATAAAGGTCCGAATTACTGATGGTTATGCCCTACAAGCGGAAGGTCGCAGGATCGAAACCTGCCACCGGTATAATTCATTCATTCGTGTGCTTTACAGAAGCGCATAAGGTGCCCCCACCCACTCATCCACTCATCAACTCACCCCCTCCCCCCTCCACAGTTCATGCCGTCAAGCTGGACGTAAAACGGAGCACCCAATTAAACCACCTCCATGGCGGATGTTAAACATCGTCGGTTACACATTTGACCCATACGGTCCGAACTACTGATGGTTATCTCTTTCTCATTAAAAGAACAATGCTGGATCGATACCGGCAGGTGGTATAACAACAACAACTTCGCACAGGTGTATTCAGTGCACCAGAGCCTTTGTGCTTACACAAAGTATTCAATATAACCTGCATAGCTTTAATGGAAGAGCACCGGGACCCAAACATCGTCTGAACAAACCAATTGACCATGCACAATTCACATTGAGCATAGTCCGAATGATCGGATGGTTATCTAACTCGGGGGTAGTGAGATCGAAACTCACTGTAGGTATTCGTTTTTTACAGTGCTGCTGTCTGGTTTATGTTTATCATTTATTTAATGCTTAAAAAAATGACAATAAATTCATTATATACACGCCACGCCATGCCACGTTTTCGTCAGAACCGGAACAGAACGAATGAGAGGAGGAACCAGAGCCAGAGCCAGAGCCAACAACCTGGGCATGCATACAACGAGAGTATTCCATTTTATAATGCCCGATTGTTTGCCATGCACGAAAGCTTGATTCAAAGCTACGCGCATTTCACTTATCATGCAAATTACATGTTCAATGCATTGGTACAGTCCCTGCATGGCGCGCAAAATATGCAACCGTGGACGTTTATCCCACCCCCACCACCACAAGCGCAGCAGCCACAAGCGCAGCAGCCACAAGCGCAGCAGCCACAAGCGCAGCAGCCACAAGCGCAGCAGCCACAAGCGCAGCAGCCACTAAGGCAGCAGCAGCCACAAGCGCAGCAGCCACTAAGGCAGCAGCCATTGGGTGACCAAGGAACAACATCCCGATTGGAGACTAACATAATAAACGCATTATTTGGACTAATCACTCGGCCATTGGAAGAACCTAGGCTGACCCAGGCACAGTTGAACGATCGGATTCAATATGCATTGTTTGAAACCATTGTCAATCCAATGAACACCATATGTTCAATCACGCACGATGTGTTTGAACCCACGCAACGAGTGGCGCGCATTCGGCATTGCGGACACATATTTAATCCAACCAGCTTGGCGCAATGGTTGCGCATAAACAACACGTGCCCCACATGCAGACACAATTTGTTGTCCGGACCAGTACAAGCGCGAGAACAAGAAGGAGAACAAGGAGAACAAGAAAGAGACCCGGGACCGCGTAGTCGCATTGACATTCCGCTGGAATCTGAAATTAACATCAATACGTTTTACAACGAACTGCTGCGAAACAGTGCAAACATTCCAGGATTTGAATTAAACGCAGTGGACGACAATTCGGTCGTGTTTTCATTTGATTTGATGAGCGATAGGCCAAGGCCAAACGGAGGGGCGCCAAACGGAGGGGCGCCAAACGGTCCTAGCAACATTGATGACTTGGATTAATTAGAGGGCATTGCATGAAAAAAATATTAACATTACAACATTACATAATGCCGCAAAGTGCATGATGTTGTGATTTTCCTAATTCATTTGCCTTTGGGTTTAAAGAATTCCGTTATGTTCTTATTTGATTTCGCCATGTTGTCGGCCTGGCGCAGGTAGTCGTTAAATATGAGCTCCTTCACTTCTCGGAAGCGCAGGTCGTCCAGCTTCTTCTGCAGTTTGTCGTCGCTGTCGGTCCAGTTGCTCCGCACGGATTCCAGCTCTTCCAGGAAGCGCGCCTTCTTCCGACGAAATGCCGTCATTTGTTCTAAAACGAGGCCGAACAGCTGCGCCACGGGCTTCATGATCTGGTTCGTGATGTAAAACGAGTAGTTCGGTTTCAGACGCTTGGCGCGGATGTAGTCCGGCGTCTCAATGCGCTCCCCCTGCAGCGCCTTCTTGTCCGCGTTGTGGATGTACACGAAGGGGATGCGGTCCCCCGAACTCGGCTTGTTGCCCGGGTCGCGTTTGCCCATGCGGTCCGCCAGCACCTTGTGCGCAATTTGCTGCGGTTTCTTGTACGTGGAGCGCAGCGACTTTGTGATGATGAGCTTGTCCATGGGCACGCGCTCGTCCACGAGGGACTGCAGCGACTCGCGCACGAAATGCACGGCTGCCTCCAAGTCCTGCTGCTTCGTCAGGATGTCTATCAGGCCGCCGTACACGTCCTTCACAATGGGCGCGTTGTCGCGGCGGCGCAGCACAATTCCCATGCTCTTCGGCTTGCCCTTGTTGGGGTCCGTTTCATACAGGATGCCGAAGTAGCGCTTCTTCTGCAGCAGGCCGAACGGCATGAGCGTCTTTTCATACACCCACCCGTGCGGCGCCTTCAGGAACGCGGAGGCCATGTCGCCCACCTGGCGCGCGAGCTCAATCGTGATTTCCAGTGCTGGCTTGCCGCGGATGGGGGTTCCATCTGTGTGAGACAGGTTGAACGTGTAGAATACAGAATCCGTGTTGTGCACAATCATGTTCCCAATGCCAGCCGCAAAATGATGATTGTCGGTGGTCAAATCGTATACGTACGCGTTTTCTTCGGCCGGGAATGGCAATGTTATTATTTTCTTGACGGAATCGGGACATTTTCTCTGAATGCCAGTTGTCATTGTCGCTCTGTAAATGTCCATCTTGTCCGAACGCGTGTTCAATGATGTTTTCCATCCAAGACTTTGAGCCAACAAACATATGCATGCAGCACTGATTTGATTTTTTTGGTCAATCCGAATGTTCCCATTTTCAGCTTTGTCGCCGTCAGCATCATACATGCCGTTCCAAAAGCTTTCTCTAACTTCTCTCGTGCCATTGAGGATACTGGTTGGGATGATTTTGCATTTTTTGTAATACATCATGGACCGGTAGGATCTTACAAATTCCGTGACACTTCCATATTTTTTTGACTTTGGAGTAATTTTGTACACGCCCGAGCTTTTCAGAGTATCATTGTAGACCCATTCCAAATCCGGATAAGCAATTTTGCAAAGCTCAAGATATTTTTGGACAAATTCCATGGATGCATTGTTCAATGCCCATGAACATTTGTTGCCAGACTCACAATGGTAGTCTCCACAACTTCCATCTCCAAAGAAGAACCCCATGACTCTGGCTTGTTCAACCGTGATCATTGGCACTTCATCGGAAGCGGGCTGCGGCTGCGGCAACGCACAATGCAGCAATTTTGTTCCAATCTCCACATTTTTTGGTGAAATCTCTTCGCCATTTGCCAGAATCAAAGAATGATCGTCGGTGACATCAACCACTCCCGTGTGAGTAACAATTCTCATCATTTTTTTGTGAGGGGCAAGTGCGTGACGAATTACGCGATGAAGACGAGTCCATCCTTTTTCTGACCACGTTTCCACGCCGCACACCATTTCGCAAACCTGCTTGGTTTGTTTTCCATCTTCTTTGCATTGTGTCCAGTTATCCGGATTACCGTATTTTTCTGCAAGCGCTTCAATGGGACAAACATCAATGACGCCGCCAAAACGAACATACACTGGAGTGTATGCCGCCACACTGTCCCCGTACACGTACTCCGCCCGTGTGTGCACGATGCCATATTTGCTCGTTTGGCATTCGGCATCGCCGTACACCTCCTCCACCATGCGCTTGGCATACGTGAGCAGCTTGCGCCCCGTGGCGGTCGTGGACGCCGCCACATCCACTTCGTAGAACGAGCTGGTCTTGGCGCCGCACTGGCCGTACAGCGAGTTTGCGGTGACCTTGTAAGCCAGCTGCCGCTTGTCCAGCACGTTGGCCATGAAGGGGTCGGACTGCTGCTCCGCCAGCTTGCGCGTGGCTTTTCGCGCGGCGAGCAGCTCCTCCAGAATGGACGGCAGAATGGCCTTGACCCCCTGCGCAAACCGGCACACCTTTTTCCCGCTCAAGTGCTTCTCCATCTTGCCGCGCGGGTTCGGCTTCCAGCGATACGTGTCGTATTCCACGTCCACGTATGTGTATTCGGGTAGGTTGTCGTAAATGTGCTGCCGTGTTTTCGGGTCCTTTTCGCCCGTTTCGCGCACCAAGTTGCCGGCCAGATCGTACTCCTTGGTCCACACCTTGCTGTCGTGGGACAGGTTCTCGCTGATCATGGAGGACGGATACAGCGACGAGTAATCGTTGCAGGCGACGGGGTTGTCCAAGTAGAGGCCGCGCTTGGGAGGCAGCACGATGGCGCCCTCGTAGCCCTCGCCGGATGGCCCCTTGTCAATGACGGGCATGAGCGTGTTTTTCTCGCGGCATTTTTTGGCCATGTAGCTCGTCAGCTTGATGCCCTGGCCGCGAATGACCAGGAAACTGATGGGCACGCTGCAAATTTTGGCCATCTCGTTGTAGCCCGTGATGACGTCCACCTTGTTCATGAGGTGGTGCACGAGGTTGCAATCCTGAATGCAGTACTTGGCAATGACGGCGCGCGGGCCGGGACCCTCGTTCGTCATGCGGAAAATGTCCTGCGGGGTGACGTCGTCCTTGGATACGCCCCAGCGCACGTGCCGCGTGAGGTCCGGCGTCTCGTGGCCGATGATGTCAAAGTGGCCGGCTGCGCGATTGACTGCGACGACCTGGAATTTTTGGCCGTCCTTGTAGGGGTCGGTGGAATGCCCGGTTTCCTCCAGCGCAACGTAGTTGCCGACTTCCAGGCCGACGAGGTTCTTGCTGAAAATTCTGGTCACCTTGCCGTCGTCGGGTATTATTGAATCGGCGTCGGCTTCCACGCGGTGCTCGACCTTGAGCACGTTGTCGCCGATGAAGTAGGAGCCGACGTAGTCCAGCTTGTAGGACGTGAGGTTGTAGTCGCGGCGAAAGTAGTTGTACATGTCAATCTGCAGGCGACCGGGCATGGCAATGTAGTGCAGGTCGTACTGGCCGCTGGCGAGGGCGATGCTGGTTTGTTCAATGTCCACGCGCCCCGTTTTGAAATCGCGCTTGCCGCAAAACTCGTCGGCGTTGCGCGACAGCTTGAGGAAATCGTCTTCCACGTTGTTTTCCAGGGCACGGCGGAACATGAAGTTGTAGTCAAACCCGAAGATGTTGTAGCCGATGACGATGTCGGGATCCTCGCGCTGGACAAGGGCGGTCCAGGCTTGAAGCAGCGCGCGCTCGGTCTTGCAACTCACGATCTCGGCGCCAGGCACGGGGTCGCAGCTGCCGAGTGCGAGGCAGTGGTTCAAATAGGGGCGGTCGTCGCCGTATCGCAGGAAGGTGGAACCGATGAACGTGACCTTGTCGCCCTCCACGGCAGGAAACACGACCAGCAGCGCGTCGTTCATGTGGTTGATTTTGGTTTCGCGATCCAAGCTGGAGGAATGCAGCATGTCTGGAATGGACGACGAAGACGCGGATGATGCGGACGCGGATGCGGCCATTGGGGTTGATTTTGACCATGCAGTTGCGGTTGTAAACACGCTTTTGGTGTCGTCGGCTGCTGCATCATCGTCGTCGTTGTCGCAACTGTCGTCATCATTGCCTTGATCCGCGTCAGCGTCTGCCTTCTGTTTTTCAAACATGCGCTCAATGGTGTTCACATGCAGTGCTTCGGGGTCGGCCTCTTGCACCAGCGTTTGCATGGGCGTGGACCACATGCGCTCAAACATGGCGTCCAGAGTTTCCATTGTGGGCGCGGTTTTGGTGTAAATGCGCTCAATGTCGTCATACGGCGTGAACAATGCAGGTTTTTTTGGGTCACGAAATGCCGTGCGGATCATGCGCTGCACTTCGGACTTGGTTGCTGCGGTGGGATCATTCAAACACGCGTCCACAATGTTGGCGGCTAGTTTTTTGTAGGTTTTGATGGGGACGGGGAAATCGCCGTGGCTGCTGCTGGCCTCAATGTCAAAACTCATGATTTTGTAGGGCACGAGGGTTTCCTTTTCGGGTTGCGGAACGACGTCCTTGTGACCGACGCAGAATTCATACTGGCACGTTGACTGCTTCTGTTGTTGGGTTTCAATGGGGTCGCCCTTCACGTGCACCCAGCCCGACGGGCTGATGTCCTTGATGTGGAAGTAGCGCAGCAGGGGGGGGATGTTGGCCTCGTAAATTCGGGTGTCGTTGTATCCATGCGGATTCAGGCGCAAATCCTCGCCCTTGCGAATATACCACAGGGCTTTCGCGCGGTTCATGGTGGCCGTGTTTTTGAATTTCAGCATGAGGAACTTGTGGTCCTTGCCGCCGTCAAACCCGTAGAGCGTTTTGCGGCGCAGGAGCTTGCACTCGTCCGTCAAAATGGAGTCCTCGTTGAATTTTCCGACCGCTTTTTTCAGGTCGGCGAGGAAGCGCGCCTTGGCATCAAACCCCCACGTTTCCGGAACCTTTGCGTAAAAGAAGGGTTCGTAATTGCGAACAATGATGCAGCACGTGTTGCCCTGCTCATTGATGCCGAACATTTGAATGGTGAATTGTTTCTTGTCCTTGTTGAATTTTTTAGTGTAGCCGCTGCCGCCGCCGCTGCTGCTGCTGCTGCCGCTGCCTCCTCCTCCCATGTTGAATGCTTTGTCGCTAACCTGAAAATCAAACAAGCGAAACGAATTTGGTTCTACCATTGGTTTGATTTGATGGAACTGATCTGTGTGTTAGGTTGCGGGGTAGTGTTTAATTGATTTCAATTTTTAGTTTTATAGCATTAAATGCGCAACCGATATAAAATAATAGTGTCATGTGCATTTATAATAAAAGTTCTTCAAAATCATGAGTAGCTCTGCTTCCATATCCGCAGCGAAGAAACGCCGCGCCAATCAAGTGCAACCTCCCATGGCGGCAATTTCGCAACAACCACAGATGCAACGACCCATGACAGCTCCATCTTTAGCAAGTTTGACCCCCGCTCAACGCCAACAATTTATGCTGCAACAGCAGCAACGCGCGCAACAGCAGCTGCAAATGCAACAAGGCCGCACTCAAGCGCAACAGCAGCAAGCCCGCCCTCAAGCGCAACAACAGCAACCGCAACAAGCCCGCTCTCAAGCGCAACAACAGCAACAACAGCAACAACAGCAGCAACAGCAACCGCAAGCGCAAAAAAGAGCCGAACTGGCATGGCCCGCGCCGCCAATTTACCTCATGAAACAGATGGACACCATGCTGTTTCAACAAAGTCAAAGCATAGATGACATAAAGAACCGATTGAATTGCATTGAATCCGGATATTTGTCTGAGGCTGGATTGCCGGTCGTATCTGAATTTGATTTAGAACAAATGAAGCCCGCGCTCATGGCCGACAACGATTTTGTGTCTGGCATTGTGGACAACATCATGACCAACTCCAATTTGTCAGAAATCATTGAACAAATTGATGTCGTGCAAAACGAGAACCGCGAACTGAGAGAATTGCTCCACGCGCAGCAAAAGACCATGAATGAAATGAATGTCATGTTACTGAAACTGTTCAGCCAAAGCATGAATCAATCTGCGCCAATCGCGCAAACCGTGGCAATCGTGGCAGTGCCATTGGTATCAGAGGTGGCAGTGCCATTGGTATCAGAGGTGGCAGTGCCATTGGTATCAGAGGTGCCAGTGCCATTGGTATCAGATGTGCCAGTGCCATTGGTATCAGAGGTGCCAGTGGTATTAGAGCGTGATGAACCCGAAGATCAGGACAGCAACAATGAGAACCACATTCAGTTGGAGGTGGTGGAAAGTTCCACCATGCAAACGGTGGATTGAATGAAAATCCCCCCCCCCACACATTCCTTCGTAATATTTATATGAAAATTATTGTAGCATATAAATAAGCATAAATTCGCATAAGCATTTAAAAAATAACTCACATAAATTGTTAGTGAATCTCTCTATTCAAGTCTTCAATTTAAATGCAGTCAGTGTTTGCCGTGCTAATTTTCTGCGTGGTTTTGTTCCTGTATTTGCATATTTATTTTCACATGAAAACCAGCAACGACTTGGAGGTGTACGAAATAGACCAGCCGTCCAAGGACAAGCTGGAAGAGGTGTGCGACTTGCGGCAGCCCGTGCTGTTTGATTACGCGAACGAGCGGTTGATGGAATCGTGCACGTTGCACGCAATTCGCGCCGCATACGGCGCATTTGACGTGCGCCTCCGCAACGTGAAAGACGCCGCGGATGAAGCCGACGCAACCGAACTGTACGTGCCACTCACGCTGCACGCCGCCGCGGAGTCGTTCCGCAGCGACAAAGAATCGCGCTACATCAGCGAGAACAACGGCGACTTCTTGGAAGAAACGGGGCTCGTCAAAACGTTCAAATACAACGACGCATTTTTGCGCCCGCCCATGGTGTCCAAATGCGCGTATGACGTCATGTGCGCGTCTCCCGGAACCGCAACGCCCCTTCGTTACGAGCTGAACTACCGCAATTATTATTTGGTGACGCACGGCACCGTCAAACTGCGGCTGATTCCCCCCCACGCCAGCAAGTACCTGTACCCCGTGACCGACTACGACAATTTTGAGTTCCGGTCGCCCGTGAATCCGTGGCACCCGCAGGCCGAGTACCGCGCCGATTTTGACAAAATTAAGACGATGGACGTGAACCTGCGCGCGGGACAAATCATTTACATTCCCGCCTATTGGTGGTGCAGCATGCAGTTTTCGGATGACGCAACCACGATCTGCTGTTTCAAGTATCGCACCTACATGAACACCATCAGCGTGTTGGATCAGCTGTGCATGTGGTTGCTGCAGCAACAAAACGTGAAGCGCGACACCATTGAAAAAAAAATAACGGCTTCAAGCGCCACAACGGCTTCAAGCGCCACAACGGCTTCAAGCGCCACAACGGCCATCACCACCCCAATCACGGACATCACGGCCATCACGGATCCATTAGGGGTGTAAGGGGGCGCTTTGCCCCCTTTAAAAACTCGGCGGCGCTTATGCGGGTTTCGGCCGGGCAAAGCGCGCGGCGAAATAAGTCACGCGTCGGTTCGTCCAGAATCCGGTCAAAATATACGGGATTGATGTGGCCGCCGTCAAAAAAATCGGACGGGTAGTCCTTTGGGTAAAAAATGGGTTTGCGCAACACAATGAGCGTGAAAAACGTGAGCGCAAACGACCACACGTCGTGGTGCTTTTGGATTTTTGTCCAAGTGTACATGTTATCTTGGACGGAGAGGTTGAACCCGTTTCCCGTTTCAGGGGCGCAAAACGGCTTGGTTCCGCCGGTGCCCTCGCTCTGCCCCGAAATTCCCGACATTCCAAAATCAATCAAATAGAGGGACTGCGACGGCGTTATCAACGTGTTTCCGGGCTTGATGTCTCCGTGCACAATGTCGGACGCGTGCAAATACGCGAGCGCTTCCGCCGTTTGAATGCACAGGTGCATGATTTGATCGTTTGTGGGAGGGACCACTGCGCGGTTGAACCAAGCGTCCAGCGTTTGAGAATGAAGCACGACGGGCTGTATGCTGTATGAAATGTGGTGAAACAGGGTGCGCACGTTGGCCGGTATTTTGCAAATGCTCTTCAAATGCACCTGCACCGGCAAAACAATGTGATGCACTGGGTCAATGCCGCACCCGACCACCATGTCCGATTTGGTCGCAATTTTCGCAATTTTTGAAACCACCAAATGTTCCGACTTAATCTGCGAATTGTCAAACGCGTGCTCCACTCGCACCATGAACCCGTTGATGCGGAACATGCCGATCATGGTGCGCAACCGGTAATAGAGGCCGTGCATTTGTGGATAATCGTGCACGTCCACGTCCGACACATTAATGTGCAGTGCGGGGCGGCGCTTTATTTTACCAATGTAATTCGGGATATCGTCCTTGCACGTTGTGTATGTGCGAATGGTCGTTTTTTTGCATTCCGAAAAAAAATACAGTTGCCGAATCATTGCTATCAGCGGTGCAACGTCGTCCGTCGCGGCCGTTTTCCATTTGTGGATCACCACGGCCTCGTAATCGTATTTGAAATCATCGGGTACAGGCTCTAGCTCTAGCTGTAGCAGTGGCTCTAGCGGTGGCTCTAGCGGTGGCTCTAGCGGTGGCTCTAGCGGTGGCTCTAGCGGTGGCTCTAGCGGTGGCTCTAGCGGTGGCTCTAGCGGTGGCTCTAGCGGCTCTAGCGGTGGCTGTGGCACAGAGACTAATTCTTCCAGCGGGGCGCTAACAGGAACCAATCCATGATAATGAGTTTCAATTGAATTCATTATGTTTTTAATTGTCCGAATGAATCTAAACATAATGCGCTATAATAATGGGGGCATTCGGTTTATATTGTTTATATTTTGCATAAAAAATATAAACACAATGCACGCATTGCATACACCGCATGAAAACATCAAACGCTGCGCTAGAAAAGGCGCTGGACAATGAAAACAACGCGGTCGTTTCCACTTTGACCACGCGCAAAATCGGCGCAGAAAAAATGCGCCAGCTGCAACAACTGGGATTCAATGTAACCACGCTGTCCGACTACGTTTACAAGTTGAGAGAGTACCGGTACGTGGACGATTTAAACGGGCTCACACACGGGGCGTACATTCGCTGGATTGATTTGAAGAACCCGGACCGCCTTTGTCTCGCGCGCGGGGCCATCATTTGCGACATCAAAATCGGGCAAAAGGGGGTGCACCTGCTGTGCAAAACGCACCCCAGTCCCGCCATGTTTCACGTCATCATGGATGAAGCCATCATTTTCCAGCGCTTGAGCCCGCAAGAACGCGTCATTCTTACCGCGATGGATTATTTAGACGACGACGACGACGACGACGGCGGCTCGTCGGATGACGACGGCACAGACGAATCGTCGGACGCGTGATGCAGATGCAACCCGCACAGCGAACGATATTCGTCACGCGAAATCACAATAAACTCGTCGTTGCCATCCACGACATCCACGCCCGGGACACGCCGCGACGCGCGCTTAACAAGATAGACGACGCCCCCCAAACACCATGCGCCGACATTGAATGCTAAACTAAGCGCCAGATCTGCAATAAAGAAAAGCATGCGCGTATATCATGTGGCAAATATAATATTTTTGCGGGTTTTGGAAACCCTTCGCCCTTTGCGGTAGTGCAGCTGCGCCCGCCCCTTGCACGACATGTCAAAGTATTTCAACCCCTTTTTTCCAAACACGCTGGTGGTGCACATCGCAATCGCATTTTGGGTGCCCACCTTTTTCTCCACGGCCTTGATGCATTTGCACAACTTGGTTGCTAAAATGTTCTCCGCCGTTTGTTTTAGCTCGCGGGTGCTCAATTTGTCAAATGGGATCTTGTAATACGAGAGAATTTTCTCATAATCCGTTTTTGTCATGGCCATGCTGCTCATCAAACCCAAAACTAAATACAAATCCAAATACCAAATCCAAATCCAAATCAAACCCAAATCTCTAAAACAGGGATGCCTATTAAATCCATATAAAATAATTTAATTTCGCCGAAACCCGCACAAATAAACCAGCAATTTTAAATATTGAATTATTATAGTTTATTCGTTGCATTGGGTTTTAGGCATTAGGTCGTCCAATCATGTCCGATGCCCCGAAGAAACGAATAGTGGTGCTTGACGTGGATGAAACCCTCGGCTACTTTGTGGAACTGGGAATTTTTTGCGATGCCCTCACCCAAACGGCATGGAACCATGACACAACGGCTCAATACGCGCACTTCAACCATTTGATGGACGCATTCCCCGAATTCCTGCGACCGAACATCATGGACTTGCTGCGGTTTTTGAAACTGAAGAAGGACGCCAACGAGTGCTGCGGGGTCATGGTGTACACCAACAACAACGGCCCCCGCGCGTGGGTGGAGCACATCGTCCAATACATGGAAGCCAAACTGGGTGCGCCGCTGTTCGACCAAATCGTGGCGGCGTTCAAGATAAACGGGAAAATAATAGAAATGGGCCGCACCACGCACGACAAAACGTACGACGATTTGATGCGGTGCACCAAGCTGCCGTCCAACGTGGAAGTGTGCTTCTTGGACGACCAAATGCACTCCCACATGGAGCACGGGCAGGTGTATTACATCCACGTGAAACCCTACGTGCATGAGCTGAGCGTGCAAACCTTGATGGACCGGTTTTTGCAAACTCCCGCGCTGCGTTCCACAACGGGAGTCAATCCGGCCGATTTGCAACCCCGCGTTGCGAAATTCATGCAGCGGTTTAGCGCAACCCACGTTCCAAAGGACCCGATGGAACAAGAAATTGACCGCATCATTAGCAAAAAAATCATGGAACACTTGAACGAGTTTTTCAAGGGCAGTGACCCGAATTTCAAGATGCAACCGCGGATAACAACGTCGCGGATAACAACGTCGCGGATAACAACGTCGCGGATAACAATGTCGCGGACAATGACAATGAAGCACCACAATTACGGCCGTGCTGCTTCAAAGCCCAAAACAATGAAAAAGAACCGGTGAACATGTTACTTAATCAACTCCCAATTTTTTTTATTGGGATATGTTATAACCCGCCCTTCAAAATGATCAACATTTCCAGTTTGCTGTATCTCGTTTTTCTCTTCTACGTGCTCAGCCCCAACGTGCTGCTGCGCATCCCCCCCAACGGCTCCAAGCACGTGGTTGCGCTCGTGCACGCCGTCGTCTTTGCCGTGGTGTACTACTACACCTCGGGCTACGTGGGCGCCATGCTCGGCTCGCTTTAAATGATACACGATGACGTGTTAGTGTATTAATTATGTATTAATTATTCATTAATTGCAATAATTAATGATGGCAATGATGGCAAACGTGCATTTCATTTAACCGCGCGACGGTTGGTTCTAGTTTTCATTTTAGATTTAAATTTGCGTTTTTTGCTCATGACTCTTCGTCGCATTCTGCCACCATCGGAATCGGATGACGACGACGGTGGTGGTGGTGGTGGTGGTGGTGGTGGCTCTAACCGTGGCTGCTCTAACTGTGGCAATTGCATATTCAACACATCCGGTCCATGAAAATATGGAAATTCGGTTAAAATGTACAATAAATCCATAACAACGTATGGTGCAAATAGATCAGGCATTGCGTTTACATCCATAATGGTAATGTATTGGCCGGTTTGAACATCCACATAATAATACCGGTGGTCTCTAAACCGCGCAATTGCAACCCAATGTCCCATTTGACTTGGAATGCTGGGTGCCGTTGGAACAAATTCGGCGGGATAAACCTTTGCAAACACAACATACGTATTATTGAATGTCAACGTTGTGAGAACCGACATTATTTTGTGAATGCCAAGCAAAATTGGCAAACGTTGAACGATGTACTCTCTATAAATTGTTGGAGGGATTAACCCATTCAATATGCGAATGGCCTCTTGCGGGCTTTCACCGGACACAAGGATAACATCGGTGGAAAGTTGCCGAACTTGTTGTGATGATGCGACTGATGTCAATGCATCCGCGGATTCTCTGCTTATGATATTGAAAAAAAAGAATAGGTTGTACAAACACGATTGCCAAGTCACATTGCGCATCCCTCTCTGCAAAAGGGGTTGTCGTCCTTGGTGCAAACTCTCCAACGTGTAATCAGGCGACATGATGTGTAAAAACAACCGAGGAAATGCAGTTCGAGAGAAGGAACCACCCGAGGTTGAAAGAACTGAAATTGTCGGCAATGGGGGAAGACATGTGTGAGGGTTTGTTATTGAAGCCATATTAAATGGATTGTACAAGTGTCGCAAATGTGCCCCTCTGCAACAAAAAAATCCAACGGTTAGAGGATTCGGATTCATGGATCGTCTCATAAAACTGAGCAATTCGGCATTTGCCTTAATATACCTATGGAACCTGCCAAATATGATTGAATATGTAAGGTATATTTCTGAATCTAACTCATCATAAGAAGCAACCTTCAATTTTTGAATGAATAATGTTTGGTCTGTCGGACTTCGTCTGATTATGTATAAATACAAGCCCATTAAATGTTTCCTTCGTCGGTTGTGTTCATGCAACAGCTGTGTGTCCGACGGTTCAAGCGTAAACACAACTGGGGGTAAATAAACGTTTGGATCCTCATATCTACACTTAGGTCTGTCCATGCCCAACAACAACCGTATCGTGCCTTCATTTGGCTTGAATGGCTTGTTCTTTGACGCAAACAACGGTCCAAATCTAGGATCATCAAAACATATGTTTTCGTCGTCATTCCCAAAAAAAAACACCTTGCGAAAATCATGCGTGGCATAAGGAAGCGCCTGGCAACCCCTTTCACCAATGGAAGAACCATGCGTAATTGATATGGCCACGAGTTTTACTATGGGATAGAGCGCAGGATCTGGGGCTGATGCCCTTAATGCATTCTTCGCATCTGTGATTCGTCTTATGCTGGCCACAGCACGAGCAAGTGAGTCCTCAAACCCGGGAGGATGCACGGGTTGCATGGACAAAGGAGGCGCCGCGGACACGGATGGATCCTTCAATGTAAGATCACCCATTAGCGCCAATAATTCATCTTCATCTGCAGCTGCATCGTATAGTTTTCGTCTTGTTACTCTGTCTTTTTTTGCTTTTGCTGCTTTTTTTTCTGCTGCTTTTTTTTCTGCATCATTCGGGGATCTTGAATGGCCGTCGCCATGTCCTGCGTCAGCCATCGTTGTTTTTAATTATGTGCCAATATAATTAAATTATATTTATATTAATGTAGAATTAGATCCTAAACCACGTTCTTAAGTTCGGTGCGCGTGGAATTGTTGAAGGTGCGGTTTGCTAAATTGAAGCAGTCCGGGTTCATGGGTGCAAACTTCTCGGTTCGGAATAGGAGCGGATGGGTTTGCGGAATTTGGCGCGAGTCAATGCGCACGTTGTACAAGTCGCTCTTGGACGACGGCACGTATTCCGATTGCTCGCACCGCTGCAGTCCGAAAAACTGGTTGCGCAGCGTGGATTCCACGTTCACCGCCGTGGCGTAGCCCGACCACGGAGCCACCGCGCTTCCCGGGTTGAACACGTGTTCCGGGTTGTACACGGGGTAGGTTGAGAGCGGCACGGTGGCTTCCTTGCGCTGATCCAGTATGGGCATGATGGCGTACTTGGTCAGCACCGGGCGCGCGCATAGTTGCGGCTGCAGCGGCGCCGACGGAATGTTGCGGTCGCGCATGCGCCTGCTTAATTCTTCGGTGCGTTCCTGCTGACACTGCGCCACGCCGGTGGGCACGCCGTAAAATCGTTCTTGGAATGGCATAGACATTGATGGATGGATTACGGATACGGATACGGATACGGATACGGTATTGTATTGTGCAAATATATTTATTTATGTATGTTTTAAACAATAATTTAAAGAGGTCGACACATTATTTATTATTGTTATATTAGTGTGATTGTTATCAACCGATGTGCGGCATTTTTTATTACGAATCAATCCATGACGGGTCCGGGTCCAACAATCGCATTCCCATGCACACGCTGAACGGGTTGCAACAAAATTTTGCTAAAATCTCTCACCGCGGTCCCGACAACAGTCACTTCGTTGTGAGCCGCTTCGCGGTTGAAGGACAGCGTTGCATCGGGTTCCACCGCCTGGCCATCAACGGGCTAACCCCCGCCGGCGACCAGCCGTTCAACTTGTTGGGGTGCGAGCTGGTTTGCAACGGCGAGATTTACAACCACCGGCAGCTCATTGGAAAGCACGGGCTTAACTGCGTGAGCGGGTCGGACTGCGAAGTCATCCTTCATTTGTATGAGTTATTCAACGGCGACGTGTGCGCCACGCTGCGCGAGTTGGACGGCGTGTTTTCGCTGGTGCTTGTGGACCGAGAGCGGGACTTGGTGCACGTTGCGCGCGACCCGTTCGGCGTGCGGTCGCTTTACATCGGCAGTTCCAGCGACTACGAGGGCGACATCTCGGTTGCGAGCGAAATGAAGGCGCTGCAGCACTGCGACCACGTGGAACAGTTCCCCGGCGGGTGCTGCATGACGGTGTCCAAGACGACGACGGATCGCGCAATGTTTGACACGCAGTTGCGGCCGTATTACAAATATCTTACTCTGGACGAGACGCAGGACGTGCCGTATATTTACAATTTCGGCACGGCGGTGCTGCACGAGGGGGACGACGTCAATGCCCTGCCTGCTGCAATGGAAGCAACGGCGCGCGCCCTGGTGCGCGACTTGTTTGAATCCGCGGTGTGCAAGCGGCTCATGAGCGAGCGCCCCGTGGGCTGCCTTTTATCGGGCGGTCTGGACAGCTCCATTGTCACCGCGCTAGTGGTCAAGCACTCGCCGCCGGGCGTGGTGGTGGACACGTACGCCGTCGGCCTGGAGGGTTCCGTGGACTTGAAGTGGGCGCGGCGCGTGGCCGAGCACCTGGGCACGCGGCACCACGAGGTGTGCCTGACGGAGCAGCAGTTTTTGGACGCCATTGACGCCACCATTTACCAGATTGAGAGCTACGACACGACCACCGTGCGCGCGTCGGTGGGGAATTACTTGGTGAGCCAGTACATCTACGACAACACGGACAACGTGGTGATTTTCTGCGGCGACATGAGCGACGAGATATTCGGGTCGTATCGCGGGTTCACGAAGGCGCCCAGCGACCACGCGTTTGCCCGGGAGAATGCGCGCATGGTGCGGGACGTGCGCTGCTTTGACCTGCTGCGGTCGGACAAGAGCATCAGCGGGGCGGGACTGGAGGCGCGCGTCCCCTTTGCCGACAAGGCGTTCCTGGAGTTGGTGATGAGCCTGCCGCCGTGGATGAAGCGGTTCGGCGACGGTGCGGAGCATGCGGTGGAAAAGCACTTGCTGCGTCGGGCGTTTGAGGGGCTGCTGCCGGAGGACGTGATGTGGCGGCGCAAGGAGGCGTTCAGCGACGGCGTGAGCGGACACGACCGCACCTGGGTGCAGATCATCCAGGAACACGTGGACAAGCGCGTGAGCGACATGACTGCGGCGATGACTGCGGCGAACGACGATGTTAAGCACAACGCGCCGTACGACAAGGAGAGCTACTATTACCGGACCGTGTTTGAGCGTCATTTTCCTGGAAGGGGGCGCGCAGAAACCATTCCGTATTTTTGGAGGCACCCGTTTTGCGAGGGCACGTTGGACCCGTCCGCGCGGCTACTTAAGGACGTGTATTCCGCGGAGAACCAAGGTTCTCCGCACCTCTCCTCATCGGAGAACCAAGGTTCTCCGCACCTCTCCTCATCGGAGAACCAAGGTTAACGGAGAACCAAGGTTCAGCGCATCTCCTTGAACCAATAATCTTTTTATTTTGCATTTTATTTTTTTTATATTAACTAAAGGTATAACCATTTATACGCAATACAACTGACAATGGCCGCACCAATAGAAGAAGAAGAAACGGACTATGATCGTAATAACACTATGTTAAGAGGAAGAAATGCACCTATGTTTACTGGGCCGAACGCAGCAGACGCATTTCAGACTCATTTACGTGCTCAATTACAACAAAACAAAACACTCCACCAAAGTACACAGGATGCTTTTAGTGCACTTGCCCGGGAACAAGCCGCATCTGGTGTCATTAAAAACCCAAACCCCATTTATTTTTCGGATAAGGAATGGGCAGAGAAAGTGTATAAAGTGCATCATTCAAGAGGAGGTAAGAAGTCCAAGAAGTCCAAGAAGTCCAAGAAGTCCAAGAAGTCCAAGAAGTCCAAGAAGTCCCGTCGCAAATCACATCGTCGTTCATGTCGCAGGTAACTGAAGAACAATGAAGACTACATTATGCAGTAAGTAAATGTGTTATTCTACTAACACTTTTTTTTCATACCTGCCATCTGACGTTAAACCTTTTTTTTAATTTGTTAATACAAATACAACAAATACAACTACAAATCTATGTCACTGTATTACGAAAAGCCATTTTATTACGCAATCATTCACGTATTGTTGGGTGCATTATCGTATTATTACAGCATACTGGGAATCGTCTATTTCATCTATCAATTTGGTCAATTATACTTCAATAAAAGAGTGTTTTTATTTCAATGGAAAATAGAAAATGGGAATACGTTTGTCCATACACTTATCAAAATGGGTGAATTCCTTATAGGATGGATAGTTGCTTATTGCATTTTATCGCGCTAAATCCCCCGCATTTGCATATTCGCACATAATATGCAAATAATGAACCTGAATTTAGACGCAGTGGATCACGTGACGCTGGACCTCATGGTGAACCAGCCGCAGTACGAGCGGTATTTGCGCGCGAAAGAAGCCGACCTTAGCGGGAAATACGAAAAAGCCAAGCGCTTCTACAAGAAACGAATTACCGAAATGACGCGGGACTTGCTGAAGGGGGACACGGCGAACGACATTTTCGTGCTGCAGGCGTTTGAGGCGTACGCCAAGGCGTGCATCACGCACTTTAGGAACAAGGATAAAAACGACACGCTGCAGGAGGAGTACGTCGCCGAGTGCGTTACCGTCGGGTATCTGCCCCCCATCGCGGAAACGGACTTGGACAATGATGATGCAGACGACAATGCAACCAATGCTCTGACCGATTCATCAAAAAAAAAACTGGAAATATTGCTGTCGTTTGACAAGCACAAGTCGGCACACGTGCCCACGCTGGACACGTACGTCATCAAAACCACGCCCGCCGAGCGCAGCAATCCCGTGCCCATTCCTCAGCTGAAAGAAGTCAACCTGGACGACCCCAAATTTAAAACGAAGGACATTAAGCCCAAACCAACCAAGCCAACCAAACCAAGCCAACCAAACCAAGCCAAGCCAAGCCAAGCCAACCAAACCAAGCCAACCAAGCCAATCCCCCCGAATGAGTGAATAAAATAATTTGTGCGCATACTATAATCGCATTACACAATTCAGATCTTTGGGACATGATAGCCAAAGCCAAATCCAAATCCAAATCCAAATCCAAAGCCAAATCCGGATCCAAAGCCAAACCCGGCGCCAAAACCCGGCGCAGAAAACAGGCAAAGGAGTTTGAACGGGTGAAGTGCGGCCCCGTTCAGGAGAATTATTTTACGTGCTACGACAACGCGACGCTGCACAAATTAAGAGACGGCTGGAACGCGCGCCACCCGGACGCCCGCATTGACACGAACGACCCGAAAGAGATTTGGACGGCGATGAAGGAGCGCATGAAAGGCATGTGCCGCAACGAGGCGTGCTGGCTGAAACAGATCACCGGCGTGTCGTTTGCGAACAACGACGCGACGTTTGCGCCCGAAGCGCCGAAGTCGTGGATCCGCGACCCCGACGAGTGGTTGAGCAGCGAAGAGATTGAGAACGTGATGAAGCAGTACGAGGACAAGTTCCCCGCGTTTGAGTTTTTGGGGCCGTCGCCGAGCGATTACAGCGCGCCCAAGCTGGCCGGCGTGTGCGTGTGGGAGGAGCTCTGCAACTTCAGCCTGAAGAAGTACGCGGATTCGGACACGCGCCAAATCGGCGTCATTTTCAACACGGATCCGCACACGGAAGACGGCGCGCACTGGGTGTCGGTGTTCATCAACCTTGCGCCCAACAACAACTACGTCTTCTTTTTTGACAGCACGGGCGACCGGCCGCAAAAAGAGATTCGCGAATTTATAAAAACGGTCACGCAACAAGGGCGCGAGCTGGGCATTCGGTTCAAGTACCACGAAAACCGGAAGCAGCACCAGAAGCGCAGCACGGAGTGCGGCATGTACTCGCTCTTCATGATTGTGAATTTAATTGAAGGCACGCGCACGCCCGAGGAGTTCATGCGGGGGGGGCGCATCCCCGACAGCCACATGCTGGAATTCCGCGCCGAGTATTTCAACCGCGGCGGCAGCATTTAGAACCACTTATTTTTATTCATTTATTTTTATATAAATAAATGATATAATACAAGTGTAGGTGAACCCAAAATGACAACCGTTACCGACACCCAATTCACGTATGCCGTGTTGTCTGTTACAGGCAAGACGCTTTCCATCATTGGAGTGAATCCAGTCACGTATCCAACCTCTCTCGTCAATTGGGGCACGTTTCCTCCAATCCCGCTCGTGTACGGCGGCACGAATACAACGTACAACGGCAACGGAATTCCGGCCAATGCATACAAAATCGTTGAAATCGGCGTGTCCGCGTTTGAATCCAAAACGGCGTTTTCAAGCACGCCGCTCTCACCCACATTTTTTCCGGCCAATTTGACCCGCATCGGAAATAAAGCGTTTATGGGGGTCGCGCTTCAAGGAACCCTGACCGTTCCGGAAAACATTGCGAGCATTGGGGAAATGGCGTTTTACAATTGCACGCTCATCACAAACGTGGTCATTGGAAGCGTCGTGAATTCGGACGTCATCTCCCACTTGTCCGACTTGACCGCGGTGTTGAACCAAGAAATCATCGACCGAAACATTGCGGACGATTCGTTGCACCTGCTCAAGGCACCGAAACACGGCGCCACCCTCACGGGAACCGCCACCTTTCCAACGGCCAACATCGCGACCGCCGCCATTTCCACCGCGAATGCAACCGCCGCAACCGTGACCAGTGCAACCATGCAGACCGCCACGGTTGCGAACCGGCTGGACGTGTCCGGCGGCATGACGTTTTCGGGGAGCACGACCGCCGCGGGTCAGTGGGACTTCGCGATCCAACCCAAATACAACGCCGCCGCTGTGGCCACGGAAGACCACGTCAATTCCAGCGTGGTCGCGCTTGCCGGCGACATGGGCTCCACGTTCAGCGCGCTGTTGGAACTCACGGCCGCAATTGACGCCGACCCCTTGTTCGCAACCACCGTCATCAACGGGAATTCCGTGCTGTCGGCCTCCATCGTTGCGGAAACTGAGGCGCGCGTCAGTCACGTGTCGCATATTTCAACCACCCTGGGCTTGGCTGCCGCATCCCTCGCGCTGGCCGACTCGTCGCTGAGCACAGCCTTGAGCGCCGAAGTGATCGGCCGAGGATCCGACACTGCCTCCCTCATCTTGGCCACGAGCACCGCGGCGGCATCATTGGGCGCAGCCGACGCCGCCATCAGCGCCGGAATTTCCACCGAGATCAGCGCGCGCAGCAGTTCCGTGTCGCAGGCTTCGCTCGCCCGGAGCTCGGGCGCCGCATCCCTCGCGCTGGCCGACTCGTCGCTGAGCACGGTCTTGAGCGACGAAGTGATCAGCCGAGGATCCGGCGCTGCCTCCCTGTCCCTAGCCACGAACACCGCGGCGGCATCATTGGGCGCAGCCGACGCCGCCATCAGCACCGGAATTTCCACCGAGATCAGCGCGCGCAGCAGTTCCGTGTCGCAGGCTTCGCTCGCCCTGAGCTCGGCTGCCGCATCCCTCGCGCTGGCCGATTCGTCGCTGAGCACGGCCTTGAGCGCCGAAGTGATCGGGCGGGGATCCGCGCTGGGTTCGGTTTCCACGTCGGTTTTGGGCGCGACGACCCAAGCGCAAACAAACATTCAAGCGCTGTCGGCCGCGTTGAACGCCGAATCCACCGCATTGAGCACCAATGCGCTCTCGCTGAGCGCGGCCGTGAGCACTGGCGTATCCGTGCTCGTTCCCGCAAGTTCCGTCCTGAATGCGGGGATATTGACGGAAGCCTCCGCCCGCGCGACATGGAATGCGGCGGCCCCATTCACGGCGCACACGTTTAGGAATGCGGGCGTCACGGGAAGTTCCGGCCCGAAATTGGATCAGATTAGAACCGCCTATTCTACCGAAGCATGGGCGCAGGTTGCTAGCAATTTGAACATGGAAAATGATAACGGCATTCAATTGTTCACGGTTCCAGCAACCGGAAAATACACGATACGGGCGGCGGGAGCGCAGGGCGGCAATGGGGGTAAAGGAATGGACGTGCAACTGGCAACAACTTTGACGGCTGGCGAAGTAATACGCATTTTAGTGGGACAACCGGGCGTTAGTGGCGGCGGCTGGGCGGTTGGTTCGGGCGGAGGCGGAACGTTTGTTGTTCGCGGAACTCAATCGGCGCCATCCCCCATAATAATTGCCGGTGGCGGAGGTGGATACAGCTATAATGGCGGTGCTAATGCAGACGCGAGTCCAACTACCTCTGGACGCGCCGGCGGGAGTGGAATTGAAGCGGTGTTCGGAAACGAATTGGGGATCGGTGGAATCAATGGAAATGGCGGGGGTGGGGGCGCTGGTTCGGGAGGTGGTGGGTTATTTACAAATGGAGGGACCGGTTGGGGTGGGGATGGAGGGTTCTCATTTGTAAACGGTGGAAAGGGTGGGTCTGAAACGTCCGTCCTTCCCGGGGAAAAATATGCGATATTAGTTGGTGGATTTGGTGGTGGCGGTGCTACCATATCAAGTAACGGCAACGTTGGTGGAGGAGGCGGCGGTGGTTATTCGGGGGGTGGAGCTGGTGGCGGAGGGTATAATACTTACAGAGCGGGCGGTGGCGGTGGTTCGTTCGGCATAACGGCCTTGACCAACCACGGTGCAATTAACACTGGACCCGGATACGTCACCATCACCGCGGTCGCCGGGCTGGTCGGCTCAAACGCTTACCAGAGCAGCGCCATTTCCACGGAACTCTCGGTGCGTGCAAGTCAGGTGGGATCCATTTCGGCGGAGTTGAACGCGGCGTTGCCGTCATTGACCGCCGTTGTGTCCGGGCTTTCATCCGCGCTCGCCGCCGAAACACTTGCGGCGACCAGCACGCTGAACGCCGAATTGGTCGCCATAAAGGGAAATGCCCCCGCCAGTCTAGACACGTTACACGAAATTGCGGCCGAATTGACCGCCAATCCCAGCTTGGCGCAGATTGCGAGCGTGATGGCCGTCGCCACGACCAACTACAATGCGATATCTGCGGAAATCATCAACCGCACGAGCGCAATCGCGTCGGTTGCGTTGTCGCTGAGTTCCGCTGCTGCGTCGCTGTCGTCGGCGGACACGAGCATTGCCGCCGGGTTGTCCGCCGAAGTCAGCACCCGCGCCAACGCAATTGCATCGGGGGCGGTTGTGCTGTCCAACGCAACCACCGATTTCACCGCCGCAAATGCCGCGCGTTCCACTAGCCTGGCCACGGAAATCAGCGTTCGCGCCGCATCGGTCGCCGCGGTTGACGCCGATCTCGGAACCGCATCCACCTCGCTTGCCGCGGCCGACACTGCGTTGAGCACCGCAATTTCCGCGGAGCTGGTGAATCGCGCGGTTTCGGTCGTGTCATTTTCCACGTCCCTCAGCGCGGCAAATTTGTCGCTGGTTGCTGCAAACGGTGCGTTGAGCACGAGTCTTTCCGCCGAAATCGTGGCCCGCTCTGCGACCATTTCGTCGGTTGCGTCGGTGCTGGCTGTGTCCGCCTCGGTCATGCAAACCGCGCTCAATGCAGTCCCCGGCACCATTGCCGCCGTGTCGTCGGATGCGGTGCTGAAAACCACCACCGCGTATTTGACCGCGCAAATGTCCAGCATTGTTGGCAGCGCGCCGGCCACGTTGGACACGCTTGCCAAACTTGGCGCGGCATTGGCCAACCAAAACAATTTGGCGGGATCCATAACTGCCACGCTGGCCGACAAGGCCGCTGCCGCGGATGTGGCCGCCCTGTCCACCGCGCTCACTCTGAGGGCGAGCCTGGCCGATTACACGTCGCTGTCCGCGGTGGTTGACACCAAGGCAACCGCAACCGCGGCAGAGACCGCGAGCATCAGCGCGACTGTGCTGAACAACGCAATTACCGCCCTGGTTGCGGAAGTCAGCACGCTGAAAACCAGCGGTGGATCCGTCAATCCAGACACCGTTGCAGTAAACGGCGTCAGTTTGGCGAACCTTCAAAACTGGACCAATGAACTCTACATTAAGATGGGGCTGACAAATGCGGATGGGACCATCCGGACGATTTTTTTGGATGCCAACAACGTGACCATCAAATACGTCGGAAGTGAAGCTCTTGTTCCCGCATCCGAGCCCCTGTTCATTCAAGCCAACCCCCGAGGCACCGGCAACGAATGGTTCGCGGTGGTAAAACAAAGCACAACCATGAAGACTGCGATTACCAATTATGCCAGTGGCACCAGCGGGCCGTTTATTCCGTCTGCATTTGGAGAGACGGCGCCCGTTCCATTCAATAACATCGTCACAACCCTCATGACTGACCTGTCCCTTATATTTATAAGTAAAACGTCATTCAATTCGCCGATTGCTTCGTGGGACACATCAAACGTCACCAATATGAATACCGCATTTTTTAATACACCATTCAACCAGCCGATTGGAGCGTGGGACACATCAAAAGTCACCAATATGACGGACATGTTTCGCAGTACAACTTCGTTCAATCAAAATATAGGATCATGGAACACATCAAATGTTACGACCATGGTCCAAATGTTTTACGATACAAGGGCGTTCAACCAGCCGATTGGAGCATGGAACACATCAAAAGTCGCCGACATGAGTAACATGTTCGGTGTCGCCACTGTGTTCAACCAGCCGATTGGAGCATGGAACACCGGTGCGGTTACTAATATGAACTACATGTTCAATGGCGCCACTGCATTCAACCAAAACATCAGCGCATGGGACGTAAGAAAGGTGTCACCCAAACCTCCAACCCAGTTCAGCACTACCTCCGCCCTCACGGCGCAAAACATCCCGGTTTGGTTTCCGGTTGTATTGGATGCCAACAACGTAACCGTCAAATACGTCGGCAGTGCCTCTCTTGTTCCCGCTTCCGAGCCCTGGTTCATTCAAGCCAACCCCCGAAGCACCGGCAACGAATGGTTTGCGGTGGTGAAGCAAAGCGAGAACATGCAGACTGCGATTACCAATTATGCCGGCGGCACCAGCGGGCCGTTTAAACCACCCGGCCAGACGGAGCCCGTTCCATTCAACAACATCGTGACGACCCTGATGACCTCCATGTACACACTGTTCCAAAACAAGGTATCATTCAATCATCCGATTGCTTCATGGGACACGGGGGCTGTTACGAGCATGGCCCAGATGTTTTATGGTGCCACTGCATTCAATCAACCGATTGACAAATGGAACACGGGGGCTGTTATGACTATGGGCTTTATGTTTTATAATGCCAATGCATTCAACCAGCCCATTGGCGCATGGAACACGGGGGCTGTTACGAGTATGAGCTACATGTTCAATGGCGCCACTGCATTCAACCAAAACATCAGTGGATGGAACGTGTCAAATGTGTCCCCCAACCCTCCCCCCAATTTCAGCACTGGCTCGCAGCTCACGGCACAAACCAGCCCATTTGGGGTGGCATTCGCTGCACCCATAATATCAAATTCAGGTATCGTGACGTATTCCGGAACCACGGCGAGCATGACGTACACCGTGGCCACCGGAGTGACTGCAGTGCAAGTGAGGAAGGCATCGGACAACACCCCGGTTTCAGGTGCAACCAGTTCCATTACTTCATTGACCGCGACAATCACGGTGCCGTTTATGGACGCGAATTCACCATTGAACGTGGTGGTGGTTGCCACGGCCAATGCGGCCGGACGCGAAAGTTTACCATCCGTTGCACAAACATTGGTTGGACAATTCGCTGCACCCGTGATATCAAATTCAGGTATCGTGACGTATTCGGGGAACACGGCGAGCATGACGTACACGGTGGCATCCGGGGTCACTGCCGTCACTGTTTTGAAGTCGGATCTTACTGCATTGCCGGCAGATGTGCTGGTCAACACAATAATCAATGCCGGGACTTCCGGAAGAACCGTGTCAGTGTCGGTTGCATTCGCGACATCCATGTCCATTGTGGTTATTGCACAAGGCAATGCCAACGACCGCCAAAGTGCAGCATCGGCTCCACTTGCATTGCTTGCCAATTTTGCCAAGCCCACGCTGTCGGTGTCGGGCATAACGTATTCGGGCAACACGGCCATCATGACGTACAACGTGGCTTCCGGGGTTACTGCCGTGAGTGTGTTGCAGCCAAATCTTAGTGCACTGCCTTCAGACGCGACTGTCACGACCAATACGCTTTCGGGAACCACCGCAACGTTGCATATTTCACTATCCGGTTCGCGTGGATCGCTCAGCTTTGTGGTCGTGGCTCTGGTAAACGCAACTGGCCGCCAAAGCAATGCATCGGACACGCAATTCATTTCAACCGAAATATCAGACATAACCTTTACAAAATCGTCAAATCTCTGGTACTTCGGTTTCAATTGCAGTAACCCGTCTTCCGTGTCAGGATTGAACATTCTCATGACATGGACCGACCGACATCCCGCAGATGGAGCCACTGGCTTGACTAACAATTACTCTTCGGCCACCATTGCCAACGGCGCCAACTCGTTATTGATTAGCGATCCAAGTAACTGGCTCAATATTTTTCTCACAGGAAAACCCGTGAACGTTTCAATTAACTACGTTGTGTCCGGTGTGTCAAAGAACATTGCAACATCATTCATTCCAACCCCATTGACGGGAGGACCATATACGATGAGTGTTTCCAATGTCAACGCAAATACGAACACATGCACGTTGGTAATACCTGCTGCATTGGACCAACAGCGTGTAGCCCAAAACCGAACATGGATTTATTTTCACTATTTTATAGATGCGACAACAAATGTAACCGTCGGTATACCTAACCCGAATGGCGTATATACCATATCGGGTTCTCTCCAAAGTAGCATTATTAATGTGCAGGTGCCATCATCATTGTGGGGTAAACCATTAAGGAATGATTTATATGTTACAAATAACGGTGGCAACAGCACAGGCGACTACGTCGTGCAACAAAGGTTTACCAGCAATGACACCTATACACTTCCGAATCCCACTGGATTGTTCCCAGTTGAGACGAATGAAATCATAACCTACGGCATGTGGTGGCAAACCACGGGTGAAATAAACGATGTTCGTTTGTGGAGAGTGTCTTGGACAATTCGTCCAACCGCATTGGATGTTGCTTCTCCAAACTATGTTTCAAAAGTCAGAATACGAATCAAACGCAGCGAAGAGTCCACATACAGATTCACGGGTGTGTACAACTATGCCGATGGGGCGGGTTATGCCATGTTACACACAAATGTGTACACAAACCAAGGCCAAAATGTTGGTACGTGGATCACTGAAATTCGGTCTGAAAATGCGGATGGCACAATAACGACCAACTATGTCGCGAGGTCAGACTATTATGATGCATATTATGTCTCTGCGGGAAATTACGTTAATCTGACTCAACTTGCGTCGGTGGCAAATGGCTACACCCTACTTTATGGCGACAATGTGACCAATTTATTTTAATACTTCTGCACAATATTTTTTCATATTTTTATAGTTAAAAAAATGAATTTCATACAAAGCGCATTTAAACCATTTAAACCCAAATAATTACATGATTGCATGAGAGATTCATTCATTCAATCATGCCATCCGTGCCATCCGTTACCGTGTGTTTAAACATGATCGTGAAGGACGAGGCGCACATCATTCGGCGCACCTTGGAAATGCTGTGCTCCAAGTTCCGGTTTGATCACTGGGTCATTTGCGACACGGGGTCCACCGACGCAACCCGAGAGATTATCCAAGATTTCTTCTCGCAACCCCATGTAAACATTGCCGGCGAACTGTATTGCGACGAGTGGGTCAATTTCGCGCACAACCGCACCCTTGCGCTGAATCGGGCGCACGGCAAAACCGACTTGCTGCTCGTGTTTGACGCGGACGACGACATTCACGGCGCCGTCCCGTTGCCCACCACCGTGACGCACGACGAGTACCACCTCAAATTCGGCGCGCCCAACACGGGCACAAGCTACACGCGAACCCTGCTGATCAACAACCGCAAGCGGTTCCAGTACTATTCCGTCGTGCACGAATACATCAGCTGCCTGGAGCCGTCGGCCAACGAGCAGCTCCGGATTTGTGTGCTGGACGGCGACTACTTCGTGGTGTCGGGACGCAGCGGGGCGCGCAACCTGGATCCCGATAAGTATTTGAAAGACGCGCTGCTCTTGGAAGCGGCGCACGCCGATGCGGTAACACGGGGGGACCCGTTGCATAAGCGCTACGCGTTTTATTGCGCCAACAGCTACCGCGACTGCGGCCGGCACGAGGACGCCATTCGCTGGTACAAGGTCACGCTGTCCCAGGACAACTGGGCGCAGGAGAAGTACGTGTCGTGCCTCTACATTTACAACTGCTATGAGGCGCTCGGGCAGAAGGAGCACGGGTTTTTCTATTTGGTGAAGGCGTTTGCGTACGACGCGGAGCGCGTGGAGTGCTTGTATCCGCTGATTGTGCACTACTGCTGCGATAACGCCAATGACGTGGCGTACGGTTATTATCGCATTGTTGAACCCCAATTCATTCGCGCCAACAATGGAACCAATGGAACCAATGGAACCAACGGCAAGCTGTTTTTGGAGACCGACAAGCCCAACTTCTTCGTGCCGTATTACATGATCATTGTGGCGGATCGTGTGGGCGACCGTGCGTGCGGCATTCTCATGTATGAAATCATTTTCCGGAAGAAGCAGCGCTCGTTGAGCGCATGGCACGTGCGCAACCTCATGTTCAACCTGCGGTTTTTCATCGGACATGTGAAACCGGACGCAGCGGCCGCATTTGCCGCACTTGCGAACGAATACGTGCAGTTCATCCGAGAGAACGGCATACCAGTCAGCACGTTTGACGAAGTTATAAAAGATTTTAATTACGCCGCACACGGCATTCATTTATTAAACCAACCCTCACCTCCGAAGCCAACTCTGAAGTCGATTATTTCGTCTAATTTCTCTCGTTCCGAATGTAAGAGAAGTGGAGCAATCATGTTTTATGCAGGGTACAGCTCCGTGCCGTGGAATCACAGCAGCATGTTGCGCGGCGCGTTGGGCGGCTCCGAACGGGCGGTGGCGCACCTGTCTAACGAGTTGTGTCGCCAGGGATACACCGTCTACGTTTCGGGCGGCGTGCAGCCGGAGGATGATGGGGTGCGTGTGGGTGTGGGTGTGAAATACGTGGGACTGTCGGATTTGCCGGAGCTGCTGCGCACCACCGCGTTTCACACGATTGTTTGTTCGCGCTACATTTCATTCTTGGAGCTGTACGGCAGCGCAGCGTCGTGGTACCAGTTCTACGTGTGGGCGCACGACACGCACTTGTTGCCGTACGGGTGCGATTTGAACGACCTGGCAATCCTGGAGAAATGGTCGGATCACATTGACGGCTGCGTGTGCCAGACGCGGTGGCACGCGGACGAGTACGCGCGCCAGTACCCGACGCTGAAATCCAAACTGCGCGTGATAAACAACGGCATTGACGCCGCATTATTTCCAGCCCTTGGAGAAAAGGTGCGGAACCGGTTCATTTACACGTCGCGCACGGAGCGCGGTTTAAGCCGAATTTTAGACTTGTGGTCCGACATTATTGCGGCGATGCCGGATGCCACGCTCGTCATTTCCACCTACGTGGCGTTCCCGTGCAACGACGACGAGCGCCGGATCCAGGCGCGCATTGCCCAACTGAATAATGACAAAGAGTGCATTCGGCACCTGGGTCAGCTCAATCATGAAAAGCTGTACGCAGAAATGGGGGAGGCGGAGTACTGGCTGTATCCCACGGACTGGCCCGAGACGTCGTGCATCACTGCCATGGAAATGCTGATGTCGGGCGTGATTTGCTTGTATTATCCCGTCGCGGGACTGACGGAGACGATGGGCGGGTGCGGCATCCAGATTGCACCGAAGTCCGAAGTGGATGCGTTGATTAACAATGTGAAGCACGACGAAACGCAGCAAATGGAGCAAAGAGAGCGGGGGCGCGCCTATGCCGAGGGCTGCTCCTGGACGCACCGGGCGCAGCAGTGGGTCAAATTGCTGGATCATGACGAGGCGGTTAAATTGCGTGTGGCAATTGTCAATGCGCTTCCGTATCATTATGAAATGTTCGGATACGTACTACATCATTTTGCGAAAAAGGCATGCAACGGATGCAACGGATGCAACCGCGCGATTGTCTCCATTTTTACTGAAACGGGTGGTCGCAATTGGGGCTGGTTTGATTTTTATAAAGAACATTTTGGTAACATGGGATTTGAATTTGAATGTAATGCACTGACCGAATTTGACAAGTTCAAAACACGGAAACAGTACGACGTGATTTTTGTCACAACCGACGACGACATGGGAATAAAAAAGGAATGGATAGACGAGCGATTCATTGCGATTGAACACACTCCCATGCGGAGACGGGCTGAATACCGCCACCGGATTGCAGTGCGCCCGTTTGCGAACAGCAGCAAACCGTGGGCACTCCCCTGCTACAACATTGTAACTGCGACCGACAAAATGGACCACATTAACGCAACCACCGCAATAAATGTTGCGTTGATAGGCGGATACAACGACATTGACGTTAATTTCATAAACCGAATTGCTGGTCCAGTGAGACTGCATTTCGTGGGGTGTTGTTGGAATCCCACCAATTTTAACATTATCACGTGTGCAACCAATGAATTTGTGCCCCATGGCGTTTTGTGCACGCGCGCCATGATTGAATTATTGAAAACGTGCGACTACGTAATAACCGATGTTAATAATAAAGACCACATTGCTGGCAAAAGCATGTCGGGTTCAATTCCGCTCGCATTTTCAACCCTTACGCCGATCATCATTGGCCAAAAAAACAACTCCATTTACAAATTCAAATCGGCGGTTGAAGTAGACCTAACTTCAAGTGAGCCAATCTTTCTCAATAAGATTTCAAATGAAATGGTGAGCGCGGTTGCATTGGAACGGGACGAACTGGTTCGCATGGCCGAGTTGGAATTTGACCGGTGCATTGAATGCATTCAGAATCACAATTCGACGGCATCGTCGTCCCCGATTCCGAAACGGGTCATGCAAACGTGGGAGCACAAGCAGTTGAATCCCGGGTTTCAGGCCATTGTGGACACGTGGAAGACGCACAATCCGCGCTACGAATTTGTGCTGATGGACGCGGCGGAGCGGGAGCAGTTCATTCGGGCGCATTTTGAACGCGGGGTGATGGATGCATACCAACGAATTGTGCCCGGCGCATACAAGTCGGATTTGTTCCGGTACTGCTACTTGTGGGTTAGGGGCGGGGTGTATGCCGACATTGACACCCTGTGCATGGGATCCCTAGACGACTTTTTAACACCCGGCGCCGAACTGGTGGTTCCGATTGATTTGAACTTGAGCGCAAACGAGGGCACGCACAACTTGGCATGCGGATTCATTGCAGCCGTGCCCCGGCATCCGGCGCTCATGCGGTGCATTCAAAAAATTGTGCGCAACGTGCAAACCGCGACCGTGCCCGGCTCCAAACTGGATTTTTCGGGGCCCGGCGTGTTGGGGCGCGCCGTGAATGACTGCCTGAACCGGGGCGAAACCGAATCGTTTGTGGGCAAAGAGGGCTTGCACGACGGCATTCATTTTTTAAAGTTTGAGTCTGGTTCCGAGTTTGTCAAAAACATGAAAAATCAGGTGCTGTTTCAAAATAAAAATGGAAACCATGAAATAGCAAATTTGTACCACGCGGAATGCTGTAAGTTGAAGGACTTTGTGTCTTGGGTGCAGTGCGCATCACCGATTGCAACAACGCGCACACCCAATGAAGGCAAAAAAAACGTTGCACTCATGATTTACGGACAATTCAGAACCTATGCAACCAATTTGAGAGAAAATGTGCGAATGCTTGCTCCGATATTTATAGACAAGGTGGTGCACGTGTTTGTCCTGAGCAATAAATTGGCATCGGGTAATTATTCCGAACAGAATGAAAATGAAATCAGAGGCATATTTGACGAATTCGGATTCAATATCTGTTTTTTTGATTACGTTGAGAATTTGGACAGCACTCATGCCGAAAATGAAAGAGCGGCACATGACTCTTATTTCGCCAATCTGAAAAACCAGAATGGAGTGAACAATGAATTCATTCCAGACATAATGTATCGTAAATTTGCACTGAATCAAATAAAAAATGAGTATTGCGCTCAGCACAACATTGATATAGATCTGCACGTGTTTGGCAGGTTGTTTGACGTCATTATAAGGCATCCGCCCACAGCCACTGCTACCGCCCAAAACCAAATTCAATATGAAATGGACAAATTGACGGTTTGTTCATCGGATGCGCGGACCGTGCTGGGATCGTCCGACACGCTGTTCATTGGAACGCAAGAGCCAATGGATCATTTGTTTGAATGTGCGATGCATTTGAGAGGCCCGGAAATTTGGAATGACCCGACCTTTTTGGACATGATGATGCGCGCAGATTCATGTTTGTGCATTAACCGGGCGACCTATTCACCCGAGGTGCAGTGCATTGCACGCGTGCATTACAGCAATTTCAAATACAGGAACATTCGGTTTGATTTCAATAATCCCGAATCCACTGAAAATTATGAATCGCTGTATGACATACGACTTGATCCGAACAGATTGACGCAGTAACTGCAAATCAATGTAATTTGTAATGTTAACATTATTGTTAATATTGTAAAAACGGTGCATTTTTTATAACGCATGAATATATTGCAGTAATACTCACATAACCCCGAATGGCATCGGCTTCATCTTCGTATTCAGAATATTTAGCGAATAAAACCATTTGCTGCTGTTCCAATGCGGTGGAGGGACCGGCAGGTCCGCCTGGACCGAAGGGGGCACAGGGTGATCCTGGCGCAACGGGGGCAACCGGACTAGGAGAAGCGGCAACCGCATAATCCCATGTTCGGTTTGCATCTAGACACACGGTGGTTCTAGTGACCACGAAGAAACTATGATTTCCATTTAAAGGATTTGCATCCCAACTAAACCCATCTTGATTTGTCTTTGTTTCAAGTGCAGCCACAGTGGTGTATTGGCTGGTTCTAGATACTGAATAAACTGGCATTTTATATATAAAATAATAACATTTTAACGGATTTAACCCAAATTATGTTTTAAAATATATCATTAATGTAAATGTCGTATTCTAATTACACATCGTATTTAGCAACTCGCAGGATTTGTTGTTGCCCCGGCGCAAGAGGCGCAACCGGCTCAACGGGCTCAACAGGCTCAACAGGCTCAACGGGCTCTACGGGCTCAACCGGCTCAACGGGCTCAACGGGCTCAACGGGCTCAACTGGCGCAACTGGCTCAACGGGCGCAACCGGCGCAACCGGCTCAACTGGATCAACTGGATCAACCGGCTCAACGGGCTCAACGGGCTCAACGGGCTCAACGGGCTCAACGGGCTCAACGGGCGCAACCGGCGCAACCGGCTCAACTGGATCAACCGGCTCAACCGGCTCAACTGGCTCAACAGGCTCTACGGGCTCAACTGGCTCAACAGGCTCAACAGGAGCCACCGGCGCAACTGGCTCAACTGGCGCAACCGGCTCAACTGGCTCTACGGGCGCAACTGGCGCAACCGGCTCTACGGGCGCAACAGGAGCCACAGGAGCCACAGGCGCAACGGGCGCAACAGGAGCCACAGGAGCCACAGGAGCCACAGGAGCCACAGGCGCAACGGGCGCAACGGGTGCAACGGGTGCAACTGGTGATACAGGCGCAACAGGCGCAACAGGCGCAACAGGCGCAACAGGCGCAACAGGCGCAACAGGCGCAACAGGCGCAACAGGAGCCACAGGAGCCACAGGAGCCACAGGAGCCACAGGCGCAACGGGCGCAACGGGTGCAACGGGTGCAACGGGTGCAACGGGTGTAACTGGTGATACAGGCGCAACAGGCGCAACAGGCGCAACAGGCGCAACAGGCGCAACAGGCGCAACAGGCGCAACAGGCGCAACAGGCGCAACAGGCGCAACAGGCGCAACAGGCGCAACAGGCGCAACCGGACCGCAAGGACCGCAAGGCATTCCAACTACAATAACCGCAGGTTCAAATATCGGCGTCGCTGGAACTTCTTCTGTTCCTATCGTATCGCTATTATCACCTCTCACAAGCACACTCAACGTCGGCACTCAAAACGTTCAAGGAACAAGCACTCAAATCACACTCACCAATGGAGGCAGTCAGGCAAACGTTCAAGCGACGACTGGCTTTACCTCATTAGACAGCACACTCGCAACAACAAAGGCAACTCTATTCAAGAATGCGATTTCAGTAGAAACCTCTATTAATAAAGTCGCAATAGCACCTACATCTATCACAAAAACAGGGGCGTCGCCATTAACGATAGGGTCGGTCGGGTCTGCTCAATTATCGTTTATTGGTAATGGTGGGGGTGCGGACGGCATTCAAATACAGCAAACGGCGTCGCAACCGACAACCCTAACAACATCTCTCACAAATATAAAATACTATCCCGATTACTACCTCTCAAATCAAAATCTTAATACTGTTAGTGTGCCTAATCCACAGATGACTTATCAGCGTCTAACTCTTAACAATTTAGGTTTGACGAATACGAACCCATGGGTGAATTACGGGGTTAATATATACAGCGGGTATTCTGCTTTTACTTATGATGGTGCTGGAAATTACTGGTATGCTAATCAAGGAAGCGGAGATATACAAGTAATAGACGGCACTTTCAATCTCGTAGCCACATTACAACTGACGGACGGCGGTGGGGCAGGCACTATAAATTGTTTTTATAATCAAGGGGGGTATATGTGGATTGGCGGGAAATTTAGTGCAGTTCAAGATGCTAATGGAATAAATGCGACACCACAATTCAATATTACAAGGATAAATAGTTCTTATTTATGCGACCCTACTTATGACGGGATGAGTAGTATTTATGGTTCGTTTCCAAGCACAGAAGTTTTTTGTATAACAGATGTAAATGGTTTGATTGTTTTTGGTGGTAATTTTTCAACCTTCTCTAATGGTTCTACCTGTAATTATATAGCACAAATCTCATCTCCTTATGGGGGGAGTGGAAGTCAAGGATATACCGAGTATGCTGGTGGAGTGAATGGGAATGTATATGCGATACACCACGAAGCTGTTTCAAACTACACCTTTGTCGGTGGCGATTTTACTGCCGTTGATGTTAGTGTTTCTCCTACAGGGTATCAATATTGTGCTTATTATGATAATGGGTTCCCTGTTTGGGGGGCAGTTGCTTCTAACAATTTTAATGGTGGTGTTAGAGTAATCAAATCTACTCCTTACTCACAACTATTCGTTGCTGGAAACTTCGGGCAAATAGCGGGAACGGGGCAGCTCTACAATACATATATAGAAACTGATACTCCTGCTAATTGGAGCGATACGACATTAGTTATGACTTCTGGTATTGATTATAACCAGGCATTTTTCAACGGCGGTTATATTGGTGTCTATAATCCTTCTGCTGGTGGTTTTTATCAAAGCAGTTCTTATCAAGTATGGACTTCTTTGGGAGACCCTGCTGGAAGCGGGACATTAACGGGTGTTAATTTTAGTAGTTCTTGGAAAGTTAGTTATAGTAATTCTACTTATCTCCGCTCATATTCAACCCTACCTCATTCTTGTATCTTTACTGGTTCATTCAAATATGATAATGTTTCTTACGCTAATTACACAATCACAACGAGGAATGTCTCACAGCAATTTATAGGCGACGACACCAATTCTTTTTGGTCTATCATCGGTGCTGGGGTCGGCACTTTCAGTTAAATTAAAATCTTGCGGTAATGTAAAAAATGCTACTTCAAATTGCAACCGATCAAATCCAGTTCCAGACGAGGTCGGTGCACAGGTAGATCCGACGATGATTATTGGCGCGCATGGCCGCAAAGAACGGGACGTGTTCGCACACCACGGGGAAGTTGTAGCCCGAATTATGAAAGTAGAAAATGCCCTTGTCCACATTAGTATTGTCTTTGTCTTTGTCTTTGTCTTTTGGAAACAGATACATGCCGACACTTGCGCCGTCGACATGTGTTTTTGCATTTTTTGCAAGGGGGGGAATGCAATTCATCGCTTGGTACTCCGCGTTCATATCTGCGGTGGGAACCGCGGAGTATCTTAGACCCTTTAGCGCCTCTCGCCGAAAAATACACAGGCCGTTGAAGCTGGACCCAATGGAAATGTAAGGCAGCAACGCCGGGTTGTGCTTCATTTGACGAGTGTGAAACAGCGTCTTGTTGTGCACTGCGGTTTGCACGTAGTGTTGATGATGTCCCGACCAAAACGCCTCTCGCATGATTTCGGGTCCAAACGGAAACTGTGCGTCGCGATAGGCGTAAAAGTCGTACATGTAGCCAAACGGGTTCAGGCCGTTGCACACGAGCGCGTCAAACCCGTCGGGGTCGCGCGCAATGCAGCGCAGAATGGCATTCACTGGGAACGGCACGGGGTTGTCCATGTCAATCATAACGACGTACCGGGGGGCAAAGCCCCCCGCACCCCCAATGGGCACAGTAGGCACAGGCACGTCCCCCGGTAGTCCCCCCGAGGAGGGGGGTCCAGTTGGGGGTGCGGGGGGCTTTGCCCCCCGGTAGGAGGGGGTAAGGGGGGACGCATGTCCCCCCAACATATCCAGGAGTTTGTTGCGCGCGTGCGCGATTTGCTCCATGCGACAGGGTTTATTATCATACGTGCGGGCCGCGCACCGGCGCAGCTCATCCTCTCGCGTGAATTTGTCGCACTGCACCTGCACTTGGCCTGCGGGCGCTTCGGCCGCCCATTTCATCAATTCGGCATCGGTGCCGTCGTCCGAATTGTTCTCGTAGAATATGGCCCAGCACGGCACCCCTGCTTTGCTCACGAGATCCTCAAACGCCGCGCGGATCACGGGCAGCGTACCGATCACGTTCTTGCACACGCCGCACACAATGATGCCACCTTGATCTGCATTAATGGGATCATTAATCGGATCCATTGTGTTGTATGGTCTGTGTCTATTCAATTCAAGCGCTTGTCTTTAATTGAATTTAAAGGATGAAATGCATATAAATATATGCAGATAAACATGAATATTCGTAAAATCTCTCGTTCCGATGCAATCAAACCAATCAAATTCCGTGGACAGCGTGCAAAACAAGGGACTGCTGTGGGCCACGCTCCAAGAATCGGGCGCGTTTGCGGGTTTAACCCAGGATCAGTTTCAGCCCGTGCAGTCGGCGTTTGACCGGGTGGTGCAGCAATCCGCCCTATCTGCCATGTCGTTGAGCGACGCGAACAAGCACATCATCCGCGAATTCATGCAGGTGCTGCGCTCAGCCAATGCAAACAATGCAAACAATGCAAACAATGCAATCCCAACCAATGTCCCAGTCCCAAAAAAAAAGAAAATAGAGATGGTGTATCGTGCGGACGACTTGAAAACCGAGCGCGCGAACGAGTTTGAACGCCAGCTGCGAGAGAAGCAGTCCGAAATGGACTCGTTCCTGACGCTGAAAAAACCGTCCGACGTCAGTTTCGCAGACGCGTCCGTTGACGAGGACAAGCCGATTGGCGACGAAATGTCGCGGCTCATTGCCCAAGAGCTGGCGGCTCGGGAGCGCGAACTGGTGCAGCTGAAACCAGAGGACATCAAGCGCGCTCAGCAGTGGATTGGCACTGATAACACCAATATAATCAATGCAACTAAACCCGAATCGCCTCCTACTTCTTCAAAAAAATCGGTGTCGTTTTCAGCCGCGTTTCCCGATGAGGATGGAGGGGATTCGGGTGAAAACTTTGAAGAAGAAGAACCGGATATTCTTTCAAAGTTCAAGATGATTCACGAGCCGGTTGCGTTAGAATCCCAATCAATCACACTGCAGCAAGTGCATGCAAAATTGCTGGAACTGGAGGAGCGCATGAATGCAAATCATGCAGAGATTATGGCGCATTTAAATAGCAATGGAGGGGTTATAGGGGCGCCGTAGGTTCCCTTAGACGATCTTGAATTTGCCGGGCGCAAGTTCCACGAACTTCCCGACCAGCACTCGGTTTCCGATTTTCAAGTTCTCGTAGTCGTACACGTCATTGGTGTCAATGTCAATGCCGTATTTAACGCCCTCATGTGTTACTTCTTTGATTTTGATTTTGCGCATTTCCTTGTTGAGCGGGACTGCATCCATTGCTGTCGCTGTTGCCATTGATTCCGTTGCTGGTTTGGCCTTGGCCTTGGCCGTGGCTTTAGTTGTCTTGGCATCTTCGGTTACAATCACTTCGTCCTGGATGTTGGGCTCGTACGCGAACTTGTTGTCCGGGTTGTCGAACGTGAAGCACTTCAGCGTCTCCTTGCTGCCCGCTTTGGCGTGAATGGCGCAATCAATTGCCGTCTCTTTCACGCACCGCAGAATGTTGCTGTTGATCGCCTCCTTCGTTTTCGCAATTTCGTACAGCGACTGGTCCGTGGTGATGGGCTCGTCGGTCTTGGTGCTGGTGTCCGATTCGCGCAGTTCGCGCGACACCCGGACGTATTTCAGCGCGGCGTTGGACACGTCCACCACCGTCTTCGGGTCCGACGACGCCAGCAGCGCCTCCTCCCGGTCCGCTGCCGCCTTCTCGTCCTTGGACAGCGGCTTCAGCTGCGCGTCAGAGTACACCATCAAGTAGAGGAACACGTTGACCGTGCGCAGCTCGGCCGGCAGGTCCTGGTGGCTGCAAATGCGGCGGGCGCGCCCCACCACCTGCTCAATGCGCACCGGGTGCCAGTACGGCTCCACAATGTGCACGTACCGCACGTTGCGCAGGTTGATGCCCTCCGCTCCCGACGCCGAAATCATGAGCGTGTTGATGACCTCGCCGTAAAAGTTGTTGCCCGAAATGCGCAGCAGGCCGTCCCGAATGCTGGACGGCACTTGGTCCCACTCGCTGTTGAAAATGCAGCGCACGATTTCCTTCTCTTCGGCGGATTCCGTGCCCGTGTACAGCGCAAACCGGCGCTTGCCCGCGTCCTCCGCGCGCTCATCCAAAACCCACTGCTGCGTTGCCGCGTTGTGCTTGATGCGGAACTGCGCGTAGTCGTTCGCCTCCATCGCCATTTTCAGCAGGCCGATGCCCTCCAGCGTGCGGAACTGGCTGTACACCAGATGCAGCCCCACGTGCGCCGGATCCTGCAGGTTCTGCAGCACCTTCAGGAACTTCGGGCTGTAGACGGACAGTGCGCGCGGGTTGAAGTATTGTTCCTCGTTGCGCTTCATTTGGTCCAGCACCTCCTTGATGCGGGCATCGTATTGCTTGTACGCTTCCGTGGTGGTTTTTTTCTGCACTGCTTCCACTTCCTCGGCGCCGACTTCCTTGTCAAGGCTTTTGCGCGCGCTGTCGTCGTCAATGATGTCTTCGTCCAGGTCCATCGCGCCCCCTTCCCCTTCCCCTTCCCCCCCTTGTCCTTGTCCCTTGCCGAACGGCTTCGGCCGCCCGATCTCCCTCGGAAACGCGAAGTTGCACGCCGCGCGCGAGAAGATGCGGTACGAGCTGGACGGCTCGGCATACAGATCCTTCATGGTCAACGGCTTCTTTGCTCCCGTCGCGCCTTCCGCTCTCGGCTTGCGCCCGGGCGCCAGCGTCTTCCGCTTCTTCGCCTCGCGGTCCTTGTTGATTTCGGCCAACCGCTCCTGCTGATACACGCTCAGCTGGTAATTGCTCATCGGCACCCGCACCACCTCAAAATCGGTGGCCACGTCGTAGCGGGGCAGCAGCTGCTCCTGCGCGCTGCGGTAGTACGACGTCAAGCCGAGGATGCGCCGCTGGAACACGTCCATGTTTTTCAGCTCCGCCGTGTCGGCGTCAATGAAATACTTTTCAAACCCGTCAAACGTGTCGGGCAGCGCCTTGTGCGCCACGGGGCTCGCGGATGATTTTGTGGCCTTGATGCCGTCGCTGGAAAGCACGGAAATGACCGTCTTGATAAAGTCGTCGTCGCTCACGGCGCCGTGCTCGTCCACGGTCACGCCTTCGTACCGCTGCTTGTGCGCGTGCGCGTTGACGAACCCGTACGGGTTGCGCGTCACGGTCAGCACGCGGTCGGCCGCGCCGTATTTCATGTAGTCCATGCTGCCCACGGATTGGAATAGCCGCCGCAAGCGGTCTTCGGTCACGCCCTGCGCCGATACCAGCTGGAACGTCCACGTCTTGATGTAGCCGCGCAGGATGTTGAACAGCACGCCGATTTCGTTGGGGTAGTTGATGATGGGCGTGCCGGACAGCAGCACCACCTTTGCGTTGACCGCGTCCAGCAGGAACCGGTACAAGTTGAGCGCAACGGGCACGTCTTCGGGTTTTAACACGGCTTTTGCTTTTTTGGAGGCAACGCCCTTTTTGGCGGCGCTGCTGTCGTCGGGCGCCTTCTTCAGGTGGTTCACAATGCGGCTCACAAAGTTGTGCGCCTCGTCAATGATGACCACCGAGTTGTCAAAGGGGTTCACGGTGTAGCCGAGCGACATCTCGTTGATGCGGTTCTCGCGCACGCCGTTATAGCTGATGAACGTGTACTTTGCCTGAATCATCTCGTTCAGCTGCGCGTCCACCTCGGCTTGGTCCTTCGGGCTGAGCTCGCCGTAGTTGCTCGGTTTTTCGGGATCCACGAGCCACGCGCCGCCGTGCTTCTTAATGTAGTCGGCGGGAATGGCCAGCGCTTCGGCGAGGGACGGGATCAGCGCCGGTTTCTCCACGGCATCCACGAACTTCCAATGGCGCGGCCGTTTATAAACGTCGTCGCCGCACTTCTTCAGTTCCTGCATGTAGTTGGTGCGCAGGAAAGCGGGCGTCATGACGAACACGCGCTTGTCGGATTTGAGCCCCTCGGCAATGGCAATGGACGAGCACGTTTTGCCGCTGCCGAGTCCGTGATACAGCAGCAGGCCGCGATAGGGCGAATACATGTTCAGATAATCCTTGACGATTTTCTGGTGCGTGAGGAGGCCGAACTCCTCGGCGCTGCGACGATCCTCGCAGCTCACGACGCGGGACTCGTCCATAATCTCGGCGCGGTAGCTCTTTTGGAACAGCTTGTTAATAAACTCCACGAACTTCTCTCGGTTGTTCAAGTAGTACTCCGATGCAACGAGCGGCCCGATGGGATTTGATTTCTTAACCACCGGGGCTGGCTCTAATGCCTTTGTTTGGGCCGGCGGCACCTTTGCTTTCCGAGTGCCGCGTTTATTCTTTAATGGTTCCAGAACCTCCTCTGCCGCTACATCTGCTACTGCAGCTACTTCTGCCACTTCCGGCAAGGTCACATTTTCTATGGATTGCGACACGGACACGGACATGGGCACCAATTTTATTTTTTGCAGTTTGCGCCCCTTAAGTTTGGGAACCGGGGCTTCTTCCACGATGCTCACCACTTTAGCGGCAGTAAGGTTCAACGGATGGGGGGCGGACTCCCGGACAATCCCGCGCGCGGCTTTGATTCTGGCTAAAATATCATCGCGATTCACCAACTTAAGACTGGCCTTGTCCACTATCTTGACGGTGGGATTGGGCTTTTTGTGTGCTTGTTTCTCTTGAACCTCTTCTAATTGTTCCTCTTGACGTTCCTCTTGAACATTTTGTTCTTGTTCCTCTTCTAATTGTTCCGCGTGCTTGTGCTTGTGTTTAGGCGCAACCGATGCAACAAAAAAGGCAACCGAGAATTGTTTCTTCTTTTCGGCCACTGGCTTTTTTCGCAGTGCGTCCAACATTGCAACTGCTGCCGCCATTGCTTGTTTATTTGGTTAGTATTGATATATGGTTTTAATTTAATTTATTTTATTTGTTTATAATTATATACTAATGCGCATTGACAAATGAAGAAATTAAACGTACCAGATAAACTAAAGCATGTGCGGAAATTATTGAATGAATGGGATGATGACAAGGGGGATCAACCGAATTATGCGCGTGTTAAAGCGATATTAGAAGAAACGGATACTGTTAAAGTGAAAGATATACGAATTGAAAAGGTGTTTTTTAGTATTGATTTCAGTACATATGAACAAATTCAACAATTGCTATTGGATAACATAATTCAAAGGCAAGATGATTATGATCAGATGTTAGCCCCGCCGCCGGCGTTTATGAGGGTGAGGTTTAATGAGGAACCATTTAGTGAAATAATAAAGAGTAAATGCATCCAGGACAATACCCTCCGCCGCCTCCGCTTATTTAAGGAATCAGATCCATATTGCGATTACAAAGATATTTTGAGTGATTTTAGCTCACAGGGGGCTTCGCGTTTGGGGGTGTTTTCGGATGTCGGTGTCAGCGTTCACTCCTATGACTTTGAACTTAAAGTTGGATTAATGTTAATTAATACAGCATTGCATAATGTAAAACAGATGGCGAAAAGCCAAGATGATGTCATTAAGGGGAAAGAACTCTTCCCAGAAACGTTGATTGGGTCTTATGATACCACAAACATTGTCCTCGCAAATTGTCTTATCATTCGTGATCATATTATAAGTAGTTTGAGATTTCATAAGTACATGTATGGTGATGGTGCAAATGATGATAATGTACCCGCACTCCACAAACCTAATGTATGCGAACGCCAATTTTTCAAGGACGTCTCAGACGGCTATTTAAAGCTTAAAGTGGTGGTAGAACATGAAGTGGTGGTAGAACATGAAATGCCGCCAAGACCAGACACACAAGGAAAGTTGGTTTACCAGGGCCAGGGTTCTTTAACTGACATAATACCCATTATAATACCCATTAGCAAATATGATCAATCTGTCAGGCCGCATGGCGGAAAATCAAAACGTGTAAAACGGACCAAAACGTGCAAATCAAAACGGTCCAAACGGTCCAAAACGTGCAAAAACCGCGTTCATAAACGCCGCAATTAAGGCAAAGTTAATTCATGAATTTATTATATGATTTTAATTTGCACTGGGAATAAAGAATTATATATATGTAGGGTATATATACAATTTGACATGGACAACATAACACAATACGTCAATAACATGACGGATGATGAGAAAGATGCTTTACCTCTGTATCAAATAAACGACGCGATATATCGTTATCTTGGAAATGTGGTCGCTGGGGACGGCCAGCACCTATATGCGTTTCTGGATAATGACCACCGCCGCAATATCATTTACATTCCTTTTGATCCACCAGCCGAAGTAAATGCCGTACACAATCCAGACGTATTTAACGAAGACGAAGTAAATGCCGCACATGATGAATTGTTAGCCGCGCGCAGACGCAAGCGGGCAGAGTATGTTGCCGCGTTGTCACCCCCAAGCAGAGCAGCGCGAGAATCGCGCAAAGCGCGTCATGCAGCGGAAAATATATCACGTCGTGCCGCTCACCGGGCTGCGATAGCAGCGTATGAAGCTCAACAAATTAACCCACACAATATTTTTCAGCAACAGGCACCCCTGCAACGGCCTAGGTCACCTGTTCGCCAACAACCCGCTGATCCAAATAGCCGACGTCGGCGCAAAATGTTGTCACGAGATCAACGAATTGAAAGCCGAAGGGAACGTCAACGTCTTGTTAATGAGGGACGAATTTTTGGGGGCAAAACACGCCGCTTAAGGCATAAGGCATAATGCATAAGCCGTTGGTTAAGGCATGAATTGAATGGCGCTGTCGCACGCCAGCTGTTCCGCCTTCTTCTTGATTTTGTGCGACGCTTGCGCCAGGAACACCAGAATGCGCCCGCCCGCCGCCTCGCACGCCGCGTGCACCGCCTCAAACGTCTTCAGGTCCGAGAATTTTACCGCGGCCGAGGGCGACGTCTCGTATATTTGTTGCCCCAGGCACAAGTACACGCCCATGGTGTAGCCCACCTCCATGTCACGCCCGAGCTCAATGTAGTCGGGCGTGGTTTTGAACTCCTTCTGAATTTTGACCTGCAGAATGTTCTTGTAGTTGTCGTCGTTGCGGATGAGCGCAATCCAGTCAATGTGCTTCTCAAACACGCTCTCAATGAAGATTTGCGCCATCTGGAACCCGGGACCCGTGGCAAAGATGTGCTCAAACCAGTGCTCCTCGTCCCGGATCGCGATCTTGTTGTAATCCAGGAACAGCGCGCCCACGAACGCCTCAAACAAGCAGCCCAGCTTCTTCGGGTTCGTGCGCAGCTTCTTCTCCTCCGAGTGCCGCGAAATGATGAACCACTTGTGCAGCCCCATCTCGTGCGCCATGCGCCCGATGGTCTCGTTCTTCACGATCGCGATTTTCTTCTCCGTCATGAAGCCCTCGTTCTCCTTCGGAAAACGGCGGTACAGGCAGTACTTGGTGACGCACTCCAGCACGCCGTCGCCGAGGAACTCTAGGCGCTCGTTGGACTTGGACCGCAGCGGCATGCAGTCCGCCGGCTTGTCCACCACGCTGATGGCTTCCGCCGCGTTCTCAAACTCGGGGCGCCGCGTGTACGACTGGTGCACGAACGCGCGCTTGTACAGCTCCAGGTTGTGCACCTTGGGGTCGGGGACGCCGTACGCGGTGAGAATAGATTGAATTTCACTCAATGTAATCTCGTGGTTTTCGGGGTTGTAGGGGTTGAATATTAAGCCGCCGTCTTCCGTCGGCATGAATTCCTCGGCGTGCATCAATTTAGAAGTGAGAGCCTGGCGCTGGGGAGACCGGTCATTTGGTTCTTTTGGTTCGTGTTGGGCTTGTGGTTGCATTCTTTAAAGGTGTATAAAGTGCGGATGTATTTGTTCGCGCGATGGCTTTAAGCCGGTTTGAAAATGCATTAACGACCGACCGAAGGGAACGAAGGGAACGAAGGAGAAAAATAAAATATTTAGACATAGTATAAACAACCGCAAATTAAATAAAATGACGTTAATGACCACGAAGAGATGTCAGCGAATCCAGTCCATCACCAACAACATTTGCAATTTGGGTGGCAACAAGAAGGGCGGCCTCATTTCAATGCAGGGACGCAACCCCAATTTGAGCAACGCCATCACCAGTCGCGCGCCTTATTGCGGTTGCGGCATGCCTCTCGGTTGCATCCAAGGCCTTGCTTATTTGAAGGCCCACAATCTGCTCACCAAGAACCCCACTAGTTGCGGTGGTGTGCCCAGTCGCATGTACCGCCCCGGTCTTTTCTAAACCGGGGAACCCTACGGACCGGGGAACTACGTTCCCCGCACCCCTCCTCCTCAGACCGGGGAACTACGTAAAAGCGCAGCGCCCCGCACCCCTCCTCCTCAGACCGGGGAACTACGTAAAAGCGCAGCGCCCCGCACCCCTCCTCTGACCAATGCCAGGGTTAAAGGGACGGCACGTCCCTTGTACGTCCAATGCCAGGGTTTAACGTCCCTTCTTATTACATTATTCCATAATTACTTAAACGGTAATTATGCAACTGTAGCATTGAATATTATTGTGCATTCATCCGTCATGTTGATTCGCGTGGACATGCGCGAGTCCGAGCTGTTTGGTCTTTTTCAAATGAATTTGGTCGGGCCGACCCACACGTTACGTTCCGAAGCGCTTCCCGTCGGCGACGTCATTCTTTCCTCTGCCGACGGCGAAACGGATTACATCGTCTTTGAGCGCAAGAGCCTGGCCGATTTGGCGGCTTCCATTCGCGACGGCCGCTACAAGGAGCAATCCCTTCGGCTCCAAGCGTTTCCCAACGTGCCCCATCACAACGTGGTGTACATCATAGAGGGCGACTTTGCGCGATACAACGAGCGCTTTAGCAAGATTGGGAAGGGGGCGCTGCAGTCGGCCATGTGTTCGCTGAATTATTACAAAGGGTTTAGCGTGGTACGCACCATGTCCGTGCTGGAAACGTACGAACTTGTTCACAGCTACGCCGACAAATTATCGGGGGGCAACAAGTGCCCCCCGCACCCCCTTAAAACCCCCAATGAAGAAGGGGGCGTGGGGGGCACTTGTAGCCCCCCACCTTATTGCAGCGTGCTCAAGGTCAAGCAAGTCAAGTGCGAAAACATCACGCCGCAAAACATTGCGGAGATCATGCTGTGCAACATTCCGAGCGTCAGCAGCAAGACGGCGGCGGCCATCGTGAAAAAATACCCCACAATGCGCGCCCTCATGGACGCACTTAACGCCGATGGAAGCGAAACCTGTTTGGCCGACATTCGGCTGGAAACGCAGCGCAAATTAAGCAAACAATGCATTAGTAACATTCATAATTTTTTAATGGCGTAATGTATACAATACCAAACCCAAACCCAATACCATGACATCTGGTGCCATAATGAAATACATTATCATCGCGGCGCTCATCTTGGCGGGATACTACGTGGTCGCAGGTCAGAGCAAGCCCCGCGAAGGCTTTTCCGTCGGTTCGTCTTCGTCTTCGTCTTCGTCTTCGTCTTCGGGCGACACGCCGCCGGTTGCGGCTAAAAAGTCGTCGGATGTTCTAACCGACAATACAAAATCCATGATCGGGGTTTTGCAGATTGGCGACAACCGAACCGCTTACGAAACTTTATTGGAGGTCATGGACGCATGGACCCAGGGAAAAATAGTGGCGTCCATGAATGCGCTGTCGGAGCAAATGATCGCCGATTCAAAAGACCAACCGGCCATGCGGTCGCCGCCCAGCGACAAAACGGTGGCGCTCATGAATTCGCTCATTACCATGACGAATTTTCAGACCACGGTTTTTCCGGCTGCATTCAAATTCGTGGACGGTGCCGCTTAATCATGGGTTTGCGCTCATGCGCCGCTCGCTAAGTTAAGTGATCATGATGCTCACTTCGTCCCCCGCGTATTTTCCGGCATCAATGAGGGACTGCGTGTAAGAGTCGCCGCCCCAGTTCGGATCCATGGGGTTCGCGCTCAAGCCCTTCAACTTCTTGGGTTGGCCTTTAGCCGAACCCACGTTCGGTTCCATGGGGTCAAACGCGGGGTACGACCCCGCATTCATGGGCGGCTTGTCGGCGTCGTCAATGAAGTTTGCGTTCGCGTTACTCGCACTAATGCCGGCGGATGCCACGGGCGGCAGTCCGCCCTGCAGGTTCAAGGGGCTCGGCCTAATCTTGTACACGGGCTTGCCCTGCGCGTCAAACGAGTGCTGAAGATATAAAATCGGGCAGCGAATGCCTTGGCCGCGCTGCCAGTCCGTGAACTCCACGTACTCTTCTAAATTGTTGAACTTAAGCGGGTTTACGCCCGGCACGTTGGACAGGCGGCTGTTGTGCAAATACAGTTCGGCCCCCTTTTGAATGAGGATGTTCGGGCATCGGTTTTTGTTGGAATTCGAACCAAAACCAGAACCAGAACCAGAATCCGAATCGGGGTTTCCTTCAAACGCTTCGCGAACGCTTTTACTGGTGTGTGTCATGGTGAACAAGAGTCCGACCACGAACATGGCTAAAATGACCCACGTGGTGCTGGTCATGTGCATGGACATGGTTATTGGTGGTTATTGGTGTATTTGGTGGTTTACAACTAATATTATACACGCATAATTTAATTTTGTGGATTTAAATTATGTGCATTGTATATTAAGCCATAAATAATAATAATAATAATAATGTCAAAATCGCTGAGACACTACAAACACAAACACCGGCGCAACAATAAAACACAGCGCTTGCGCAAAATGAAGGGGGGGTACAAGGTGTTTCCCGACGATCAAACGGACTTGCACGAGTTGGATACCCTGCTTGACAAAAACGATTTGTTGGCGCTGCACTCCAGCGGCACGTGCGGTCATTGCAACCGGTTTGAACCGGAATGGAAAAAGGTCGTAGACCGATTGACCCCGCACCCGAATATGACGGTTGCAAAGCTGGGTCAAGGAGCCACGGATTACATGAACTTGCACCGCAAGCACAACCATGCAGTGAACGGGGTTCCAACCATCGTGTACTACATTGTCAACAACCAGCCGCAAGAGTACGACGGCGAACGCACGGCCGATAAAATCATTGACTGGGTCACAAAGGTCATGGCCGACAACAAGCTTGAACTCACCATCAAGTCAAAAACGCAGGACGACGAATATAAAGCGCCACCGGTTGAGTCGGATCTGGCATTTGAACCCGCATCCGTGCCCTTGGCAAACTTGGACTTTGAACCCGCATCTGTGCCAGAACAAGTAGACGCGTTTCCGCAAGCGCCATTGCCGCCCGCATCTACCTTGTCCAATGCAGCTGACACCATTAAAGCCACCGCTGCCAACGTGGATGAAAAGATTGCAGCTGGGTTGGATGCTGCAAAATCTGCTCTGACAAGCGAACTTAACATTGGAAGCTTGTTTTCTGCCGCGCCTGCGCCTGCGCCTGCCGAGCCTGCGCCTACGGTTGCCGCGCCTACGGTTGCCGCGCCTACGGTTGCCGCGCCTACGGTTGCCGCGCCTACGGTTGCCGCGCCTGCATTTGATACAAACGCGTCTGCGCCTGATGCGTCTGCGGTTGATGCGCCTAATGTTCCACCGGTGCCTTCATTGGTGGGAGGTCGCAGCAAAAACAAGAAGTCCAAGAAGTCCAAGAAGTCCAAGCAGTCCAAGAAGTCCAAGAAGTCCAAGAAGTCCAAGAAGCAATCACAATAAATCCAAAAAATAATACAGTGTTTGCATTTTTACATTTTTTTATAATTAATTGATCGCATTATAAAAAAAACGGGTTGGTGCGCTTGATGCGCTTATGGTCGCATCGTCATTGCAATGGCGTCGTGGCACGTGTACTCCTGCACTTCAAAATCGCTTAATTCGTAGTCGTTTATGTTCTCGTGCAGCGCACGAATGGCGATTCGCGGGAAGTCGTGCGGCTCCCGGGTTACTTGCTCCTTCAGCGCATCCACGTGATCGTCGTAAATGTGCGCGTTGCCCAAATGGTACACGAACTCGTGCGCGTCCAGGCCGCAGTGGTGCGCCAACAAATGGGTCAGCATGCTATACGACGCGATGTTGAACGGCACACCCAGCCCCACGTCCCCGCTGCGCTGATACAGCGAACACGACAGCCGGGTGCCATCCGTCACGTGGAACTGCGCCAGCACGTGGCACGGCGGCAGCGCCATTTCCGGCAGCTGGCACGGGTTCCACGACGAAATGAGTATTCGCCGCGACGTGCGCTGCTCGGGATCCTTAAGCGCGTCAATCACCAACTGCAGCTGATCCACGCCCTTCCGAGAAGTGTCGGTGGCAGGGTACTCGCCGCCGAAATTCCGCCACTGGAAGCCGTAAATCGGCCCCAAATCGCCGTTGACCGACGCCGACGCATTGCCGTCCCAGATGTGCACGCCCTGCGCCTGCAGCAGCGCGTTGTCCGTTTGCCCGCGAATGAACCACAGCAGCTCCTTTAGGCACGTCTTCCACGCCAGGCGCTTGGTCGTCAAAAACGGCACGCAGCGACCGTTTAGCGAGAAGTGCATGGCCGCGCCAACTGCAACCAACGTGGCACCGTTGCGCCCCTCTTCCTTCACCCCCTCTGAGAGAATATCGTCAATTAAATTCAAGTACTGGTTCTCTTCGTGCCGCATGGGGAATTGATTGGACGGCGCTTGAAACGCGAGTGTGGGATCAACGTGCCGGTACTTGTTGTATTCGGCCACGTTCTTCAGCATCGGTCTAGTATTGGGTTGTGTTGGATTGTGTTGGGTTGGGTTGTGTGGAGTATTAACAATTGGCGTCAATCATTTATATCATTGTTTGTATTTTCATTTTATTTTTCTCTCGTAATTGTAAATAATAAACCCCATACAACAACAAAGGATTTCATGGACGCCATTGAAATCACCGCCAAGGACACCGCTTCCGCGGGCGGCGGCTTTTTTAAGCAAGTGTTCAAGCTGAACGAGGACTCCCAGGGCGAAGTGCTGAACATGATGCAGTACGTGGCCATCGGCTTCATTCCCGCCATCCTGGTCATTTACGTCATTCGCTACTACGTGCCCGACCCCGACGACGACAAGGGCAGCCTGACCATTGTCGCCGAGATTTTCGCGCAGACGTTCAGCATGCTGCTCGGCATCTACTTCATTCACCGCATGATCACTTACTTCCCCACGTATAGCGGCATCAAGTACGAGCGCTTCCACATCATCAACATCCTCATGGTGTTTGTCATGATCCTGTTCTCCATTAAGACCAAGCTGGGCGAGAAGGCGCAAATTCTGGTGGAGCGCGCCGTTGACATGTGGTCGGGCAACGGGGGCAACAAGGGCGGTCCCGCACAAGGCCAGGGACAAGGCCAGGTGCGCGTGACGCAGCCAATTACGGGCTCCATGGCGTCGGGCGTGCCCATGACGGCGCCCCCCCCTCCCCCGCAGCTGACCAGCAACCGGGCCCAAATGGGCATGGGCGCCATGAGCGGCATGGTGAAGGACTTTAACGCCATGTATTCGGGCGGCGGACCGCAGCAGCCTGCGCAGCAGCAACAACAACAACAACAAATGATGGACTTTGAACCCATGGCCGCCAATGAAGCGGGCTGGGGTAACTCTAGCCTCTTTTAAAGGGGGCGATGAACGCCCCCCCTTGGACCCCCTTGGACCCCCTTTGTCCCCTTGGACCCCCTCTTTCTTTGGATCCCCCCCCCCATTTGTAAAATAAAAATGTTAACCGATTGTATAAACAATAAACTGACAAATGTCTAAGGAAAACTCAACGGTTCGTTCAGGAACCCCGGATATGATGCAAATCGCAACTATACCGGTCTTGTAAAAGGAAGTGAAGTCGGATACACCGAAAAAGGAAATGCTTATCATCATAGCCACAAGGGTAAGATATGTTTTAATAATCCCGCGGTAAAGAAGAAACGGAAGGGTGGCAAAATGTCGCGTTCCAAAAAACACGGTCGCAAATCTATTCGTCGTCGCAAGTCCACCCACACAAAAAGGCGTTGATGACCGCACGTAGATTTTTTACTATATACATTTATCCATTTTTACGTGAAATGCGATAAATTAAAATTAAAATTAAAATTAAAATTGATTTGTTTGTGCGGTGCACAAATATATGTTATACATATACAACCATTTCATGAAGGCACACGGACAAGTGAATGCACTAATGCAAGACACCGGCAAATTTAGAATCAATGCGATGGACCAATTTTACACATCGCCAACCGTGGCCGCATCGTGCATTGCCCTCATTGCGCAGCACATCCCGCACGCAAACGAATGCACGTGGGTAGAACCATCGGCTGGAAACGGGGCATTCCTGCACAACGTGCCGTCCTGCATAACAAACAAAATGGGAATTGATTTGGACCCAAAATCACCCGACATATTGAAACACGACTATTTGGAGTGGTCGCCAGATGCAAAAATGAAGCCCATCCTGGTGTTTGGAAACCCTCCATTCGGGAGACAGTCATCGCTCGCAAAAGCGTTCATCGCAAAAAGCTGCACCTTGGCCGACGTCATTGCATTCATTCTGCCCAAATCATTCACCAAACCCAGCATGTTCAATGCGTTTGATTTGAAGTTTCACTGCGTGCATTCGGGCGAACTGCCAGTCAACTCGTTCGTTCTAAACGGCGCACCATATGACGTGCCGTGCGTGTTTCAAATATGGCAAAAGAAAACGGTGAATCGCATCGTTGAAACTGCGGTTCAGCCGGTCGGGTTTCAATACGTAAAAGTAAAAGTAAACGTGGATGATGTGGATGATGCGACGACCTACGACCTCGCATTTCGTCGCGTGGGGGTGTATGCCGGCAAATGTTTTGCAAATGACGGCACGACGAGCTACAACGCGCAATCGCACCACTTCCTGAAACTGGACGATGCGTGCATGCCATTCATGGGGGGCATCATTGAAAAAATAAATGCGCACACGTTTCCCAGTAATACGGTCGGACCGCGCAGCCTTTCCAAAAGCGAAATCAATTCGGTTCTGAATGACATTATTGCGACGACGACACAGTGATTGGTTGTGCTGTTGTGGCTATTGTGGCTGTTGTGGCTGTTGCTGTTGTCCTTTTTTTTTGAATGTGCGACGTGCCGAAGAAATTTCTGCGCAAATTGAACCGCCTCGGAATGATGATGCATCCCCCACGGCGATGACTCTATCGGGATTATTGGCGACAAAGGACAACCATCGGTTGAAGGAACACTGCAGCCGGCTTTGTTGGCTGTTGCACTTTATGTCCAAGTGAATTGCTGCATCATTTCCAGCCAACGCATGCAGTGCGTCTCTCAATGCATACATGGCCGCGTGCTCTTCCGGAGTGGGGGAACGTTTTTGCGGCACGTTTTTAATAAATTGGTCCAATTCTTCAATGGGGACACGCGGAAGATTTCCAAACAGCAACGTGCGCGAGTTGGTTATGTCAACTTCCACAATGGATTTTATTTTTTTGGTTTTGGTTTCATCATTTTGGACGTATGTTATCACCGTTGCATGAATGGGCGCATCGCCGCCGCTCACCGCGTCATACACACGCAAACAATCCCCCATGCACACTGCATTGGGCGAACCCGTTGTTTTTATTGAAACACTGCACGACTCCAACTGGTTCAAGTGCGCCGGTAAATCGATTGCACCCGTGTATGATATAGACTCGCTGCATTTATACACATTGCGAATCATTTCTTTTTCCAACGTGAACCCGTGCTTTTGAACCTCGTTCTTCTTTGGCATTTCGGACATTTGAATTGCCAGATACATCAATTCATTCACCATGGCGGTTGCCACGTAATACGACATCGGAACCACCTTTGCGCCATTTTTTAACATGTGTTTATATTGTTATGTTGTTATGTTATAATTATTCAATTTTTATTTATAACCGTGGGTTGGGTGCGCGGACAATTCATTTCATTTTTAGTAAATTGAATGAAAAATTATTTCCTCCCTCATCATCCCTTCACCAATCCAAACCCGTACACCTTCCAGAGAACAACCGACGCGACACTTCCTGCGATGAAACCGTTGCCAACCGCCTCCAATGTCTTTCCAAATAAGAAATAGGCAATCGCGGGAAAGAGGACATAAGTCAGCACGGCGTAAAACGCCATAACACCGGTGTATTTTGTTATGTTGAAGTTCATCTTAATATACAGTTTATACAGTATCAGGAGAAATAAAAATACAATAATTTTTTATCACTGCTTCACGTGAAACCAGTGCGAGAAAAAGTGCATGACTGTGATCGAGACCACGAAAATTAGTAAGAACTGCACGGGCGCTTTCAGGAAGTTTTTCTGGTAGCCCGTGATGGCGTGCGTTTCCTCTAAATACACGTCAAATTGACTCACTGCCAAAAACACGGTGGTGATGATCACCGCCGTCGTCAGCGTCTTGTAAACCAGGGGCGTCATGTGTTTTAATGTTTTAATGAATGGGTTATTATATTATGCTGCCATTTTTTTTAGGACCGCAAAGTGTTGCGCATTTTTCATCACCAACCGGTGGCTCCATGTTGCTCCCATCACGTAAAGTGCGGCAAGCGCTGCACATGTGATACCCCCCGCCGCGCGCAATTCTTCGCGGATATCGTACACAAATATCGTGAGTTTGAAGATGCGATAATACACGTACACCAGCATTTGAACGAATTCGGATGCCTGGATCCAGGCCGTGCGGCCCGGCCATTCCTTTTGCACGTGATACGAAACGTACAGCATGATGTTGGACGACTCCAGAATAGCATAGCCCTTCATAATGGATTCGGCGCAACTCGGATCAACAAACGTCAAATTCAGCAAGTAGAGGGTGATTCCGTGATGCAGAATGTAGGACGCGTTTCGCCGGATGCCGTCATGCAGCGCCATGTAAATGATGTCGTACGAAAAAAACCCGATGCTGACGTGCATTGCGTGCTCCATCTCGTAATTCTGCGCGTAATGCAGCAAGAAAATCAGCGTGTGCAGCAAATGATTCATGTTTTTGCTGATCCGCGGCGCAGATGTACGTTTTGAAATTTCGGTGAACGACAGGTGCCATGCGGCCATGATGGGAATGAGGTGCGTCGGGTGCAACATTTAAGTGGTGTAAGTGTTACTGTTGTTCATTTGCAGCAGGTTGTCTTTAAATGCATTCGCACATGTATCTGAGCGCGAATAGTAATAATAATAATAATCCTGGTACATCAAGGTCGCCCCCATGCCCACCAGCGCGTGCAGCAGGCAGTGGCATAATGCGGCACTTTTCACATACGCATTTTGATACAAGAACAAACTTGCAAAATACAAGCCAGTTCCCGTAACCATGGGCAGCGCTGTTAACATGCGGTTGGTCGTGTAAAACGACAAATACATGTGATATGCAATGGAGGATTTGGCAACAACCATGTCAATGGTGCGTCTGCGCGAGCGCATGAGCGGATGTCTCCAATAATTCAAGGACGTTGCGAACAGGGCCACCCCCATGAGCGCGCATGCGTTCATTTCATAATAAAATCCGGCAGAAATGTGGATTGGATGCAGGAACAACGCGGTGTAAAAAATGGATGGATATATCCCGGGCGGATACCCCAGCTCCATGTCCATGTCCATGTTGGAATAGAATAGTATTTGAATGAGTATTGGGATGAATTTGGCAATGTCTTTATGCTATTTTTATTGAGTTTTCTTCTATTTTCTCTCTTTCATTGAATTTATAAAACCAGTTTAAGCCCTAAATACGCTGAGTTGGGCGAGTTGATGGCACCAAACAACTCGCGAGTGTCGTGCACCTGGATCGGCGGCGACCGGTTCTGCTGTGCGACCACCACGCGTTCTGCGTCGGCCTCTACGACCAGCGCCACGTGCCCGTATTTCAGCTCGTCCGTGGGTTCAGGCGCCCAGAACAGCATGGTGCCCGGGCGCAAGTAATGCAGGGCGCCCCTAACATACGGGTACACGCGCGTTTGCAGTTCAACCGATTGGGTTGATTGGGTTGATTGGGTTGATTGGATTGTTTGTGCTGGAATCAATTCATGGACACGGTAAAACATGTCGGTGGCGTCCACCACGGACGGGAACGTCAGGCCGCGCGTTTGCACGAAGAACCGGCGCACGAATTCCACGCATTCAAACGGAATGCCGGCATTCGTTTCATACGTGTTATACGTGCTCGTGGTTTGAGCCGATCTCGCATAAATTGTTACATTTGAATTTGCATTTGCATTTGCATTTAGAGGGGCGGGCATATCAAACACTGTTGCGCATAATAATATTGCATATAATATTATACTAATATACGAGTAATGTTTAAGAAACTGCTAGGGATCACGAATCCAGACCAAGTAATTCGTCTGGGACGATCGGTGGGAGAACCCATAGACCCGCACAATGGGATGGTCGCGCGCGGCATCACCGATTTATATTACGAGTGCAATGCATACACCGATGACCCGTATTGGGGAATATGGCCAAAACCGGTTAGATACATGGTGAGTTTACCCGCAGGGATGCCTATCAGTGATGTTCTGGTTCCGGTGCCGAATACATTAAAGCATGAACCACTAACATATCGGCGATTGGGGGAGTATCGTCGTGCTGACGGACGTGGAGCAACGCCCGACGAATTGAAACAAATATGGGATGACAATGAAATGCGCGATAAACGAATTAAGCCAACTAAACCAATTACGTTTGACATTGAGGTTGGGTTAAACCCGATTGGCGTTAGACGATTTTTTGAGAAAAACGTTTTTTCGCATCCTCCTGTCATCCCATTAACGCCGGCTCTATTAAAACCCTACACGTTGCGAAGCGTAATAATTTCCAATCCAAACCCCGCCCCGAATGTAAATGTAGTCCATTATCCTATTTTTACGGGAGTGTGGCGCGGCGACACTTGTGCCGGACCCGTTTTTGACAACATGATGATTCGCGGCGAACGTGGAAGTTATCCGCCAGCATTTGAGACAACCGAAGATCGCAATGCGTTTTTTCTTAAAATTTGCGAATTATTGATAGATGGAATAATAAAGGACGACGGCGATGCAACCCTATGCGAAAATCATGGGAATTTCGGTGAATGCTTGATCGGATTGTTTGATCCCAGCAGCCCATTCGCATTTTCCCCCAACCCTGTTTTAAAAAATCGCGTGATCATGTTGTTGTTTCACAAAATGATTGAAGTAAACGAGGAATTAAAGATAATATTGCCCATGAACAAATTGCCCCACAACTTGATGGCGAATGCATCATCCAACTCATCAAAAGCATATCTTGCACGTTCAATGTCCCATTTGAAACCGCAGATTCCACTGCCGGCTCCCATTATTCGCTTATTTGATCGTTATTACAATATCGCAGTATCAATTATGCAAAAATATACATTAAATGTCGTCAATCCGTTAAATGTTGAACTGTGTGCGGCAACGTTTGCGCACCCCGACGGAAAAACTATGGCGCATTTATTGGCTGAGAAACATCCGTTGTTCTTGCAGAAATTGATGGAGGATCCGCTACAACATTTCAATAAACCAGACAATCCCATTGCATATTTGATCCCTGATGCAACCGGTCAAACCCCGAAACGCATTGCGGGGATGCGTGCTTGCACCGCTGTCAAACAGCGTGTCCAGGGTGCCCAGGGTGTTTGTGAATTTTTCAGGTCGCTTCCCGACCCCCAAGTGGGGCCAGTTCATGTGGACAGAACAAATTTTGAAAACCACACTGCTCCGCCAGTTAAGAGCAGCGTATTTAGTCATATATTTAGTAGACGAAGTGGTGGGAACAACACGAAAAAACGGCACAATAAGTTCACTAGGCGGCGCAATGGAACTAGGCGCAATGGAACTAGGCGCAATGGAACTAGGCGCAATGGAACTAGGCAAATCAAGTCATCTAAGAAAAGCAGGAGCAAGCGCACCACTTCCCACCGGCGGCGATCAAGGGCAGCACGGTGAGTTTGACCAGCTTGAAGCTGCCGTCCAACATGACCAGCGCGGCGGTTTCTTCAGGTTCGTCCAGCGTCAAAATCAGAATGCACTTCAGCACAAAGTGCAGAAACGTGATGACCGTGTTGCTGTTCAGCGTTATTGCGGCGCCCGCAGCAGCATTCTCGGAAAACAGCGTGATGCAGTCGTGAATCAGCGTCAGAAAGTGCGGCGCGTCGCTCATGTCAATCTTGCCGTCGGCCATAATGTTCGCAAACGCGGTCTGCATGACGGTCCCGATGGTGCGCCGGCTGCTGTCTTGCCCCGCGTACGAATTCAGCTGCTCCAGCTCTTGCGGCGTCAGCTTGGTCTGCAACTCGTCGTACACCTTGCTGATTTCGTCGCCGATCAGCGACGGATTGTCCAGAATGACCTGCAGCTTTGTGCGCAGGGCGGGCACATTTAGGATCATGGCGAAAATCACGTCCTGCACCATGCCGACCAAGGGGTTTTTTACATCGGCCGATGGGGGCGAACTTGTGTCCGAGGTTACGGGGGGCGAGGTTACGGGGGGCGAGGTTACGGGTGCCGAGGTTACGGGTGCCGAGGTTACGGGTGCCGAGGTTACGGGTGCCGCTAAGCTTGTTTCAGGGGTCTTCGCCATGCTGTTTCGCGGAATTGGCGCAGGAATGGAAATGCCAAGCACGGCATTTGCGGTCAAATGTTTGTTCACTGCGTGACGAATCATCACCCCCCCACTGGGACTGATAACGCGCTCGGATTGGATCGGAATAAAGTGCTGTTGCTGCTGCTGCTGCTTATTCAGGCTCCCTTGAGGCTGCAATTGTTGCAATTGTTGCAATTGTTGAATTTGGTGCAACTGTTGCAACTGTTGTTGTTGCTGTTGTTGCTGTTGTTGCTGTTGGGCGTCCATTGTGCGATAGTTTAGATAAAAATCATGATATTTTTTTAAGTGTTAATTTATAAAAAGTATAATAAACACTGTTCATACAATACATGTATGATGAAAATGGCAAACCTTCCCATAGGCAAGTACCGCAAGAATGTGCCGTTTGATGAACGCAAACTGAAGGCTTCGCTCATATTAAAGCAGCACCCGGATCGCATTCCCGTCGTGGTGGAATGCAGCGAGCAATTACAAGAAATACATCCGCTCAAGAAAAACAAGTTCATTGTGCCGTATGAGCTAACATTGGCGCAGTTCATGTTCGTCATCCGAAAGCACATGAAGCTGGAACCCGAATACGCAATTTTTGTGTTTATAAACAACCGGCTGCATCCAACCACATCGCTCATCGGCGCCATTTACGCCGAAGAAAAAGATGAAGACGGGTTCATGTATTTAGACGTGTTCCAGGAATCCACCTTTGGCGAATTGGCGAAATACAATATGGAATGCATTTAAAGCCGTCGCGGCATGATGAATCAAGTGTGTTTACATCATGGCCTCCTCTTCCTCCGCGTATTACCCCGCTTCCATGGACGATTCGCGCCTTACCGAATATGACATTGACGACAATGTGCGCGACGGCATTGCAGCCGTCATCAAAACCACGCAGCAGCGCGAGTCGTGCGCGTGGACGTACTTGCGCGACAATCCTCCGTCCGAATCAACCGGATACATGTTCGCGAGCAATCCCATGTTTGGCGCCATCTGCAACAACATGCAGGTGGGACATTCGGGCGGATCGTATGCTTGGACCATGCGCAACCTACAATACATTGCAACTCATGGCCTGGATGCATACATTGCTGAATTCACCAACGCAGTTGCACAAACGCCCGTTTGATATTCATTCCATTGAATTTAATATGTTTTAACGTTATAACACTTCAACCAAATGGCAACCCGAAAACGACACAGTGCAACCACTGAAAAAAAAACATACGCAAAGATGCGTCAATACTGGAATAGGGTTCATAAAAGGATTAAGGGCACCAAGTGCGCGATGCAGACCACCAAAAAATACCTGTCGCGCCCCAGTCCGCCGTATCCCGCAAACAAATGCTGCGGCAAGACGATGACCGGCAATGACGGCGCCAAATACGTTGCTCAGCCGAGTGTGTCTGGAATATGTTCTTGGAAAAAGGTTTGAAACAACCCAACATGTCTATAGTGTATAATTGGATTTGAACACAGATCAAATTATATTAAATATGCTATATATATAAATTAATCATGTCCATCGCAACATTAAAGCGCAAGACCATGCGCGGGGGCAATCCGCGGCTGGACCCTGTGTCCGGCATTGGCGCCAAGGGCTTTTCCCTCAACGGCGGGTATCGCAACATTGGCGCGGTGGGCCAGTTTCGCATGGTGTCCAACGTCACGCGCACGCCGTTCCGAGGAACGCAGCCCATGGGGCACGGCGGGTTTGGCGGCGAGTATTACGACGTCCCCTCCAATTCCGGCAGCTGCTGCACCAACGACGACGCCATCATTAAGCACTCGTCCCTGAACACGGCGGGGTTGCTGGACGAGAAGTACAAGTGGACCAAGAGCCAGTATCCCCGCTACTGGGTCAAGGACGACGACAACGCGAACCGCCAAACAAATACGCAGGGGCAACTCACGCGGGCCAAGACGTGGGCCGCCGGCGCGTGCAATTTTCAAAAAGCAGCCAACGACGACCCGAACAACGTGTGGAATTGTAATAGCAAGTGCGTGTATTGGATCGGCGGCAAGAAGCGGTTCTTGTACTACCCGTACGCCAAGTGGCTCAACACCACCAAAGTGCAGTCGCAGGGCGCGTACATCACGGCCGGCGGCGTGGCTCGTCTGAACCGGTTGCCCACGCCGGCGTGCATGCAGCACTATCCCATGATGTTGACCGCCAACGGGTGCGATTCAAACGCGGTCACGTGGCAACAAGCGCAGGCCCAGGGGCTCTTGCCCGCTGATTACATGACGTGCGATCCCATTGATGGCACAAGTGCAAGTTGCAATTAAAGCATTCCACTTAAAAAATAAATATGTAAGTATATCAACCATATTTATACACGATTTGTTGTATGATTATTGACGACCCCGACAACTACAAGCTCGTCGGGTTTGAACGGTCTAAAGTCCGCGGCAAGAAATATGACGCCATTCTGCGTAATAAGACGACGCGCAAAGACAAGCGCGTGCCGTTTGGCGCAGTGGGATACGAGCAGTTTAAAGACTCCACCGGAAAAGGGCTTTACACGCACGTTAATCACGGCAACCCGAAACGCCGGCGAAATTACCGCACCCGGCACCACGGAGAGAACAAGCGCAAATTCAGCAGCGGCTATTTTAGCTGGAAGTATTTGTGGTAACTGGGGAACCTACGGTTCCCCACACCCCTCCTCTTCAGAAAACCTACGGACCGGGGAACGTAGTTCCCCGCACCCCTCCTCCGAACCTTTCCCTCAGATTTCCAAGGCAAGGGATGAAACTGATTGGTTGGTTCAAAGGGAAAGGTTCGGAGGAGGGGTGCGGGGAACTACGTTCCCCGGTCCGTAGGTTTTCTGACGGTTATCGCGGGATTTTAACCCCCAACACAGTCTGGATTTTGTTGATGTGTGCAGCATTGTACACACCACCGCCGCGTTCCACTTCGCTGATGATCGCAGCATCCATGTTGCACTTTTGTGCCAGCTCTTTTTGCGTGAGTTTCTTTTCGCACCGCGCTGTCTTAACTGCATCCGACGTGGCCTTGCTCACGTATTTCGTTTTTTTCACGTCGTCGTCGGACGCGGCCTTGTACACACCCACATTGGCAAGCGACGACGTCGTCGTTGGTTCTTTTTGCTTTGCAGCGGCGGTTCGTTTATTCAACACCACCGGGGTCCAATCCTGGCAGTCAGGCACCGCCTGTTCCTTGTCATCAAACCGGGACATTGCAATTGAGAGATATGTTGATTATATTACCAAACGTTTATATTCTTTTCCGCATATTTCAATCACAATCACATTTCATCCATGAAAAAAAAAGTGCAGTGCGATTGTGCGTGCTTGTGCTTACCTGTTGCTTACCTGTTGCTTACCTGTTTGTCATCGCCTTATCCGCAGAACTCTTCGTAATCGTCTTCATCTTCAACGCTGTAGCCAGCGTCACTGTCGTGGTCGTCTTCGTAGTCGCGGATTGGCACTCTTGGCGCCACGGTTGGCATGAGCCCTTGGTAGGTCGCCTTCAATGGACCGAACAGCGCATCATCGTCTGCAATCTGCATTTCAGGGACACGGTACGCGTCTGGGACGGGAACCACGCGAACATGCAATTCTGGCGTCATCAGTTCGGGAAAGTGGGTTGCCATGATGTATGCGGAATGCTCAACTCCGTCCGCCGCCGTGTGAACCAGCCGTTCAATGTATTTGATGTACAGCTTATTCATTCGGGGGATGAATTGCATGAGTGGATCATTGAATATCCATCCAAGGTTGGCCGCGACGAAGCGGTAGAGATCGACAAGATTCACGCAGCGGACAATCTTCGCATGTGAACAGTCATTGACTCCCGCGATCTTGTGCGAACACACTTTTGTGAATGCGCACATGAAATCCGAAATCCATTGACTCTCCATCACATGGTGTGCCGCGACGCGTGAGTGGGTAGGGGCATTGGCATATGCAGCGCATTCTGCCTGAAACTGTGCGCGGTGTTCCTCCGTGTTCAGCAAATTCAACTGCGCGATCACCTCATTCGCGGTCATTCCGAATAACGGATTTTGACTGTGCTCATTCGCATGCATGTTGAATCTGCGCTGGAATTCGGGAATGGACCACCTTACGTGCACGCATCCGGCCGCATTGTTCGCGCGCTCAATGACGAAGATGGAATGGTCCGTGCGCGAACGTCTCCTCGTTTGACTGGAGTCATCCATGAGGCGGACGGACAGCGTGCCCAGCATGCCACCATGCACGAACCCACGAACCCGGCTGCTCTTCGTAAAGTGTCTGGCTTCAATCCGCGTGGGTGCCATGGCAGGAGCGATGGGTCCAAATCCACGTGCAATCCGGTCCAGAAACTTCGCTTGACCCGCAGACAACGGCGTCACCATTTTGCACGCAGACCTCCGCGCCATGTCAACGCGCGCTGCATCCACGCTCATGGGTTCTTGCTTCAATTCTTCTTCGTAGTCGTCCACTGTTTTCTTCAGTCGGTCCATTTCATCAATCACATTGGTTGTGATGTTGAATCCTTTGTAAGTAGTCGTTGCGTTGGTTGCGTTGGTCGTCATTTTTGTATTCGTTGTCGTATGGGTAGAATCACTGAAATGAATTAAAAAAGATTTCAATTACTTTCAATTTTTTATTTTCACATTGGATTTTGCAATGACATCGGATGGCCTGCCAGCCAGCCTGCCAGCTTAAAAAAAGGCACCACGCCCGGATGTGCCAAAATTGGCAAAACCTTTTTCGGGAAAACACGTTTGCCCCAATTCGGCACATCAACACCCCGAATTCGGCCGCAACCTTCCATCGGATGTGCCAAAATTGGCAAAACCTTTTTCGGGAAAACACGTTTGCCCCAATTCGGCACATCAACACCCCGAATTCGGCCGCAACCTTCCATCGGATGTGCCAAAATTGGCAAAACCTTTTTCGGGAAAACACGTTTGCCCCAATTCGGCACATCAACACCCCGAATTCGGCCGCAACCTTCCATCGGATGTGCCAAAATTGGCAAAACCTTTTTCGGGAAAACACGTTTGCCCCAATTCGGCACATCAACACCCCGAATTCGGCGCATTTTGGCACCCAATCGTGCATTTTGTTGCTAGAAGATTTTTTCCCATTTTTATTTTTAGATGTTACGAGAGCATATATGGTGTCGTGACATTGGTGCCGAAAAAGTTCCGCAAATTACCTAGCGCGCGTCGAATTTTCCCAAAAGTGTTTCGTCGATCTCATTTTTGGACATCGATTCTTGTCCATTTTCTTAAAAATTTTTCGAGTCTTGTGCAAAGTCGAATCGAAATATAACAAAATTAATTTATGTAATAATAGTAAAAAACAGAGAGCATAATGGTCACGACAAAAAGTGGATGAGAAAAAGTCATTTTTGGCGCCCAAAAAAAGCTTAAAAAAAGGCACCAACTGGTGCATTCTCTTGTTGAAATGTTATCAATAACAATGATAACAAAATGATAACATTTGCCAAATTTCAACAAGAGAGTTTTGCGGCTGATACTTGTCGCACGCTGAATGATGTCATGCAAATGGGCGCACCGAACATCAATCCTCTAGATGATAACAAAATGATAACAAAATGATAACATTTCGCCAAATTTGGCAACGAGATTTTTTTCATTTTTGTGTGAGCATTTATCGTGTCATGGATTTATGCATGCGTGCATGTTATGAAAAACGCACATAATGTTGCATGTCCTCAAAACGGGGAAACATTTATTCCCAAAATGACAATGCCCCAAAAAGGGACATGCGCGCAAATAATTCTGCAGATTTGGGCCGGTTTGGGCCGTTTTGGGCCGAAATCCTCTGTTGCATGTCCCGAAAATGAACATTCTTGTTTCAAGAATAAATGGTTTGCTCATTTTGGGACATGCCTCTGCCCCATTGGCGCCGGTTGCACCCCCTGAAAACGGCAAACCATTTATTTTGGAAACACGAATGCCTCAAAAAGGGACATGCCGCACCCGATCCGTCGTCGGTTGCACCCCCTGAAAACGGCAAACCATTTATTTTGGAAACACGAATGCCCCAAAAAGGGACATGCCGCACCCGATCCGTCGCCGGTTGCACCCCCTGAAAACGGCAAAACCTTTTTATGGAAAACACGAATGCCCCAAAAAGGGACAATCGCCATTTGCCAAAATGTCAATAACATTTGACAAAATTTATTGAAAACATAGTAACATTTGTCAAACATTATTAAGTTTATAAAAATAAATTTAAATGTATTGCAATTATAGATCACATTAGTGCATTAAGACCGACATTGAGTATGGAATTCAATTGTTCGGTGTGCCACGTGACTTGTGCGCACGCAAGTGAATACAACCGACATCTGAATACGGCAAAACACAAACAACGTGCAAATGCATTTGCCAATGGACTTTCGTTTGAAAATGTGCATGGATGTGATATCTGTGGCAAAACATACAAGTTTAGTTCGGGCTTGAGCATTCACAAACGCACGCACGCGCAACCACAACCACAGCCGCGAATGCAGTCTTCGTCTCAGGACAAGCAATTTTCGGATTTGATTGAAGTGGTGAAGGATTTGATGGCGCACAACAAGGAGGTGGTGTCGCAGAACAAGGACATGATCAGTCAGAACAAGATCCTGGTGGACGCGATTCAGACGAAGATGGCGAACGACAGCACGCTGGCGCTGACTCTGGCGGGGTCGGGCGGCAATCGCATTACGAACAACACGCACAACATCACGAACAACACGCAGTTCAACTTGCAGGTGTTTTTAAACGAGGACTGCAAGGACGCCATCAATTTGAGCGATTTCGTGAAAACCCTGAAAATCACGCTCCAAGATTTGGAATTCACCAAAACCAACGGCATCGTGGAAGGCGTGAGCTCCATCATTGTTAATAATTTGAAGGGCATGGACGTGCACAAGCGGCCCATTCATTGCACGGACTTGAAACGCGAGACCATGTACGTGAAGAACGACGAGTGGATCAAGGACGACCTGCACGAGCACATCAACAAGTTCATTTACTTGACGTCGTGCTACCAGACGCGGGTCATCCAGGACTGGATGAACGCGCACCCGGGGTGGGAAACCAAGGAGCGCATGCACACCGAATACCACAACATTTGCAAGGAGCTGTATAAAAAGATTGAACACGACGAGCGCGCCAACAAGAAAATCATCAAGGCGTTTCTCAAGGAGGTGCACCTGGCCAAGAACGGCAGTGAATTAGTGTAAATGTGATTCATGAAATCATATTTGCAATGGCAATGAATTATTTTGATGCAATTGGTTTATGCTTTTTATGATCTGCGTCTGCTTTGCATACGCTTGCGTCTGCTTTGCTTGCGTCTGCTTTGCTTGCGTCTGCTTTGCTTGCGCTTAAGTCCGCCCATATGAGCATCATTTCCATATTTATCCCTATCCAGTTGGGCATCAATATTTGCTTGAATTTGTCGCCGAGCAGCCAGGTCGTCAATGTCTTGTTGTCTTTGCGCTGCGGCGCGTGCTGTTTGTTGAATTCGGGCTTGCTCGGCCTCTTGCTCGGTCTGTTGCGCGATGAATGCAGGGGTATATACCCTTTGGTTCATAATTGCAATATCCATGGGTGACCGTTCGTAAGAGGTGCCATTGGTCGCCCGGTTCCAGAGTATTGAACCCCTATCACTTGCACGATAAAAATCCAACACAAACATATTGTCCTGTGCTTCTCTTAAGGTTGGGTATTGATTTGGAGTGGAGTCCAACAACCATCGCATGGTATTTGCATTATGTGGAAACCAATTGCTGGCTATTGTCGGCTGTTTATCTTTGGGTTTGTCTCCATTCTCCCGAAATGGAACGATGCACTTATCAGAACCCGTATGAATTGGATTTTTAAACGAATATTTGTCTTGCGCAATTCTGGCATTTACCTTAAACAATGTTTTGGCACATGAAAGGATGTCTGTATCCTTGCAATGCATATTGCGACCAGTGATGTTGGTTCCTACATAATTATTTATTATGAGGTCTATGTCATCGGGTGTTAAATTTTGAGGAGGCACGGCTGGATGATACAACATGTTTATGATGTCTTCCCGAGACATATTTGGCTCTGAAAATGGTTGAACGTGTGGATAATATTGTGTCTTTACTTGTTCCGTTCTTGGATCAACGGGAGGTGCAGACGGAGCCTGTGCCTGCACTGCTTCTGCCTGCGGAAACTCAAATTGCGTTCTGTCGAGTGATTCATTTATGTATATGGTTCTTCCGCTATCATTTGTCATCTGGGTCCAACCAGGGGGAAGGGCAAGTGCAGCTGGTGCTGCTGCAACTGGTGCTGCTGCCACTGGAGGGGTGTTTTGAAACTGACCAGTTGACATGTTTACATAAATAACTTGTCCATTTGGGCTTCTTAAGATTTGCCATCCAGGGTGTAGTTGGGGGTCCATTATTTGCACGTATTTATGTTTATATAAATAGATAGATATAAAACAATTAAACGCATTGATAATAATATCCACCTTTTTCTCTCGGATGTATGAATCAGGAACGCGAATATTGGACAAGTACGTCCTGCGCGAGTGCATTGGGTCCGGTGCGTTTGGCGAAGTGTGGAACGCGGACAGCGTGAGCGCGGGCGAACCCGTGGCCGTCAAGATGGAGCGCATTCGCGGTAATCCCGCGCCCACCCTGCAATACGAGTCGCGGGTGCTGCAAGTGCTACAGGGGGTAACCGGAATTCCCCGGCTCCGGAACTTCTGTCGCAAGGACGACATGGACGGCATTTTCATGGTGACTGAATTGCTGGGTCCCTCTCTGGAAGCGGTGGCAACTTCGCGCAGGTTGGACATGCCCACGGACATTTTGAAAAATCCGCCGCCGAATTGCAACCACGCGGAATTCGTGTCGCAAATCGGGCGCCAGATGCTGCAACGGTTGAAATCAGTGCATGCGTGCGGCATGCTGCATCGCGACGTGAAGCCCGACAACTTCTTGTTTGCGCGCACCCCCGCGCTGGATTTGTCCAGACGCGCCAACTTAAAACCCAATTCCGACGCACCGTTGTTGTATCTCATTGATTTCGGAATGGCCAAACGGATTGACCGCAAGGAGGGGGTACGGGACGTGCCTGTACCTGGGTTCCCGTTAATTGGGAGCGCACGGTATGCCAGCCTGGCTGCGCACAGGGGGGAAGCGTTGGGGCGCAGGGACGACCTCATATCCATGATGTATTCGCTGATTTACGTGGCCAATGGCGGCGCACTGCCCTGGATGTGTTATTCAGAGAGTGAAATTTGCTACATAAAAAATGACATGACGCCAGGAGAGATTTGCGCGGAGTTATCCGAGTATCACGTGGAAGGATGGAGCGCCATTTTAGAACGGCTTTACGCCATGAAAACGAACGATGAGCCAGACTATGACGCCATTGCATCACAACTGTAGCGTGCCGATAAGCGTGCCAATAAGCATGTTGCAATACATAATAAAGAGTTATATTTCGGTATGTATTACTTCAAGGGCGGCAAGACTGCGCGGCTGGACATCACGGGGCATGTATTGGACGCGCCTTGAATTATTATTACCACAAAACACATTTAAAGACATTGCACAATGTCTTATCAGAACAGAAACAACAATGAGTGCAACCAACGAGAACGAGGCCCCAGTGGCCGCTACTAAACTCACGGGCCGCGTGAAGTGGTTCAACAACAAGACGGGGTTCGGGTTCATCACCGCGCTGACCGACAGCGAGGGGATCAAGGAGGGCAGCGACGTGTTTGTGCACCATTCGGCGATCAAGGTTGCTCAGGAGCAGTACCGGTATTTAGTGCAGGGTGAATACATTGAGTTTGTTCTTTCCAAGCTCACTGCAGCCGGTGCAGCAGAGTCAAAGCACGAGTTTCAAGCGGCGGATGTGAGCGGCGTCAAGGGCGGCAAGCTCATTTGCGAGACGCGTTGGGAGGCGAAGGGTTCGGGCTCGGGTGCGGGTGCGGGTGCGGGTGCCAATGGAGGATCCAGATTCAACCGATCTGCCGAGGATACTTCAAATGGATGGACAGAGGTTGGTGCCCCCAGAAAATCGTCGTTTGTCCCGCGACAGGGATCGTCGGAATGGCGCAGGGGAGACAGCAGTGGGCGCGGAAGGGGGCGCGGTGGCGCAAGAGGCGCAAGTGATGCAGGATCTACTGCGACCGCGACCGCTACTGTAGACCCCGCGTCGTCTTCTGAGTAACTGTGCATGAAACCTCGTGCCTGAAAATAAAACCAATTGTTTTTGGTCGCATTTCATTAGTATTGGCGCGTTCAAATACTAATGCAATTTAAACATGGGTTGGGTGGTTAGTTCATCTTCATTGGCAAAGGCACTTCGCTGAAAAATGAGAGCGTTTGATTTGGATTGGAGGAATGGTTCAATACGTTGCGCATGAAATATTGAATCAGTTTGGTGCATTTAACGTCCTCTATGGATTCGTCGGATTTGACGACTTGTATTAAACACGCGCACGGAATGCGCGTTTGATTCGAGAGCATGAAAATTAGGAACAGGTCGTCATTCACGAGCGTGTCGTCATTGTCGTTGTTGCCCCCTTGGTTCAATCCGGATTCATGCACAATGTCGCCGGAAATAATGGATACTGGCGCGTGCGTAAACACGCTGGTTTGAACCAGCGTTTGTTCGGCGCGCATGGTTGCACTCGGCAACCCGTGTCGTTTGTAATTGTGCACGCGGCACGAATTGAGCTGCATAATGCGGTTGTTGCCGATGTCGTTAGTGCCGCCGCACCCCAGATGCACAATGCCGCCAGTAATGTCGTGCTTCTGAATGAGGTCGGCCACGTGCTGCACAAATTTATGCGCAGTGTAATGCTTCAGTGGCGCGTGCTTCAAAAATAGGTAGTACGTGGAATTGGTGCGGTACAATAATTCGTGTTGATTGGAATGCAGCTGTTCAAACGAAGTGGACGTGCATTTGTGTTTGAGTTGATAAATGATTGGAAAATCCCACACAATGCACAGCAGGTTCGGGACGGAATGCGAAACGCAGGCATTCACGGTTTCCAGCGGAACGGAGAATTCTTTGGTGTATGCGAATAAATCCAGCAAGTGCGCGTGCTTGCTGATGGGTTCAATGCGGTGCGTGAACGGGCTGTTGATCCATTGGTAACACGCGGTTTCAATGCGGGTTGGCGGCAAAAATATGAGCTGCTTTTCGCCAGTGAGCAAATCCACCGGGTATTTTGCATTGTTCAATTTTAGACCCACGCGGCAGGGAATGGGCGAACCGGTGTCGTTGTAAAAATAATAATGGTATCCGTGCGGTGTTTTTGCGCTCACGGTGGTTTTAGACAACTGGTTATGCATGGGTTTATCGTCTATTATTATCGGGTCGTTGGAATCAATGTCAATCACCAACACATTGTTCAAAAATGCTGCCAGCGCGTTTTTGTTTGTGAATGTGGTATACGCCGATGAACCCGAATTCATTTTTTCACGGGTGGGTTGGTTGAATACTATTTTCTTGTTGTTAATGTATCCGTCAATATTCATGTTGATCATTTCCCAGTTCATTTCCGGATTCATCGTTCGGATTTCTTCTCCGGTTTTCAACCTTTCAAACGATCGCTGCAACACCTGATTGTAATAATATTCGCTGGACACGTACGCGTATGACAGTAGCGCTACGATTATCACAATGATGCCGGCATAAATTGCATCCATTGCATCAATTTTCATGGGAGCAAATGTCTCGGCCAATGTGTTGAATTGCATACTATGTGTTGAGAATAAAAATGTTCCGATGTCAATTCAAAAAACAATGGGAATAAAAAAAATTGAAAGTGATTTTATTTTAGTTTTTATGGGTCAGTGTTTACCCCAAGCGAACTACAACGAACTACAATATGCAACCGACGAATCAATCCCAGACCCAAGTCCTTGACGTTCTCCAACAATTTGACCTGTTGTTGAAGAATCATTCCATTGTCGTGACCGACCGTGAAAATCTCGCAAAACTCTTTGAGTGCATTGTGGATTTGTGCACGCAGATGCCCAAAACGAAACTCAAGGCGGCACTCAAGGCCGCGACCAAACAACCAACACAACCCAACGCGACCAAGCCCAGAGCAAAGGCTCAACCCAAGACCCAGACCAAGACCCAGACCCAGACCGAGGAGACGATGATGGTGGGAGCCGAAGACGCCGGCGATGCTCCAATGTTGTCCGATCTTCCCGAAGTGCAAGTTGTTCGCGGACGCGGACGTCCCCGCAAGGCGGCGCATGAAACCGCGGCGGCATCGGCGGCGAATCCCAACACCGATGAAAAGAAGAGACGCGGCCGTCCTAAAAAGGACAAAACGGTTACGATTTCATCCAACGATGACGAAGATGCATTGATTGAGAAAATGATGACCGACGTTACATCCATGCAGAAGGATGAAGATGCGACTGCTGCGACCGTCATGGATCCAGAAACCGACACCGACGCTGACGATGAAACCGTGTCTGCGAGTTCATTGTCGCCTGTGCCTGTGCCAGTGATTCACGACACCTCGGCCACGACTTCATTTGATTTTGAAGTTGAGGCAGATGTTCAAGTCACATCAGTCAAGGCTCCAAATACCCAAAAGGCTCCAAAGGCTCCAAATACCAAGGAAGTCAAGACTCCAAAGACCAAGGAAGTCAAGACTCCAAAGACCCAAAAGACCCAAAAGACTCCAAAGACCCAAAAGACCCAAAAGACCCAAAAGACTCCAAAGACCAAGGAGGTCAAGGAGGTCAAGGAGGTCAAGGAGGTCAAGGAGGTCAAGGAGGTCAAGGAGGTCAAGGAAGTCAAGGAGGAAGTGGTCGTGGCTCCAAAACCCGTGGCCCCAAAGCCCAATGACGTCGTCAAGCCACTTGCATCACTTGCAACAATTGCATCAATTGCATCATTCCAACCGCGTCCGGATAACCAAGTAATCAATGGCGCAATTTACCTGCTGCCCAATGTCCCCCGCTCTTCGTTCACCTACAACGGGAAAACGTACTTGCGAACTGAGCTGGACAATGTCTACGACAACCTGACCCTTGAAATGATCGGCGTGTGGGATCATGCAAACCATGAAATCATCCACGCATTTGACGACGATGAAGATGGCATGTTCTTTTCGGACGAAGAGTAGAGTGTTGATGTGATTGTGTGTGTATGTGTATGTGTGTGTGTGTGTGTGTGTGTGTGTGTGTGTGTGTGTGTGTGTGTGTGTGTGTGTGTGTGTGTGTGTGGGG